AACCCAAGATTCATTCCACATATTGAAGCCTACAAGTATCTACAATCCAGAGGTATCACAGACGACATTATAGACCGATATAAGATAGGTTACACCGCAACAGGTGATTATGCCTACCGAATCGTTGTCCCGTCTTATAACACCGAAAACACCCTAAATTACTTCGTTGCAAGGGCTTGGATACCCAAAAAGATGAAATATAAGAACCCTCCAGTACCTAAAGATGAAATTATTTTCAATGAAGGTGCCGTAGATTGGAAAAAAGATGTATATTTGTGCGAGGGAGTATTTGATTCGTTCTTTCTACCTAACCCAATTGTGATGTTAGGAAAGAAAATGAGTAAACTACTTTTTGAGACCTTATATTTGAAAGCGGAAGGAAACATCATAATTTGTACCGATGGAGATGCCTTTACAGATGGGGTTAAATTGTATCACGAACTAAATGGTGGAAAATTATATAACAAGATAAAACTGATTAAGTTACCAGATGACAAAGATGTCTGTGATTTAAGGGGACAAATTGAAGAGTATTATTATGAAATTAAGTAATATCGCACAAGAAATCAGAGAGTTAATTAAAGTTAGACAAGAAGCACTTGGATTAACCTTTGAAGAAGACAAACACATCTACACAATGAACGGAAGGAAAGATTATCCTTCAGTATCTAAAGTATTAAAAAAGTTCTACAAAGCATTCCCAACAGAAGAAGCTGCATATAATAAAGCTGGTGGTGACCCTCAAAAACAACAACAGTTGATTGAAGAGTGGGCTGCCGCTGGTGACTATTCTACAAACTTAGGTAGTAGAGTTCACTATATGTTGGAAAAAACTCTTATTGAAAAAAATGGTGATTATAAAGAAGTAAGACAACCAGTTTTTGACTGCGACCTTACTCAACTTATTAAGAGTGATAATATGATTTTCGCTGGCAAAAGATACCTTGAGTTGATGGAATCAAGAAAGGTTGAGTTACTTGACACGGAGATGATATTGGGTGACCCTGAGTTAGGATATACAGGTCAACCAGATAAGGTTTGGTTAACCTATAACAAAACAGGTGATGATTTTGGATTGTTGATTACGGATTGGAAAACAAACAAACCTAAAAACTTTGAAGAAAATAGATTCACAGAAAGAATGTATTCTCCGTTTGAATCATATCCTAACAATGCTTTAGGTCACTATTTCCTTCAGTTGCCACTATATGGTAAGTTATTGATTCAGATGTTGAAAGGAACCAAATACGAGAACATTAAACTTTATGGTTGTATTATTTCACACTTGAAAGAAGATACATTCTTTGATGAGTATAGAGTACCAAAAGATGTTATAGACACAGTATTAGAAATGGATATGAAAAAATATCTATAAACTTGAACACACGAAATAATTTTCTTATATTTCAGATTATAAAATAAAAATTATGCAAGAATTACAAAGACCAAGAGTTGACCTTAGGACTTGTCCTACAATTAAATGTGAAAAATGCGATTCAATCTATTTCAGAGAAGTAACTTATTTGAAATCAGTATCAGCGTTTATGACAGGTTCACCAGAGGACACAACAGTTCCTCTTCCAATTTATAAATGTGACGAATGTGGTCACGTTAATTCAGGATTCAACCCATTTGAAGAACAAAAAGTGGTAGTTGATGGACAATAAATTCATAAAATTTTGGAAAAAATTTGGACCTTTCTTTTTGTTTGGTACAGGTATTACTCAATTTATCATATTTGAGAATTGGGGAGTAGGTTCCTTATTTATCGGGTTAGGATTAATGTTAATGACAGACAATGATTAAAAGACTAGTACATTTTTCTGATTTACATATCAGACTATTCAAGGACCATGACTTATATCGTGGAATCCTTGAATCTGCATTAAAGGAATGGAGTACCTTACAACCTGATAGAATTGTATTCACAGGTGATTTGGTTCATTCCAAAAATCAAATGACTCCTGAGCTTATTGAATTTGTTGCTTGGGTGTTAAGTGAGTGTGCAAAGATTGCAAAGACCATTGTTATTATTGGTAACCATGACTTCTTGGAAAACAATACATCAAGATTGGATGCATTAACTCCAATCATTGATTCATTGAACAATGAAAACATAGTTTACCTTAAAGACAGGGGTGTATATGAGGACGATAATATCAATTGGTGTGTGTATTCATTATATGAACACAACATTCCTCCTGATATTCAAAAGTCAAAAAATAAAAACATAGGTTTGTTCCATGGGCCAATCCAAGGACTTTATACTGATATAGGGTATAAGTTTGAAGATGGATTTGATGTGAGCAAATTTAAAGGTTGTGACATCGTATTGTGTGGAGATATCCATAAGAGACAGGTATTTGACATCCCTGGAAGTAAGAAGGCGTATATGATTGGTTCAACCATCCAACAAAACTTTGGAGAAACAATTAGAAAACACGGTTATGGCGTATATGAAATTGAAAAAGACGAATATTCTTTTGTGGATTTACCTAATCCTAAACCTTTCCTTTCTTTTTACATTAATTCGTTTGATGTATTGAGTGAAGGAACCGAGAAGCTTGTTAATTATTAACATGGAGATTAAGATAAAACTTTCTAATACTGAACATAAAGACTTATTGTCTTATTGTAATCTTAACGACTTACTCGTTAGTTCAGTTGTCAAGGATTCCTTTACAACTGGATTCAATATTGAAAGATATGGTCTTTTAAATGCGGGGGTTGAGACAAAGAAAAAAGAGGTAATCAAAGAGGTTATCAAGTATGTTGAAGTCCCTGTGGTGGAAGAGAAAGAGGTGGTAAAGATTGAGTATGTGGAAGTTGAAAAAATAGTAGAAAAAAAAGTTGAGATTCCTGTAGATAGAATTGTTGAGGTTATTAAAGAAATCCCGAGTCCTCCTACTGAAATAAAAGTTATAGAATACGTTGATAGAGAGGTTATTAAAGAAGTAATTAAGGAAGTTTTTGTCTCAAATATTGACAATATTTACGACAAACCTGAACCTGAAATTAGAGAGGTTATTATTGAAAAGATAGTTGAAGTAATTAAGGAAGTTGAGAAGATAGTTGAGGTTCCTGTTGAAGTAGTTAAGGAGATAATTATAGAAAAGGAGTCTGATGGCAATTGGAAACCAAAACTTGAAGCTCTTCAAAATACGGTTCAAAAATTGAAACAGGACAATATTGAAAAAGACAGACAACTTAAAGAATATGAAAAAACGATTGAAGAGATTCAAAAGTTTCAACAAGATAAAAAAGCGGCTTTCTTGAGAGGGTCAAACTTAAACGACACACTTTATAAATAAAATATATGACACAACTATTATTATGGATGGTAATGACTTACGGGTTAAGTAACATCCTTGTTTACGGTAGTATTTTTAATACACCGAGAAATTACATCTTCAATGAGGCAGACCATGGAATTGGTTTCTTCACAGATTTTTACAAGTTCCTCAAGGGAATGTTATCTTGTATGATGTGTACACCTGTGTGGGTTGGATTTTTCTTCGGAATTTTCTTATATTCACCAGTACACGAATTATTAGGTGTTTCACCATTCGCATCTTGGTTTTTTGATGGAATGTTGGCATCTGGGGCCACTTGGGCCATAAACTCAATTATTGAATGGTTTGAACAAAACAGACCACAAAACAACAATCATTAATATGGCACACATAGACGTAGAGTATACAGTAACAGTTAGTCTTTTTGATTTAGAAACTTCTCATACTCAATCAAGAGTTGAAGTTGAAAAAAAACTTAAAGAAATAGGTCAAACAAAACTTAGAGCTTGGCTTGCAGGAAATGCTTTTGACCCTCAGGGTAAAGTATTTGTAGAAAATTTAAAAATAACATCAAAACCATAACAATGGCAAAATCAAAATTAAGAGGTGGTGCGAAGGCTCACAAAAAAAAAGTTGAGACAAGAAATCAAGGAATCAAAGCGGAGCAATCTGCAATGCAGAAGTTGATGAATGAGGCAATGAAAACTCAAATATCAGAATTAAAGAAGAAATACGAGGCTGAGTCAGGAGCCACAACAAACCCTGCATAATAATGAAATGGGATTTATTCAACCCACATCCAGAATTTAACTACACCAATATGGCAACAAAGTTGGACATAACTTCTTTGGAGAACCCTTATATCCAAGTAATTTGGGAGGACGTTCCTGAGAACTTTACACAAGAGAGAATTAAGTCTGTTAAACAATACTTCATGAAGAAGTATGTGTCTAACAACATTAATGTTATTACCAAAGCAAAGACAACTGATGAAACACAACAGACGATTGATGTTGCGGTAAACATTATGGATAAGAACTATCAAAAAGAACTTATCAAGTCTCTTCTTGAATCAAAGGAACAAGACCAGTATTATGACCAAGTCATGAACATTGACCTTGCGGTAGAGAACAGAATGTCAGCAAATGATGTTGAGGCAACTCCATTCAAAAGATGGTATATCAAGAAGATTGAATTCAGTAACTTCTTATCTTATGGTGAGAATCAGGTTATTGACTTTGATAAGTGTGATGGTATTACAGTAGTTGAGTCAGACCCACCAAACTTTGGTGGTAAAACAGTATTGACTGTGGACTTGTTATTATTCTTGTTCTTCAACACAACAACCAAGACACAGAAGGCTGAAGAAATATTCAACCGATTCACTGACAAGAATAGTGTTAGTGTTAAGGGTGACATCATCATTGATGGTGAGGAGTATATCATTGCACGTAAGATTGAAAGAAAGAAAGCTAAGTCTGGTGAATGGAACGTTAAGACTGAGTTGGACTTCTTCAAGAAGTTAGCTGATGGTCAATTGCAGAACTTTACAGGGGAGCAAAGACGTGAGACTGAGAACTTTATCAAGACATCAATTGGTGACATGGATGACTTCCTAATGACCATTGTTACGACTGCATCAAACCTTGAGGACTTGTTGGAGGCAAAACCAACTGCTCGTGGTCAGGTGTTGAGTAGATTCTTGGGTCTTGAGTTCTTGAAGAAGAAGGAAGAGACAGGGAAGGAAATCTATTCTGAATTCTCAAAGGGAATGATGTCCAATGTATATAACACCGAGTCTTTAAAACAAGATATTGATTTATCAAAAGAAGAGATTAAAAGACTTGGAACTGAGATAACCGATGCTGGTAATAAAATCCAAGACGTTGACAAGAGACTTCAAAAAGGACAAGAATATAAAGATAACCTACTTGGTTCCAAATTTACGGACTTAGACCAAGACTTAGTAATTCTTAATCCTGAAAGACTTAAGGGACAGATTGATGAATACAAAACCATTGGAAAAAGAATCCAAGGACAAATTGATGATGTTAAGATTGTTGAACCAAAAGAGTTTTATCATGAAGACAAACATGATTCAGTTAAAGACAAACTTAAGTCAGTCAATGGCGAGTTAGTTCTTGCTGAGAACAAGGTTGAAGAGATTCAGGACTTGGTTGAAAAGTATGGTGATGGTATTCAGTGCGAACACTGTGGTATCAAACTTATGGAGGCTGAGTTAACCAAGAAGAAGATTGAACAACTTGAGGGATACAAGAAAATGGTTAAGGAGTTCAAGAAAGAAATTCAAACACTTGAGAAGAAGGAAGAATCATTCACTCAACTTAAGAAGGACTTTGATGAATACGAGAGAGCCAAACTTGTTAAGGAGAAATACGAAGCAACCCTTGAAGCTAACAATTTGAAGTTGGAACAATCTGAAGACAAGTTAAAGAGATACGAAGAGGTTCAAGATAAGATTAAGAAGAACAACGAGATTGAAGCTCAGTTGGTTAAAGCCAGTATGAGAATTGATGAGTTGATTGGTGAGAAGAGAGGGTACGAAAGAACCCAAACAACCAATACAAATCAGATTGAAAATCTTGAAAGTCGTATTGAAAAGAACAACGAGACCATCCTTAAGATTGCTGAAGAGTTTGAACGTGAGAAGATTTATAAGATATACCTTGATGTCTTCGGTAAGAACGGAATAACCAAAATCATTATGAAGACAATGATGCCATTGATTAACTCTGAACTTCAGAGATTACTTCAGGACTCTTGTTTCTTCAACTTGGAGATTCGTATCAACGATAAGAACGAGGTTGACTTCATCATGATTGACAACGGAACAGGTATTGAAAAACCAATGACTGCTGGGTCAGGATATGAGAAGACCGTGGGAGCGTTGGCTATCAGAGCGGTACTTGCTAAGGTATGTTCACTTCCAAAACCAAACATATCGGTGTATGACGAAACGTGGGGTAAGGTTTCTAATGATAATTTAGAGATGGTGGGAGATTTTTTCTTAAAATTAAAGGATTACTTTGAAAAGATATTTGTAATCAGTCACAATCCGTTGATTTCAAATTGGGCGGATAATGTGGTTCATATTACAAAAACAGATAATGTATCAAAAGTCTCACAATAAAATGTGAGATTTTTTTTGCCATTTAATTAAAGTACCATATCTTTGTGGTTCATTAATAAAAAACACATATACCATGGACAAAGGATTCGTTTACGTAGCACGATTGATTGATTACAGTGGAAACTTTTTAGGGTCATTCCACAAGATTGGGAAAAGTATTCAATACAAAGTTAGAGAGACTCAATTAAATTCAACCCATTTACCTGTAGACATTCTATTTGTTAGAGTGTTTGAGACAGAAAATCAATCAATGTTGGAACAAATCCTTCATACTTGTTTTGAAGATTATCGTATTCAAAAACAATATACAGACCGACGTAATATTACTACAGAATGGTTTGATGTTGACGATACTGATGTTCTCAATTCTCGTATTGATAAGGTCCTTAAATTCATCCCGAATACAAATGAGATTAATGTTATCAGTAGAATTTCTGCAGATACGGACACTTCAATTGATGAAAAAGAAGAACTAGTGTCAACACTCAGAAGAGCAAAAAGTAAGTTGATTTTCAAATTTGATGGAGAAGATGTTTCGTCTGACACATCAAGAGAAACATACCTTTATGCTCTAACAAAAATTGCTGAGAATATCGGTTGGGAAAAACTTGATTTAGATGAAGATACAATAACTAAAAATGTTGATGACTTCAGGGAAAAATTTGTTAAAAGTTTCACTGACCGTTCTTATAGAGAAATTGGTGACTATAAAATATGGGTCAGCCTAAGTAATATGGATATTAAACGAATTCTTAATAGACATATTATGAAAAACAATATTCCGAATATGGAAGTATCAATTGAAACTGCATTATAAAATAAAAAATAAATAATATGAAAAAAATCCTTATGGTCGCAATCATCCTAATTGCATCGGTTTCTGCTTACTCACAAAAATATGTTGTAACTTCTACGGGTCTTAAAGACGAGGCAAATACTGAAAAGTCATTTGTGGTTATTAATGTTGAAGGTAAGACGGCAAAACAATTGTTTGATAATGCGGTGAAGTATGTTAATGTCACATATAAAAATCCTAACATAGTTATTAAAGGTAAAATAGATGGTGAGTATTTAAGTTTTGTTACATCATCTGACTTTTATGTGGGAAGTGGGTTATCTAAAAATCCTTTTATTATGGAGTATGTTACTTCTATGACTTTTAAAGATGGAAAAGTAAAACTTGAAATAATTGAACTAGAAATGACTTTTAAAAGAAATCCGTCATTTAAATTGTATTTTACTGGTGGTGGGATAAACTATTTTATTTATAATAAATCAGGTGAACTTAAAAAAGAAGACACAAAAGAATATCTTGAAGGTTATTTTAATACACAAATTCAAGGAATTAAGGATTATTTAGAAGAGAAAGCAACATTAGCAAAGAAAGATGATTTCTAATACACTAACCCTCACCCTCAACGGTGGGGGTTTTTAATTACAAAGATATTTATTGTGAGATGAAACAACTGATTAGACATATATTGCGTGAACATACGAGGGAGATTGGTGAGGCTCGTGGTGATTACAATAGGTCTAACACTGATGATTTTATTATTAAAGCGAGAAAGGTTCACGGAGATAAATACGATTATTCAAACACTAATTATGTAGGGGCTCGTGAAAAACTTAATGTTGGTTGTCCAATTCACGGCGAATTCCCTGTGATGGCATCAAATCATTTGAGAGGGAGAGGATGTCCTGTGTGTGCGAATTTGGCTAGAGGTAAGTTTCACAGGTCCAACAAAGATGAATTTGTAAAAAAGGCTAAAGAAATATTTGGGGATGAGTATGATTATTCTTTAGTTGATTACGAGACAAATTTTAAACCCGTTAATATTATATGTTCAAAACATGGACCATTTCCTAAAAGTCCACAAAACCACCTCAAAGGGCAAGGTTGCCCAATTTGTAAAGAAGAATCAAATTATAGGGGTTCTTCACAAAGATTATCAAAGGATGAGTTTTTGAAAAGAGCGAAAGAAGTTCATGGTGATAAATACGATTATACACAAGTGGATTATAAAAATAATTCTGACCCTATTACAATTATATGTCCTGAACATGGTCCATTTCCACAACAACCTTGGGTACACTTATCAGGAAGCGGTTGTCCAAAATGTGTTGGTAGAAATAAAACCACATCCGAATACATTGAACAAGTGAAAAAAATATTTGGAAATAAATATGATTATTCCAAAGTTCAATATAAAGATGCAAAAACACGAATTGACATTATTTGCCCAAAACACGGAGATTTTTTCCCAACCGCAAACCAACATCTAAATGGGGTAGGATGTCCTGTTTGTAACGAATCTAAAGGAGAAAGATTAATTGATAACATATTAACTAAACATAATGTTGAAAGGGTTAGGCAAAAAAGGTTTTTGGATTGTACAAACAAACCGACTAAAGGAAAACAATGTGTTACATTACCTTTTGATTTTTATTTACCAAATCTAAATACTATTATAGAATTTGATGGTCAACAACATTTTAAACCTGTTTGGGGAGAAGATAACTTCAAAAAGTTACAACGATTAGATAAAATTAGAAACCAATACTGTAAGAAAAACGGAATCAAACTTATCCGTATACCTTACACGATGAAGACGGAAGAGATAGAACCATACATACTAAAAGAATTAGAAATTAAATAGACCCCACCAATGAGTGGGGTTTTTTCATTTAAAAATTTTTGGAATTTTTTATTCCTGTCGGTCTCTACCTAAAAGTCTAAAATGTAATTCATCGTGCTCGGGTAACAATCTTCCATTTTTAGTTAAATTTTCTTGAGCCCATAACGGTTGGAAATTGGTGTAATGATTCAATTTGATTAGCTCATCAATGTTCTTTCCGACTTTCAAAGGTACTTTGTGGTCAATATGCCATTTCCCATGATTAGACCAATTCATTCCCTCTTTGAATTGTGATTCCAAATGTAACTTGAAATATTTAAAGTCACATCCTATTATCTCTTCCGTTCTCATTAATAATTTTGATTTACGAATATTCCTAACTTTAAAAGTTGCCAATAATAATTTTCTGATACTATCTTTTGCCGTTAAAAAGTCATTGGATTTCATTCGTTGATATTCTTGAGAATAATCTCTCCTTTCTTTTTGTTTTTCTATCAGAACTTTATATTTTTCAGGTTCTTCAATTTTAATCCTCTGATAATATTCCATTTTTTTTTTCAACAGAGATTTTCTACCTTGTTTAGGATTTTTACGGTATTTAGAATCCGAAATACTTTTGCATGTTTTACAAGAGGATGATAACTCTGTTAGTGTACTTTTATTAACATGAAAGTTATTTAATTCTAATATTTCACCACATGAATGACATTTTTTTAGACCTTCTTTGTTTAGTAACAAAGTTTCTCTCGTTCCAGTTTTATTACAACCACAAGATTGCTTGAATTTCTTCTTTTTTCTAAATAAGTTAGACCAAATTGAAGAGCCAGTATTACCACAATCACACACATAATTCCACATATAAATTTCTTTTCCTGTAGAGGGCACAAGATATTTTTTATCAGATAAACCTGTAATGGTTATGTAATCAATACGTTCTCCAGTCCTATCAATTAATCTATGTTTTTTTTTATTACTCATATTTTTATTACAAAATTAATATTTTTTTTTATCATTTCAAATGAAACATACCTCCCACCTTTTAGTGGGGTTTTTTGTTTATATGGAAAAGTTTCCTATATTTGTTCTGTAAAACAATTTAATGAAAGAAGAATTATTGGATTTAATTGTGGCGTATTCTAAGGGTGACTTATCTAAGGAAGACGTTATTGAGGGTCATGGTGAGATGACCATGGACTTTTTGGAGTTGTATATTAACGATTCAAACTCATCTACATTAAGGGAGGCCATCACTTGTAAGGTGTTAGGATTGGACTTTACAGGTAATAAGTTAGGTTATGACAGTAAGCATACTAACGAGGAAATCAAACCAAGGAATGCATTAACCACTGCAACAAAGATATTGGATGGTTGGGGTAACTATTCTGACTTAACATGGAGACGACACAACAAATATATTGCTGATGATGTTATTGTCCATGTATCAGGGTTTGTTGATGGGTTGTTGATGTATATTGTTAAATTCAAATATGTTGATTTGGTACCATACTTCCAAGTTATGTTGGAGAGGGATTTACCTGACGGTGACCAAAAACATAAGTACGTTAGAACCGCATGGTTTACGTATACCAATATCAAGGACTTACCAAGTTTTGAAATTGAATTTATCAGAGAAAATATCTCTGATTTTGAATATAAGTTTAGGAAAGATTTATTTAATGACTTAACTTTACACAATGCAAATATTCCTACCGTATAATGACTTCAGAAAATCTCTTAGAGTATTGGACAATAAGAGATTGGGTAAACAACGTGTTGAGACGTATCAGATTATATCTGCGATTACTCGTAGACCAAAGTTGGATGGTACACCTTATAAAGGTTGGTTGAACCATCCTTGTACCATAATGTGGAAGGACCATGTTCCAGCTCTTAAGTTGTATTTGAACTATTCAATTGATGAATGGGTTGCACGAGGGTTCAAAAACACAATGAACATGGAATCATTTGAGGAAGATATTGCATATCCTCATTGGTTTGGTAATGAGAAGTTTCATTCATCACATAGAGCAAATCTGTTGAAGAAGGAACCTGAGTTCTATAATCAATATGGGTGGACTGAAGACCCAACAAATCCTTATGTGTGGATGGATAAAGAAGGTAAGTGGTACGAACAACATTCAGGGGTTAAAGGAAGAGTATATTTGGAGGAATTGGTTTATTAATCTATATTTGTAAAAACTATAATAAAAAATATGAAGAATTATTTGTTAACGGTTATTGGGAACTTTGATTCCGAGGAACTTTGTCAGGATATGGCAATTTCATTAAGCCCGATTGTGGATTCACCACATATGAAATTTCAACATACAAAGGGTGTTCTTATCTTTCATTTTGCGACAGAGGTTGACAAGACTGAGATATATGATTTTGTTACTGGTGTGTTTTTTGGTATCGCTGAAACGTTCATTTTGACAGAAATAACTGACAATGTGTCAGTTTGCATGCCTAAGCAGGTAAAAAATCATTTGTTTGATTTACAAAATGTAAGTGACGAAATAGATATGAATATAGACATGTCCCAAGTAAGAAACAATTCTGAGATGTTTGGAGATGAAGAAGATGAGGACGATTTTGTGGCATTACTTTTGGGTGAGAAAGGTAAATTGTTTAATAAACCTACTTTAGACCAAATTTTGGATAAGATAAATTCAAAAGGATATGAATCACTAACACCATTTGAACAAGACGTATTGGAGGACTACAGTAAAAACTAACATATGAAAGAAAAATCAGCAATCCCTATTAATCAAGAAGAAATTAATTCCTATCTTAAAGACATTCGTAGAATTAAAGTAATGACTCCTGAGAGGGAACGAGAACTGGCACAAAAGATGTTGTCAGGTAAATTGGCATTATGTGAGAAACAAGAAATCCAAAAAGAATTGGTTGAGGGAAACCTTAGGTTTGTTATAACCGTAAGTAAGCAGTATCAGAATCAAGGTTTGGATTTACCTGACTTGATTGCTGAGGGTAATTATGGGTTATTAAAGGCAATTGAAAACTTTGATTGGTCAAAAAATTTAAGATTTATTTCTTATGCGGTTTGGTGGGTTCGTCAATCAATATTACAATCTCTTAATGAGAATGCAAGAACCATCCGTCTTCCAGTAAATGTGGTTCAAGAGCTACATAAAGCTAAAAAAGATTTGGAATTAACAGGTACAGAATTGCCTGATAAGTTCACAAACTTACCTAAAGTTATTAATTTGGAAAATCCATTAAATGAGGATGGCGATACCTTGATGGACATGTTAAGTAATCCAAACGCCGAATTGGCTGATGCTGGATTGTCCACGGAACAAACCCTCAAAGATAAATTATTGGGAATGCTTGATGTGTTGGATGAAAGAGAAAAAATTATTATCCAAGATTATTTTGGGTTATCTGGTTCAACCAGAACTCTTGAAGATATTGGTAATGACTTTGATTTAACCAAAGAAAGGGTACGACAGATTAAAGAAAAAGCTCTCCGAAAATTACGAAACGAGACGAGTAGTTTGTTTGATTATATGTAATTTAGTTAAAAAGGTGTATTTATTTAATACACCTTTTATATTTGAGGTTAAACTAAAAATTAAAAATTATGAAAAAATTTATAGAAAATAACTTTGTGGTTATTGTATTGGTAATTGCTTTATTAACATTCTTCAAAGGATGCGGTGATACAAGAGAGTTATCTAAAATCAAAAACGACATTAAGACAATTAAAGATTCAACTTATACTAAAGATGAATTAAACAGACAACTTAGAATTTCAGGTCTTGAAGCAGAAAAAAGAATGATTCAAGCTACAGACAGAAAACTTCTTGATGTAAGAAGACAAACTGAAATTGAAGATGAGATAAAAAGATTAAATACTAAATAAATGACTTGGATTGAAAAAAATCTTAAAAAGGTAATATACGTTGCCTTTTTAGTTCCAATCTTATTAGTTGCTCTTGTGTCAATTTCTCACGTAACAAAATGGTATGCTATATCTAACCCAACAAGTTGGTCGGTTTACTTATCAGTTGCTGTTGAAATTGCTGCGTTATCAACTCTTGCGGCTATAGCTGCACGAATGGGTAAAAAAGTGTATTTCCCATTTGCAATCGTTACACTTATACAATTCATCGGGAATGTATTCTTTGCTTATCAATACATTGATATCGCAAGTCAGTCTTTCAAAGATTGGGTTGACATGGTTGACCCATTAGTTCAATACTTAGGTGTTGAAAGTGGTGACTTTGTTGGCCATAAAAGATTCTTGGCATTTTTTGCAGGTGGAATGTTACCAATTATTTCTCTTTCATTTTTACATATGTTAGTTAAGTTTGAAGAAGAGGAGAAAAAGAAAGTTGTTACTTTAGACCCAAGCGAAATTGATATTGATAAATTAAGTATTGAAGCTGGGAAAAAAGAAAGAGAATTTGTTGACGACCCTCTTAGAGCAAGTCCTGACCAATTAGAAAAATTGGAAGACGTATTGGCTAAACTAAACGAACAAAAATTCGGAACCTTAACTGATGACCCTATATTTGAAGTTACAGAAGTCAAAGAACCAGAACCTAAACCAGGTCCCGTTAAAAAAGTCCTGAATTATTTAAGAAGAGATGCTTAACATTGAAAAATATGGTGATTTTAAAGTTTTAGGAAAACACAAAAAGAAGACTAAGATAGTCTTATGTCATACATCAAGGGAGGTTGGGGAATACCTAACCTCCCTTAAATTTAGATGTAATGGTAAGTATGATAGGATTCCTCATTATGTTATTACAAAAGAAGGGAAGGTTCTACAACTTCTTCCTGACCATGGATATACAAATTATTTTACGGATGATACTTTAAACAAAACTTCAGTGTTAGTTTGTTTAGAAAATTTAGGATGGTTGGAAAAGAAACCATTGACCAACTATTATATTAACTGGAAAGGGAGTATTTATAAACAACAGGTTTACGAAAAAAAATGGAGAGATTTCTTTTTTTGGGAACCATATACCTCAAGTCAACTTCAAGCGGCTGCGGGTCTATGTTTACAAATAGCAGAAGCTCTTCAGATAGAAAAGAGGTGTATTGGTCATAATGTTAAAGTTGACGGTTTAAAAAACTTTGACGGTATTTTAACCAAGAGTAACTTGGATACAAAATACACAGACTTAAGTCCTTCTTTTGATTTCGCAGCCTTCACAAAATATATTGAAAATGAGCAATACGCACAATGAAAGGTATGATGAGATTAAATATCTCTTAAAAAAATCACGAGTTTTACTTGAACAAGAAACTCAAATTAATGTTGCCAAAGATTTGGAATCAAGAATTAAGCAGGACAGTAACTATGATACTGCTGAAACTGATATTGAGAAAGGTGAACAACCAACTCAAAATGATAAGACACAGAAGTATAGAATATCTGGTGGAATTTTGGCATTACATGGTAATAATAGAGGTGATTTAGATATCACTTCTGATGAAAAAATTGCTTTCCAAGAGACAATGGATGAGTTTGTCAATGAGGTATCAGACCTTGTGGATTTTAATGTGTTAAACGTTTATAAAAACAACGTTGAGTGGTCAGGTAAAGTTATTGACGAAGATTTAGAATTTATTTTTACTATCGGAGAAGATAGTGGAATTTATATTAATGGTCAGATGGTTAAAGTTGACCAAGAGTTTTTAACTATGATAAATAAACTTCAACAATTCTACCAAAAGTTCAAATCCAAATGGGGTAAGGTACTTGCGAGTAGAAAGAAAACAAAAGAATCTCCACAATAACATGCAAACAGTATTAAACTTCCTTAAAGGAAATTACAAAACATTACTCAAAGTAGTCTTTGGATTATTCATTCTTTACTATTTGATATTCTTCTTAACACCAAGAGTTCAAATGGCGGCAGATGAGAAGGAAAAGATTGACTCTTTAACTCAAATGATAAAAGGAATTGAGTTAGAACAAAAGAAACTTGATAGCAATATCACAAGTTATAATCAAAAAATTGATGAGGTTGATAACCACATTGATAAAATTAAAGGTCAAAAGACCATTGTAAAAGAAATATACCATGAAAAAATTAATAGTGTTGACAAGCTTACTGTTCGTGAGCTCGATAGCTTTTTCACAGACAGATACAAGTAGTAATGTAAAATGCTTTCCAATCCCAGTTGTTAAACAAATTATGAAAGATTTATTGAGTGGTGATGAGGCTAAAGTACAGTTAAAATTAACTGAAGGACAATTACATCAAACTGAACAAAAGGTTGTATTAAAAGATAGTGTTATCAATACAATGAAATTCAAAGAAATTAACTATCTAACAATCATTGATGCTGAAAAACAAAAATTCGGTATTGTAGAAAATTATTCTAAGAAACTTGAATGGGACTTAAAGAAAGAAAAAGTTAAGGGTAAATTCAAGTCAATTCTTGGTACAGGTGTTATAGCTGTATTAACGTTTTTCTTAATAACAAAATAATGGCACTTACATCATCAGAAAAAAACGAAATAGAAGTTATTATACGTAAAGAAATTAAAAACTTTATGGGTAATAATACTGTTAAACAGTTTGAAGATAAACTTATGGATAGAATCCAAAAGGAAATCAAAAGAGGCAAATTGGAAGGAGACATTAAAGATATTACCCTTAGAATGTTCCGTGAGTTTTATCAATTCATGTGGATGAATAGGAGCTATTGGGAACCAAGACTTAAAAACGCGTAAACATGACAAATTCATCGGGAGAACAATTTAAAAAAGGATTAGACAAATCATTTTCTAACATTAAGTTAAATAGTGATACTATGATTGACTTAATGAGTGCAAAACAAGGTGTTAAAGAAGAAGACGACATGAGTGAAGAATGGAGTGAAAAGTATAAAAAATCTATAGATTGTTCACATCCAAAAGGATTCAGTCAGAGAGCACATTGTCAGGGTCGTAAGAAAAAAGATAAATCTGAGACTAAAGAAGCTACGGGTTCAGGTTCTGCGGGGGCATTCTCAGCACCAGTGTTTGGTGGTGATGATGCGTTTTGGGATAGAAGTCGTAAAGAAACTCCTGAATTAAAAGAGAATGATAGTAAGAAAGTTGAAGCAACTGAAGCAACAGGTTCAGGTTCGGTAGGTGGTTATTCATCACCAGCAATGTGGGCTAAATCAACTAAAAAGAAAGATTGGGGGCCAAGCAGAAAACCACAATTTCCTGGCGGTAAGTTTGTTTCTGTTAAAGATAAATGTACAAAATTCCCGTATTGTAATAAGGGAGACATAAACGCACTTAATATTTCAAAGAACGAGGCGGTTGCTGAAGCAATTAAGAATGTGTCAAAGAAAATGAATGTAAGCGAAAATGTTATCAAAGCAATTTTGGAACATGAGTACGAAAAACTAAGCAAAAGAGCTAAATAAAGATATTTATATAAAAAAAACCAATGAGTAATTTCAAAAACAATATTGACAACTTAGTTTCCAAAATTTTAAATGAGGAAATTGAAAATAAAGTAAAACAACTAACCGAGACACAAGGAGAGTGGATGGAGGTTGAAACTAAAGAAGCCCTTAAAGGAGGACAAAAGAAATTAGATGTTGCAGAACCTAAAGGTAAACTTGATGCTGCTGATTTCAAAAAACTTAGAGATAAGAAAAAAGAAACTAAAGAATCTGAAGAAATGGACGAGTGGTTTTTCTTTGATGACGAAGAAGAAGACGAATCAACACCTGGCGATTACGAAGGTGATGAAGATGCAGAAGATGAAGCTGAAGAATTATCGGCTCAAGAACCTACGTACGTAGGTAAAGGTTTATCTAATAACAAACCAGGAAAAATGTTTGGCTCATTTGATGATGAGCATGGATGGTTTGATGATAGTGACAGAGCATTCAAAGGAAATTTTGATTTTGATTATGATGAAGAAGAATTTGGTGATTTGGATTCATTACTTGCTAAACATGGTAGAAATCAAAAATGGTTTGCACCTAATGACGGACAAAGATTTTTTAAATCATATCAAGATAAATTTGGTGGTAAACCATTCAGAGTTAGAACTCCAAAAGGATTAGAAGAAGAAGCTGAAACTGAAGAAGGAAATGCATTCTCAGGAGCTTTAGACAATGCTAGAAAACATCATGAAAAAAGTTTTAAAGTTGATGGTCACAAATATCCTGTTAAAGAAGCTGAAGAAAAATGGATTCAAAAAACAGGTATGAAAAAAGGTGCATTACATAAGAAATTAGGTGTACCTGAAGGAGATAAAATCCCTCAATCTAAATTAAAGTCTTTGAAGAAAGAATTAATGAAGAAAGGAGAAGGTGATAAGAAATTATCAGCAGCAGACGATAAATTATTAAAACAAGTTAATTTGGCATTAACTCTTAAAGGACTTAAAGAAAGTCAAAATTCTTTACAACTAACAGAAGACGAATTAATTGACTTAATTGAAAAACTAGTGATTGAACAAAAAGTTAAAGACACCGACGAAAAAGATAATATTTCAAAGAAACAACCCGAAGGTTTGAAAAAAACAATCAAGGCACAAGACGGTTCTAAAAAAGAGAATGACGATTATGCTAAAGAGGTTGTAAAGAAAATGAAAGATTATGTAAAGGCAGGTTCAAAAGGTGAGTACACAGAAAATCCTGAAGAATTCCCAAGAAGTAATTATCAAATGGATAAAGATGCTAAGATTATGAAATACACACCATCTGAAGCTGTTGATGAATATATTGAGGCTTTTTCATATCCTGGAATGACAAACTTAGTTTACGATGAAATCAAACCTGATGATAAAAGAATTGATAAGCAATTAAAAGGTGATTCAATGTTTGGTAACGCTGTTACAGATAAAGACGGTAAGGCATTAGGTAATGTGGTACCAAGTAAAGTTGGAGATAGATTCAAAAAGAATTATGACGAAAATTTATATGGTGCGGAACAAATGAAAGCATCTTATAAAAGACAACCACAACCTGTTGAAGTGGAAGGAGGTGGAACTAAAGGTTCGTTAAAATCAAAAAAAGGGGCTGACAAACCAAGTTCAATTGCAAAGGCAAGTAAAATTCTTAATTCATTAGATGAATCTAAGGAAAATAAGAAAGAAAAACTTGTTAACGAAGAGATGAGTAAGATGAAAAATTTGATTTCTTATAGTAGAAAAACTCAGTAAAAATTCACAATTATAATTATTTAACTATATTCTCCATAGATATGTCTATGGAGAATTTTTTTAATTGGATGTCCAAACCAGTCCCTAAAGATGAAGTTATTATTTGGTTCAATGTTCATAATATGAATTATGAAAAAATTGAACTATTCGGTGATATTTTTAAATCACTGAATCAAATTGTGCTCGATACCTACATGGGTGATGATATTAAGGAAACAAAAATATCAATGACACTTGAGGATAAGGAACTACATTTTGAATGGTGTTGGAAAAAAACTATTGATGACTTTATGAAAGAGGGGATTGAAATTAATTCCGAAGGAGAACATAAAAATTATTTTAAAGGATTTTATTTAGATACGTTTTATAATCCCAATGAGAAAAATGTCAGAGATGAAATACCTACTTTCGTATATGATGTTTTTGATGTTGACAAACAATTTACAAAATCAGATTTAGACATATTAACCGAACTTTATAAGTTGTTGGAAAAAAATATAGAATGAAAAAAACCTCATTTCTATTTACACCAGCATAATAAAAGTTAATATTTTCATATTAATAAACAACTTTAATAATTTCAAAAGATGGAAACATTAGAAAAAATCAAAGAATTAACTGAAGTTCTTTCTGTTGACAGTACCAAATTCTTCAAAGGAAATAAAAGTGCTGGTACAAGAGCAAGAAAAACTGCACAAGAACTAAAGGCTCTCTTACAAAAACTAAGAGGTGAAATTCTAGAACACAACAAGACAGGCGAGAATGCATAATATTGAAACGATATATCTTTTTGTATTTGTATTCACAATATTAGTGTCATTAAAAAATGTCACAAAGTTTATAGGTGCCCTGTTACAGAAAGAACCAAAACCTTTGGTTTACAGTAACAGGGAACTTATATTTTTGGGGTTATCAATAAGTTACATAATCACATATATTATTTCAAGATGAGTTTTTACAAACAAATATTACCATTTATTGAATATGTCCATTCAATAAGAAAACTTAAAAATTACTTAAGTTTTGACATGGTGTTTCCAACAAAATGGTCTTTACCAAAGAGTTTGGTAGAGGAAGGTCAAATCGTAGGATTTGAAACCGAAGGTGCTGACACAAAAGGAATTTCATTTGTTGCGGAAATTTCAGATACATCTGTCAATGAGATATTAACAAAAATTGCTAAGGTTATTAAATTAAATAAAGAAAAAGAGTTAAAAGAAAAACTTTTCCGTCAAACTGTTGAACAACTAAAACAAACATTTGAAAAAACAGATTTGGAAAGACTTCAAAATCTTTATTTTGATTTTGACATTAACGAAGAAACTAATTTAGACATTCATGAGCCAAGCGAAACAGAACCAGAGGATAATAAATTGGCTGGAGAGCGAGAAGAGAAAGGACCAAAGAGAACTAGACCTTCAAAAAAAGCTTCTGGTACAACAGATAACGAAGATTAATAAAAAGGATATATTTCCTGAACCAAAAAAAATAAGTTTATGGCAAAAGCTAAAAGTAATGATATTGGGGACTTAGAGAAATTAGCATTAATTGCTGAGTCAGTCCAAACAATTTTTATTGGAAAGGCAACAATTGTTTTTGAATTAGAAAAGAAAGAATACAAAAGAGTCATTAATCACTTTAGAGAGATAGACAGACAACACAAACAATTCTCAATTGATATTTCAGGAACTGAATTCCACTTTATTTTGGCTGAGGAGATGAAGAAGGAGGAAGAGAAGTAAATTTTCTATATAAGATTTTTTTAGAGATACCTTTAGATTCTAACAAATCATAAAGGTATTTTTTTTGCGGTGTTGAATGGTCCTTAACAAACAAACAATCCCCTCTTTTATTTTTGAAGAAATAAAGGGACAAACAATCCAAGAATCTTTGAGACTCAGATTCAGATTTGGTGGTAAACAAATGAATTTTTTCTTCTTCCTGTACAATAATTTTATTATTGAGAGATGATATCATCTTCATACCAACACCTTTCAAATATTTTGAAATTAATTCCTGAGAAGTTATCTTCTTTTTCTTATCAATGTCGTAAATTGTTTCTTCTTTCTTATATGGTGCAATCTGAAATAAAGTCATACCATCTTCTTCTAGTTTAACCTTAACCGAACGACCAAACTCATCAGTAATATAAACAGGTATTAGTTGTCTTGAACTCATTTCAACAATACCAAGTTCATATCTACATGGCTTTCCATTCTCCACTTCGGTATTGAAAATAACCTCATCAGATTTTTTTATTAAACCGTCATAAAAAAGTTTTGCCTTTTTATGTGTAATAAACTTCTTTATTATTCTTTTTCTGTTTTTATCCTTAAACAATACTACCATGTAGTTAGCCATATATGAAAGATTACTACAAAATTTTAGAAGTTGAAGAGAATTCGTCCGATGACGACATAAAAAAAAGTTATAGGACTCTCTCAAAGAAATATCATCCAGATATGAATCCTGATGGCGCGGAGAAGTTTAAAGAGATTGCTGAGGCTTATGAAATATTGGGTGACAAGACAAAAAGAACTCAATACAACACATCAAAAAGTAATCCATACGCGGGCACACCATTCCAAGATATATTTAATACAATGTTCACTCAACAGAACAACCCTAACTTTAGACATAGAAAATCCGTACCTGATAAAATAATTAAGTTACAGGTTACTCCAATTGAATCATACAATGGAAATGAGAAAACTTTATACTATGTAAGAGATTTAGGTTGTAATATTTGTAGTGGGTCTGGTGGTGACCAACAAGTTTGTACAACATGTAATGGAGCAGGATTCCAAGTAAGACAATTCGGAACAGGATTTATGGTTCAACAAGTAAGAACTCAATGTCAAACTTGTGGTGGTAAAGGATACACCTTAATTCATAAATGTTATTATTGTGATGGTAGAGGAACAAAACCTACATCCAATGAAGTTAAAATAACATTACCTCTTGGGGTGGATAGTGGTCAGTATCTAAAACTACAAGACTTAGGTGATTATAGAAATGGTGAGTTTGGTGACCTAATTGTTCAAATAGAAGTTATAAACAAAGATGGTTATGAAAAAATAAACAACGATTTGATTTATAATCTTACGTTAAACTTAGATGAAATTCAACAAGACAAGTTTTTAATACCACATCCAGATGGTAACTTGAACATGGATGCACCAAAAGTATTTGACACCTCAAGACCTTTAAGATTAAAAGGAAAAGGATATACTGGTGGGGATATGTATGTTAGACTGAATGTTAAGTTTGAAAGAACTACTTAAACAAAGATATTAAATCTTTAACAATTTCAATACTACCATAGATAGTTGCAAACAAAACGTATGTACCTAAAACAATAACTCCAATATGTTTGTAGGAACTGGTTTTACTACATTTTTTACATTCTTTTTCTGCCATAATTTTAATTTATAATAAATAATACAAAAAAAATTTGCCTTTTCAATATTTTGTTTTATTATTAGTAACATGTTAAGTTATATAGGAGGAAAATCAAAAATTGGTAAATGGATAGTTCCATTCTACCCACAAGACATGGAAACATATGTTGAGACATTCGGTGGTATGTTTTGGTGTTTCTATAACACGGATTTGTCACAATATCCAAATTTAAAGAGAGTCGTTTATAATGACTTTAATCCATTGAACCATAATCTTTTTAAGTGTGTTCAGAACCCATCAGAGCTCCAAAGAGCGTTGGATGGAATATCTGTTCAACAGTTGGGAGTTACAGTTACACCACCTGAATTCAAAGAGAAATTTGTGGAGTATCAAAGAGAATTGTTCAGTAGTGGATTTACAATAAACTATCCTGACTATGAGGTAGCCGCCAAATACGCATACGTCCTCACACAGGTCTTTTCTGGTAGTAAGCCTGAGACTTCATCGTTTATTGATTTGAAGGGAAAATACAGGTCCAAATACCTTTCATTTAGGGACAAATTATCAAAACCTGCATGGATTGCACATTTTGATAAAATAACCCATGTTGAAAATTTAGATTTTGAAGATGTTATCAGAAAATATGATTCACCAACAACTTACATTTATTTGGACCCTCCCTATTGGAAGACTGAGAATTATTATAATAACCATGATTTTGACCGAGAAGACCATGAAAGACTTGGAAATGTTTTAAATTCAGTTCAAGGTAAATTTAGTCTATCATATTATGATTTTCCTTTATTACATGATTGGTTTCCCGAAAATACGTTCAGATGGGAACGTAAAGAATTTGCTAAAGCCGCTGCCGCGAAAAAAAATGTCAAACAAAATATGGGTGAAGAGCTGTTGATATTGAATTATTAACTATTTTTGCTTTCACAATATATTTATAATATAAATTAACGGTAATGAGATTCACGTCAATATTAAGACAAGTAATACTTGAGCAATCAAGATTTGAAATTTTGAGAGATACCTTAACAAAGGCAACTCAAGATAAAGAGGGTAAAAAGGTTAAAGCTAGAATGACTCCCCAAGAGTTTTTGGCGATTGTACAAGCTGACCCTACAACCAAAATGAATAATATTGACCCTGAAACGGCTAATTCTAAAGAACTTGAGAAAATCAAGGCGGGAAAATATGTACAGTGGTTACTTAAAAATTATTTGACTCCAAAGACTGAAAGACAACTTGGTGACAGTGGATATGAGAAAGAAGTAAAACAAGTTAAGGAAACTTTTATGGAGGATTTGTACAAAGTTACAGATGACCTTAAGAAGTTTGATAGATTTAAAGGAAAACTTCCAGCTGAGGCTAGAGATATTAATAAATTAACTCCTGATACATTGTATGATGCGGTTAAGGATTTTGATTTAACATTGGCATCAACAACAAAGGCTGAAAGAAAATCTGCAGAGGTTCATCCAGGTGCTAAGTTAATGTATGATGGTGATAATTGGAGAGTTATTGAAATTAAAGATAAAGGCGTTGTTGGTAAAGAGGCGGCTTGTTTCTATGGAGGTAATAACCAAGAGACAAGATGGTGTACATCAGCTCCAGGAGCTTCATGGTTTGATAGATATATCAAAGACGGTCCTTTATATGTTATATTTAATCCAAATGATACAGATGTATCACCTACAACAGGATTACCTAAAAATCGTTATCAATTCCATTTCCCATCAAATCAATTCATGGATAAGGATGACCGTCAACAAGATTTAGTTCAATTACTTAATGGACCAATGGCTGAGTTGAAAGATTTCTTTAAACCTGAGTTTGCTAAAGGATTGACTGTTGGTGGACAAAAGTTGGTTATTGATAGTTTCAGTCATGGAGCAATTGGTAAATTTATTGCACTTTATGGTTTAGATGATTTAATTAATAACTTACCTGATACTTTAGAAGAATTCCAAATTCAAAATAGAGATAATAAGAGTGACATCACTATTAAAATCCCTGAACAAATTGGAAGATTTAAAGACTTACATATGATTCTTTTGGATAACTGTATTGAATCTGTTCCTGATGCGATTTGCACATTACCTAAACTTAGATTTTTAGCTCTAATTAATAATCCTAAGTTAACTTCAATTCCTGAATGTATTGTAGACTTACCAAGTCTTTATTTCTTGAATTTGAAAGGTTCATCAAATGTTCAAGTACCTGAAGCAATTAAGGCTAAAGGAACTGACATGGGTGGAGGAATGTGGGACCTTCAAGACTAATTCTTAACTAAAATTTTAATACCATGAGTGTTGATGTTGAAATATACATGAATAACATTGTAAAATTCTTCAAAGAGAATCCAAAAGATTTACTTAATCTAGTACCCAAAAGTAAAGAAGAAGAATTCTATGTTAAAATTCGTGAGATTGCTTTATTGAATGCCGAAAAAGGTGAAGATGCAAATTTAACCCAAAAACAATTGACGGAAATTTGTGTTGTTTTAAATGGTAAGCATCCAATTATAGACAAAAAAATTAAAGGAATTTTCATTGAGACCAAATACGGTCAAATTTGTTTAAATTAATTTTTTGGCAGTTTAAAATATTGTCCTTATCTTTGTATTCTTAAACAATAAGATATGTTATCAATAGAAACCCTACAGGAAGTTGCCCCTTCAGTATTCGCAACAAGTCCATCACCCAAGATGTCTGACAAGTATACCTTCGTTCCAACAATTGAAGTTATTGAAAACTTTGATAGAGAAGGTTGGAAGGTTTATTCAGCCAAACAAGTCGGTAAAGGAAATTATGCTCAACACGAGCTTCGCCTTCGTAATGGTGAATTACCTCAAGTTGGTGATTCATTGATTGAGGCTGTAATCAGAAACTCTCATAATGGAATTAGTTCCTTCTCTGTGAGTTCAGGTTTACACAGATTGGTATGTTCTAATGGACTTACCGTTCCTACCTCAGTTGCTGACGCAATTTCAGTTAGACACATGAATTTTGACTTGGGTATGGTGAGAGAAATCACAGACCAATTTGCTGAAAGATTACCTGTCATTCAGAGGTCTGTTGGAAAGATGGAAACAACATTCTTAAGTGAAGGACAACTAGTTGACTTCGTAAACAAATCAGCAATGATTCGTTGGGAAAAAGGTTCAATACCTAAGTTCAAATTAGAAGACTTCTTACGTCCCGAAAGAGATGGTGATGTTGGTAACAGTGTATGGAAGACCTTCAATGTAATTCAAGAAAAGTTCGTTCGTGGTGGAATGAAGTACAATTCAAAAAAAGGAAGAGTCGTTTCTATGAGAGAGTTGAAAAACTTTTATAACATCAACAAGGTTAACACGGGCTTGTGGGAGTTGGCAGAAACTTATTGTTAAAAATAGATGGGAGACATTGTCTCCCATTTTTATTTTCCTTATCTTTGCAATGATGAAAGAAGAAATCTACAAAAAAAATTTTGAGAAATATACTTGTGTAAAATACAAAGACCAAAATCCGATTGGTAATAGAATAAAAGACATGTATGACCCGACTGAGAAACATCCATTCTTTGAAATGGAAGAATCTTTTGAAGGGGAAGAGCATTTTAATAAAAACTTTTCCAATCAAATATATTCAGTAATGAAAACATATGTTATGTTGGTTGTTGAAAAAAATGGGGATAAAGTAGTATTCAAATTTTTCCAAGGTTCAAAATGGAGAAGAGAAGGTAAACCGTGGTTCAAGGTTGTTAAAGATGTAAATTACATTTCAGTTAATACCAAGACTGGAGATGTTTATCATGGTCATATAAAAAACTATCAGAAGAAAACAAAATGTTCTAAGATGATTAGAAGGAATTGTTTTTTTATGGACCCGCTCAACACAATTAAATCTCACGCTAAAAACATGTTAAGTCAATTTACGGATAAAGCTTATGAGGAGGTTATGATGGCGTTTTCTGAATTTATGTTTCAGATAGACCAAAGAAATGATTTTCAAAATTTAACATATGGGGATAGGTTATTTAGATTTTATTTGGACAAAAGAAACATTAAGTACCCAAATAATTTTGGGATATATACACATGAATTTATGGGTCCTGAGATTAAAAAAATCTTAAAGAAAAATAATAATAGATTAGTAGATTCTTTAATGATAAAACATCAACTATCGGGCAAAAAACTAAAGAAAGCATTACATTCTTGTACTAGATTGAATATGGTTATTTATCAAACAGCAAGAAATTTATTCGGAGATGATTGGTTAAACCAAGATGATGATAATGTTATTATAGACTTATTAGATTCTGCAGTTGGTAACATAACTATACCACCATTATTCATTGAACTCATCTCAAAGGAAGAATTAAAAAAGGTTTACAGGTTGTTTAAACAAGTATACATACATCAAGATTTAGATGCATTTACATTTCAAGACCATGTACGGATGTATGCTGAACTTAAAATGTATGGGGAACAAGATTTAAAATGGACTTCATTTGAAGATAAAAATGAGTTTAGGGAGGAACACCTGGATTGGACCGATAGACTTCAACATTATAAACAAGGAGAGTATACCAGACACTATCCTGAATATATGTATGAGATGATATCTCAACCGTTATATGATGATTTTTATCCTGTGCTTTTAGATACAAGTTCAAAATACAATGAGGAGAGTAGTTATCAGTCCAACTGTGTTAAAGGATATATTGGAAAGGCTGGTTGTTTAATTATTTCTGTGATATGTGGGAAGTTCTTGGTGCAAGAAAGGGCAACTATTGAATATCGGTTGACCATGAAGGATGGATTGGTACATGCTGATAGGGTTCAAAGTTTGGGTAAGTTCAATCAGAAATTGGAGACTCATTGGGATACAGTTCTATTGAAATTGGATAAACAAGTATTATCTTGTGTAAGAGATGAAAGATTTGAATCTGTAAAACTGACCAAGAAATGTAACAATGGGGTAATTCTTAATTCGGATACTTATTGGAACAACGATGGTAACTTGAGATGGGTGGTTCAAAATATTGACAACAGTTACAATTCATTTCTTTATCAAAATATGGAATTTTAATGAACAAACCAGAGTACATACAAAATTTAGAATCAAAAGAAGATGTCTTTTCAGTTATGGTTGGCCCAATCCTGAAAGGAGAATTTTTAAAATTTTTAAATGACAAGAAACTAACAAGAGTTTATGAAAAATCATCAATGAATGAAAGTGGTATTGTAAAATTTGAAGAGGTGATTTTCAAAAGCCAACAAAACTTTTATTTATGTATTGAAATAAAGGTAAACCCAAATGTGGATACAAGTTTCAATTTAACTATTTATTATAAAACAGGACAATACAGTGAGTTGTATTTGTTCTTATCACAATTATTAAAACAATATAAAAATGCAACAACTAACAACAGAACAACTTAAACAAAAAATGCAGAATGGGGAAGACTTTGTCTTGGACTTATTCGCAACATGGTGTGGACCTTGCAAAGTAATGTTAAACAATCTTTCAAAGGTTAATGAATCATTGATAAATGAATCGGCAGGAGCGCCAAAATATAGTATCTACAAGTATGACATTGACACAGATAAAGAGTTTGTTATTACTGAGTTAGGTATTAGAAGTGTACCAACCATAAAAATATACAAAGGGGGTAAAGAGGTTTTTTCAAGACCAGGTGTTATGACTCCAGGAGAAGTATTAAGTTTATTAGATTAATATGAAAGACTTAAATGTAATAGTTTACACAATGAAAGGATGTCCTTTCTGTGACCAATTCAAGGAAATGTTAGTTAAAGAAAGTATTGAATTTTTTGACAGAGACATTGACAAGTATAAAGATGAGTATGATACCTATTCAAAGATAACTGAAAATGATATGATACCAGCTTTACTAATAATTGAAGGAAATGGGAAAGACTATGAGTCATTCCTATATGCACCTGATAGAAACTATATGGAGCTAACTGAAGCTGTTGATATTATTAACCAACATAGAAAGAAAATCGGATTAATTAAATAATTAAAGAATCACCATTCTTTTTAATAAGAAAATCATATTCAGAAAGTGGATTTGTGAGTTCAATACTCCAATCCACTTTTTTTATTTCAGTAGATAACCAACTCATGTCAAAATCAAAGTTATCTAACGCCCAAGACTGAATGGTCTCATCCTCCGATTCTAAAGAATTATTATATACGGAAAAAATTGGTGATTCGTCTTCATCTTTTTTAGTTGACAAATTAAATGTAAGGGTGGTAACAGGATAAGTTGGTGGAATATTGTAAAAAATATGTTTTCCATAATAGTACAATAATCTACCTTGTCCTAATGAATACCCATGAGGAAACTCAGAACAAACTAATAAACTACTATCATCAACTTCTTTAATAAAGTAATCATAATCGCAAGAAATGTTATTCTCATTAAAGTGGTTTATTTGTTTATGGTGATAAGAACAGTTGTCTGTGTTATGGTAAGTGTAGGATAATTCATCAAATGGAATCATGTGTTGGTCGTACTCAATAAGGTCTAAAGTGTGCGTTATTTTATTATCAGTCAAATATTCTGAAAATTTATTTGAAAATTCATTAGAGATATCTGATAAGTTTAATAATGTTTTAGATGTGGTTTTACCTTTTACCAAAATAAAATTTTTACAGTCTACAAGATTAATTATTGATTGTTCTTCCTGAGGTATCTTTGAAATTATAAAATCTGCAAATAGATTTATTAAAAAAATTCTGCTTAATTGTTTTTTTATTGTCATTTTCTTTTTCTTCTGTTATTTATTGTAGTCCAAATTATAGTAAATTTAAAAATAAAAAGGAATAAAACTTTTCTGTAAATAACAATGTTTCATTGTATTTATAGATTAAGAGAGAAAAAATAGTCCATGGCTAAAAACATCATAATCTATCCAAGTAATGCTATATCACAATTAGCATCACGTATTCCAGTTATTAATTTTATTAATACAAATGCACTTCAATTACAGGTTCTATCAGGTGCAACCATACAATTTAGTTCATCCACACAAAGTAGTGTCTTATCGGTTCAACCGAGTAATGCAATTATTTCTATGGGTGTTTCTTTAAATGTGGCAAATTATTTCGCGATAGGAGCTACTCAAGTTATTAATGGAACAAGTACATGGGTAGGACCAACAACTGGTATAACGGGAGCACAAGGTGCTCAAGGTAATACAGGTGCTCAAGGTGCAACAGGGGCACAAGGGGCTACAGGTTCACAAGGAGCTCAAGGGGCAAATACTGGTGCCCAAGGTAATACAGGAGCACAAGGTAATACAGGAGCTCAAGGTTCAACAGGGGCTCAAGGTTCAACGGGAGCCCAAGGTTCAACAGGTGCACAGGGTAACACAGGTGCTCAAGGTTCAACAGGAGCTCAAGGTGCCGTAGGTAATACAGGTGCACAAGGTAATACAGGAGCACAAGGTAATACAGGTAACACAGGAGCGCAAGGTAGTACAGGAGCTCAAGGTAATACAGGAGCACAAGGTAATACAGGTAACACAGGAGCCCAAGGTTCAGGAGGCGCGATTGGTAACACAGGAGCACAAGGTAATACAGGTAACACAGGAGCTCAAGGTTCAGGAGGAGCAATTGGTAATACAGGTGCTCAAGGTGCTGGAGGTGCTACAGGTTCGCAAGGAGCGACAGGACCTACAGGTAACACAGGTGCACAAGGTGCTGGTGGAGGAACGGGAAATCAAGGAGCTCAAGGTAATACAGGTAACACAGGGGCTCAAGGTTCAGGTGGAGCAACAGGAGCTCAAGGAGCTCAAGGTAATACAGGTAACACAGGAGCTCAAGGTTCAGGAGGTGCAACTGGAGCCCAAGGTGCTCAAGGTAATACAGGTAACACAGGTGCACAAGGTTCAGGAGGTGCAACAGGAGCCCAAGGGGCTCAAGGTGGTACTGGTTCTGCAGGTGCACAAGGTTCAGGAGGTGCAACAGGAGCTCAAGGAGGTAAAGGTGGTACAGGTGCGATAGGACCACAAGGTTCAACAGGTGCTCAAGGAGCTCAAGGAGGCGTAGGTTCAATAGGTCCACAAGGTTCAACAGGTGCTCAAGGAGCTCAAGGAGGTAAAGGTGGTACAGGTGCGATAGGACCAACAGGTCCAACAGGACCAACAGGTAATGTGGGTCCAACAGGTCCCACAGGAGGCCCTGGTCCAACAGGTGCAACAGGAGCCCAAGGCGGTGGAGGTCCAACAGGTCCAACAGGAGCCCAAGGTGCTACAGGTAACACGGGAGGAGGAGGACCAACAGGTCCAACAGGTGGTCAAGGTTCACAAGGTGGAGTAGGTGACAACGGACCAACAGGTCCAACAGGTAATACGGGACCAACAGGTCCAACAGGTCCAACAGGTGATACGGGACCAACAGGTCCAACAGGACCTAAGGGACCTGTTGGTGATACAGGTCCAACAGGTCCTCCAGGTGCTACATGTTATAGCCAATATGCTTATTATGGTCCAAGTCCTACATACGCTTGTTTTTATGGTATTGGTATTACAGTGTATAGTACATATAGTCAGGCATGTGCTGCAGGTAATCAAAGACTTTATGATAATACTGTATATTGTCAAAATTATTCTCCATCTTGGTATCCAGGAGGAGGATATTATCTTTCATGTGGAGGTGTTGTTGGTCCTATAAATGGTACAGGATATTGGTCCCCTCAATATTTTTGTTCGGATAAAAGATTAAAACAAGGTGTTGAAACAATTGCAGCCCCGTTAAAGGCGATATTAAACTTTGATGTTGTTGAATTTGATTGGAATAAAAACTTGAATTCTGCTGACTACATTTATTTTGAAAAGAAAAATAAGCTACACTCAATAGGTTTGATTGCACAAAATATAAGACAATATTATCCTGAGGTTATTACAGTAGGTGGTTCAGGTTATTATAAAGTTAACTATCCAAAATTAAATGCTGTTTTAGTTGAAGGTATAAAAGAACAACAGGTATTTATTGAAGATATAGAACAACAATTAATAGAATTAGAAAATAAATTGAAATAATGGCTAATGTAATTATATATCCACAAGGAAATGGTAGTATAACTGACCCATATGTGATGATGGACGACGGTACTGCAAAGATGGCGCTTGATGTTCAAAGTGGTCAAATTGTAATGTCATCTTCAACAAATGCTAGTTCAACTACAATTGCCAATACTATTATTTCAAGTGGTACGTCAGTAACAGGCAACTTATTTGTTGGTGGTACCAAAATGATTGATAATACAGGTGTTTGGGTTGGTCCAACAGCTGGAATTAAAGGGGGTCAAGGTTCTCAAGGAGGACAAGGAGCACAAGGGGCAACAGGTTCTCAGGGTGCTACAGGTAATCAAGGGGCTCAAGGTGGTCAAGGTTCTCAAGGAGGACAAGGAGCACAGGGGAACATAGGTAACACAGGAGCCCAAGGTAATATAGGAGCTCAAGGTAGTACAGGAGCTCAAGGTTCGCAAGGGGCTCAAGGGGCTGCAACAGGAGCTCAAGGTAACACAGGAGCTCAAGGAGCTCAAGGTTCTCAAGGGGCTCAAGGAGCTTCACAAGGTGCTCAAGGTGCTCAAGGTAATACAGGAGCTCAAGGGGCTCAAGGGGCTCAAGGTGCTTCACAAGGTGCACAGGGTAATGTAGGTAATACAGGAGCTCAAGGTGCTCAAGGTGCTCAAGGTGCCTCACAAGGAGCCCAAGGAAATACAGGTAATACAGGAGCACAAGGAGCTCAAGGAGCCCAAGGTGCTTCAACAGGAGCTCAAGGAGCTATAGGTAATACAGGTGCTCAAGGTGCTCAAGGAGCTCAAGGGGCGTCAACAGGAGCTCAAGGAGCCCAAGGTGCTCAAGGTGGTACTGGTTCACAAGGTGCTCAAGGTGCTTCAACAGGGGCACAAGGAGCTCAAGGAGCACAAGGTGGTACTGGTTCACAAGGAGCTCAGGGTGCTGCAACAGGAGCTCAAGGAGCCCAAGGAGCACAAGGAGGAAAAGGTTCACAAGGAGCTCAGGGTGGTTCAACAGGTGCTCAAGGTGCTCAAGGAGCTCAAGGTGGTGGAGGTTCAACAGGTGCTCAAGGTGGTTCAACAGGAGCTCAAGGAGCTCAAGGAGCACAAGGAGGAGGAGGTTCAACAGGTGCTCAAGGTTCTGTAACAGGAGCCCAAGGTGCTCAAGGTGGTGGAGGTTCAACAGGTGCTCAAGGTGGAAATACAGGAGCTCAAGGAGCACAAGGTGGTGGAGGTTCTGCAGGTGCGACAGGAGCTCAAGGTTCAACACCAGGTGCACCAGGAAATCAAGGAGCACAAGGCTCAACACAAGGAGCAACAGGTGCTGCGGGAAGTACTACAGGAGCTCAAGGTTCACAAGGTGGGGGAGGTCCAACAGGAGGTCAAGGAGCCCAAGGTTCTCAGGGAGGTGTAGGAGATGGTGGGAATACAGGCGCCACAGGTCCTACGGGTCCTCAAGGCTCAACAGGAGCTCAAGGAGGTGGTGGTCCACAAGGTGCTCAAGGAGGTCCAGGTGGTCAAGGTCCTCAAGGAGCTCAAGGTTCAACAGGACCTCAAGGTGCTCCAGGACCTCAAGGTGCTCAAGGTACTACAGGTCCTCCATCTGACATGAGACTGAAAGATAATATCAAAAAAATTGATAATGTTTATTCTAAAACAAAAAGTGTTGAAGGTGTTAGTTTTATATGGGACCATGAGCATACAAAAATTAAAGATGACAAGAGTATTGCAGTACAAGAAGCATTTAAAGGGCCAGCGATTGGTTTAATTGCTCAGCAAGTAGAAAATGTGGTTCCTGAATTAGTATTTACTGATGATGATGGATTTAAATCAATTGAATATGGTGCGATGGTAAGTCTTGGATTTGGTTCAATACAAGAACAACAAAAAATAATTGATTCTATTTATCAAAGAATAAACAAACTTAAAGAATTAATAGGTGGCTGAAAATATAATAATAACTCCAGCGTCGGGTAAATTTGATTTTTATGATACTGCTAGTACGGTAACTACTTTGGTTATTGAAACAGGGTCAGTTAAATTTAAAAGAGGAGCAACAACTTACTTGGCTTTTAATTCAACTCAGCCAACAATCACAATTCCAAGTGCTGATTTAAGACTAGGTACGTCTTTAATTAATACTTTTGGAACAATTATAGATAGTACAGGATGGAAAGGAGCCGCTCAACCAACAGGACCTCAAGGTAATACAGGAGCTCAAGGTAATACAGGTAATACAGGTGCTCAAGGAGCTCAAGGTAATACAGGTAATACAGGTGCTCAAGGTAATATAGGTAATACAGGTGCTCAAGGTAATACAGGTGCTCAAGGAGCTCAAGGTGGTACAGGTGCCCAAGGTTCAACAGGTGCCCAAGGTTCAACAGGAGGACAAGGCTCTCAAGGAGGACAAGGTGCTCAAGGTGGTAAAGGTGCTCAAGGTTCAACAGGAGGTCAAGGTGCTCAAGGAGCTCAAGGAGGTACAGGTGCCCAAGGAGCTCAAGGTTCAACAGGAGGTCAAGGAGCTCAAGGAGCTCAAGGTGGTACAGGTGCTCAAGGTGCCCAAGGAGGAACAGGAGGTCAAGGAGCCCAAGGAGCTCAAGGAGGACAAGGAGCTCAAGGTGCTCAAGGAGGTACTGGAGGTCAAGGTGCTCAAGGTGCTCAAGGAGGACAAGGAGCCCAAGGAGGTAAAGGTACGACAGGAGGTCAAGGAGCTCAAGGTGCTCAAGGTGGTGGTGGAGCAATTGGAAACCAAGGAGCACAAGGAGGTCAAGGAGCTCAAGGTGCTCAAGGTGGTGGAGGTGCTACAGGTAACCAAGGTGCTCAAGGTGGACAAGGTTCACAAGGTACTGCAGGTGGTGGCGGAGCAACAGGTAACCAAGGAGCACAAGGAGGTCAAGGAGCCCAAGGAGCCCAAGGTGGTGGCGGAGCAACAGGTAACCAAGGAGCACAAGGAGGTCAAGGAGCCCAAGGAGCCCAAGGTGGTGGAGGAGCAACAGGAGCCCAAGGTTCACAAGGTGGACAAGGTTCACAAGGTGGTGGAGGAGCAACAGGAGCCCAAGGTTCACAAGGTGGACAAGGTTCACAAGGTGGTGGAGGTTCAACAGGAGCCCAAGGAGCTCAAGGTTCACAAGGAGGTCAAGGTTCACAAGGTGGACAAGGAGCTCAAGGAGGACAAGGTGCTCAAGGTTCACAAGGAGGACAAGGGTCTCAAGGTCCCGCTGGCGCAACAGGTGTTCCAGGTGGTTCACCAACAGGTGCTACTGGACCAAGAGGTTCACAAGGAGGGCAGGGAGCTCAAGGTGGTGGAGGACCAACAGGGGCACAAGGTTCACAAGGTGGAGGAGGTGGACAAGGAGCTCAAGGTGGTGGAGGTCCTCAAGGTGGACAAGGAGCTCAAGGTGGTGCAGGTCCCCAAGGAGCTCAAGGTAACCAAGGAGCTCAAGGATTAATTGGTCCTACAGGTCCTTCAGACATTAGATTTAAAAAAGACATTAGGCTTTTAAAAGATTCAATAAAGAAAATTAAAAAAATTAGAGGAGTTAGTTTCTTTTGGATTAAAGACGGTGAAAATCCTGATATAACAAAAAGAGATATTGGATTTATCGCTCAAGAATTGAAAGTAGCATTACCTGAGGTAGTAGTTGGAGAAGAACCAAAATACCTTACTGTAAAATATCAAGATATAGTGGCACTTTGTATTGAAGCAATTAAAGAACAAGCATTTGTAATAGAAACAAGTTTAAATAAGTTAGAAAAATTAGAATTAATAGCAAAAGAAAAGGGACTAGTTTAAGTCCCTTTTTTTATTTATAATACTTTCAATTTCATCTTTTGTTTTATATAACATTGTTAAAAATCTTGGCCAGATTTTTGGATTATATTTTTTAATTAATTGAATATAATTTAAGAAATAAGGAATATCGTTCGGCATTTTAATGTAATCAGCCAAATGAGGGTTATTTGTAATTAGGTCATCCAACACTTTGCTAATTTCATTATCATTAACATACTCATCATTAATCTTGTAAAGAATATCAGTTGAGACTTTAGTAAGTTTTTCGCCTTTAGCGAAATATCTTAATATGTTTTTAAATGATTTATTAAGATATTTTCTATTATCTTCATTTCTAATTCTTTCAGACCTTCTTTTAAATTCAAGAACTAAACCTTCCAAAAATTCATTTGTTATTGCAAAGAATTCAATTGGATGTCCCCAATATTGTTCATCCGATTTTTCGTTATAAGTTGTTTGATATTTTTGATTTAATTTTGTTGTTTGAGTTGGGTCAATTGCATGAATCAATTCATGGTATAATGTTAAATAAAGATTCTTTTTTGATTCATAAAACTTTGGATTAACTTCAATGAAGACATCCATAGGGTCTCTTGAATCTTTTGGCTTGGTTCCCATATAACCGATATACTTTAATCTTGGATTAACTCTAAGTTGAACTTGTCCTTGAGTTCCGTCTTTTAAAGTTATTGGTATGTAGTCAACAATTGTTTTACCTTTGTATTCTATATTTCTGTCATTCCAAAGTTTATCTACAACAGAATGAATTTTGGCATAAGTCTTTGGGTCAAACTTATGTCTTTTTTGTTCGGTAATAACATCAGATAATATCGGTATGAATTTTATCATTTATCTAAATCCGTGCTCCAATCTATTGGAATTCTTTTTGGTTTAATCTTTCCTGAATAAGAATCAAATGTTTCTTTAAAAGGAAGTTGGGCTTGTTTGATATCTTTGATTCTTGTCATGTCATCACCGATACCTGTAGATAAATATGCTTGAATCTCATCATCCACAACATTATCACCATAACCCATTCCTGTTATCTTTTTGGCAACAGAGTTTCTAACACGAGGTTCCATTCTTTCAATATTTCTATATTGCTTTGCTTTATAAACTGAATTAACAAACCATAACCCGTGAGCAACCTCATGAAAAATTAATGATGGGTCATCACCAGTTGATTGGTCAATACCAATAAGGTAATAGTTATCACCACCAACCTTGGATTTAATTGTATCAACAACACTGAACATAATTAAATCATAGAAATTAATGTCAGGAATTTTTGCAATACAAGATTCAATTGAAGTACATGGGACATTGTAACCAGCCCAATCTTCATGATATGAGAAATAATCCTTCTTTGTCTTCTCTTTATAAAACTTAACGTAGTCTTGCCATTTGAAACCTTGACCTCTAAATGAATCTGAATCTGATTCGTAGAATTCTTGGTATCTCATGAATACTCTGGCTCTTAACTTATCATCTTTAATGACAAGTGCATAAATCTTTGGATACATCTCAAACAATTCAATCTGACCTAAGATGTTCTTAATATTCTTTGGCGGAGTTTTACGTGGGGTAAATCCTCTTTGTTCTTCAAGAATTCTTAATATGTTATTAACTATATTCACTAAATGTATTCCTTGAAATATTCGTTTATGTTTTTATCTACCTTACGACTATCAGGATAATCAGGTGCTTGTGCACTTAGACAATCCCTGTCTTCTTTCATTATTTCTATAAAGTTTCCATGAAATTCTAAAGTACCTGAATTACCATACCCCTTATTGTTAAATAGATAGTCATTAACTTGTTCCTCAAAGTCTTTTATTGGTATTTTAAAGTATTGAATTTCAGTGTTCTTCTTATATGGGTGGGGTTTACTAATCCATTCACCATTACCCTCAAAATAAGTCTCTAATTCACTCCATATTTCGGACCAAACTTCTTCTTCATATGCTGAATTATATGCAGAACTATGGATGGAATACAATTCACTTTTCAAATCACTCAATTGGTCATTAAGTAATTCTTTCATAGTTTCTTCATCGTCAATTATTCTTTTAACATTTTCCATATTCACCTCAACATATTCAGGATGACCTTGTTCTAATGCGATGAGTTGAAGCTCATCAGTGTCTGCAGATACTTGTTGACCATTTAAGATGTTGACAATATATTCACCAAGTCTTTTGTCATTCTCAGGTGTTAATTCTTCAATTACGTCACTATAAACATCTTGAGTTGTGTCCCAATAAGGTTCAAATGCGTCTCCATCACCAGATAAAATATTTTCAATCGTATCTCTTGACAAATCATATCTGTGACCATCACAGAACAATTTTGCCAAATCACCTCTATCTGTAATTTCCAAGTAAGCATTACCATTTTCAAAAATTACATCACCCAATAAACTTGGAATCCATTTATAATATTTTTCTCTATCGTTTTCATATAACCAAAGAAGATACTCGTTTTGCCAATGCTCACCGCCATCAGCATTCTTCGGGTCAACTTCACCCATAAGTCCTCTCTTCTTCAATATGTTGAAAAACGTATCATAGTCGTTAAAATACTTCTGAACGTCTAAGTCATTATTATTGAATTTTTCCACCATGTCATCCCAAGAATATTCCATAACATATAAATACAAAAAAAGGGACATTTTATTGTCCCTTCTAATACTTTTTTCAAAATCAGTTATCCTTTAACCCAACCATTGGTGTTTGTTTTGTTTACGTTGTAGTATTTTTCTACAGTTTTTTTAATTGCAGATTTAATACTTTCGTTTTGGTTTTGTTTTGCCTGTTGTACTTGTTGCACCTCTTGAGGTGTTTGTGGCTGAGGAGGAGTTTGACCGCCATTACCTTTGCATCCGCATCCCATGATTATTAAATTTTGTTTTGTTTATTATTATAAATATGTTTGTAATCCAATTATACAATACAAAAGATATTTATTAAATAAAAGTTGAATGAAATTTTCAGAAATTATATTAGAAAACAGAATTGATGATTTTAAAAACACTTATTCAAGGAAGTATACGCCAGAACAACTCAAAAAAATTATTGATTTAATTCCTCAAAAGTTTTTGATGTGGGTAGGTAAAAACTTTGATAGTGTTAATTTCAATGAAAATTTTCCACCACTACAAAACGCCTTAAACACATTTGTAAAAATTGGGAGTAATCTTCCACAGACTGATTTGAATGAATACAAAAATGTTGGACAACTCATAGAGGCAATAAAAGATTATGAAGGTAAAGTCAGAAGAGAAGTTAAAAAAGTTGAAGGCGGGAATGTTGTTTATGAAGACCCAAGATTTTTTGTTGTTAATCCATTAACTCATCAATCATCATGTTATTATGGTAAGGGTACTAAGTGGTGTACCGCAGCAGATACCGATTATCAATTCAATCAATATAATCAAGATGGGAAGTTATTTTATATTTTAGATAAAACTAAACAAACAAATGACCCTTACTATAAGATTGCAATACTTCAAAAGTTTAATGGGGATAATACGGTGTATGACGCTAAAGATGAAACAATAACTAACTTAAAAGAAATTTTTGGAGAAGAAAATTATAGTAATTTGAATTCATCTATTCAAACTTATCTTGAGGAACAATATAGTGAACAATTGAAAATATGGAGAGACAAAGATGCTGCCAAAAAGGAGAGAGAAAGAATAGAAAGGTTAAGACAACAAAGGGTGTTAGACCAAAGAACAGAAGAATCTGAAGAAAGAAGATTAGAGAATGAATGGGAATTGAATCCTAGTTGTCCTGAAGAAGGTTTGAAGGCACATGCTTTATTAGAATTTTTAGTTGATAATAATGACGTTGAGGCTTGGACAAACGAAGATAGAGCAGAAATTTTAAGATTTCAAAATGAAATTGAAAGACTTCAATCTGAATATGATAATAGTGAAGATGTAAGAACAGATTTATTAGATGAAATTAGTGATTTAGAAGATGAGATTGAAAGTGTTAGTGAAAACAAAATTGATGTTTATAATATTATTCCAAATGGAACCCACTATGATACAACAGAGTTTGAAGTTATTAATGCTGGTTTAGATGATAGAAGATATGCAGTAGGTAATGAAGATGAAATGCAAAGTAGTTCTTATGAAGCGGTTGAAAACTTAATTGACGACATTGGGTATGAAGGATTCAACGCAAGTTTCGCAAGACAACATATAGATGAAGACGCTGTTGCAGATTATGCTGAAGAAACTTATGAAGATGATGTTAGACAAAATCCTGACGTTTATTTTGATGACAGTCAAAGACTATTGTCTGATGAGCAAGATGAAAAAATTGGTATTTTGAAAATGAGAATATCTCAGACTCAGAAATTAATTTCTAATTTTGAAGAACAGGACGATGGTGAAGATGATGAATCAATTGAAGAAAAAATTGATGAATTAACTGATTTGATTGTTGAATATGAAGATGAGATTGATGAAATTGAAAATTCACCAGAAGGAGAATTTCCTAATGATTTAATTGATGATAAAGTTCAAGAATTGGTTAGTGATGTTAGACGTGACCCTGAATCGTTCATGAATGACTTTGGATTAGATTGGGAACATTATATTGATAAAGATGAATTTATTCAAGACGTTATTGACACAGACGGGTATGGACATACAATTAATAGTTACGATGGAAGCGCTGAAGAAGTAACTATTCAAGACCAGTTATTTTATGTAATGAGAATTGATTAACCAAATAACCAATATTATATTTGTCAAATGGGAAGAAAGAAAAAAACATCATTCAAACTAAGTCCTGAGTGGATGTTAAAAGAACCAATAGATTTTGAATACAACAAATATACATTATTGGATTATCTCCAAAAGTGTGAGAAAAGATTCAATAATTTAGAAATATATCCTGACTTTGTTGAATTGTCCTTACATTTAGCAAATATACAGTCCTTGGTTAAAGAGAATACTCTGCTTTTAACAAATAAGAAATTTGAATCTTGTGATGACGAAATTTTGGTTAAAGAACTTGTTGCCAAAAAACCAAGAGAGTTAACTAAAGATGAAGAAGGTGAGCTAGATAAAACAATTCGTTATTCGGGTAATAGGTTATTTGATGCATTCAATGCTGCAAAATCAATTTGGAATTTAGCCTACGACAATTTAGATATTTCAATTAAAAAAAATAAGAAAAACTTAAGTGGTGGTTTGGGTTACATATACTTTTATAATAAAGAAGTTAACAAAGTCATGGTTTGGCAATATGAAATTAAAAAACCAAAAGGAGATAGAAGTAATGATAAAACTTATCTTAAATTAATTCACGAAGGACAACCAAGTGATATAACACTACTTCATATCATTGAAACATTTTCTACATGGACGAATGTTGAAGGGTTTAAAGAATTTCCAATATTTGAAGCAAGATGTACACAGCCATTCCCAATGGAAGAAACTCTCATACCAATCATGAAACGCAAAATTATGGCTTATGTCTTTCAAATAGTTAACTATGAAAAGATAAATAATTTTGACTCTGAAGAATAATTCATTTATATTTTATAAATGGGATTCAACAAAAGACATGTGGACCTTGATAACTGTATTGAGGCACTTAAAAACAATAATTTAAGAGGATATTACGGAAAAAGTGATATGTTATATTTTGAAGATGACTTATCTTCAAGAATACATGATTTATTTTTAGAGGGGAAAACTGATGCAGAAATTTTATTAATTATAAACCAAAACATGGAGGAACAAACCAATGAAGTGTATTAAATCAATCAGAACGTCTAAGGACGTAGAATTAGGTGACATCAAAAGAGTTGATGACAAAACCGCAATGAACATGGTCGGCTTAAGCTGGCAATATGTTTCCAAAACAGAATGGAAATTATCAAGAGGTAAGAAAGTTGTTGAAGAAACTGCAACAGAACAAACCACAGAACAAGTGGAAAAGAAACCGTACAAGAAAGGTTCTAAACCAGAAAAGAAATCCAAGTAATGAAAAAGTTATTAAGAAAATTAGACTGGATTTGGGATTATTATTTTGTATACTTCCTATACAATGGTAATAGAACACAAGATTACATTGATTACATGGAAAAAAAATGGGGAAAAAATGAGTAAAGAAATGGTAAATGGACCTGCTCACTATGGTGGTGTAGATAATCCATATGAAGTAATTAAAGTTTGTGAAGCATGGGGATTAGATTTGGATGCATATCTTTTCAATGTAGTAAAGTATGTTGCAAGGGCGGGCAAGAAAGATAATACAAAAGAACTTGAAGACTTGAAAAAAGCCGCATTTTATTTAGACCGTAAAATTAAAAACTTAGAGAAATGATTTATTGGTTAACAGGCCAACCTGGTGCAGGTAAGACTACTTTAGGAAATTGGTTAATAGCAGCATTACAGGGAGACGCAGTATTGGTTGATGGCGATGACATCAGAGAAATCTTTGAGAATAAAGACTATAGTGAACAAGGACGTAGAAAGAATATTGAGTTAGCACAAAATATTTCTCATTTTTTACACAATAAAAAAATGAACTCAGTAGTTTGCTTAGTGTCACCCTACAGAGACCAAAGAGAAAGTTTTAAAGAAAAGATAGGAAAAGATATTGTTGAACTTTACATCCATACCAATGAGATTAGAGGTAGAGAATCGTTTCATGTTGAAGGATATGAACAACCTTTAGAGAATTTTATTGATGTTGATACAACAAATAAAAAAGTTTTTGATACCCTTCAAGAAATCAGAGTCAAATTAAAAATATAATGAAAAAAATACATGTAGAGGGAGACCCTAAATTAAAAAACACTGGAGGTAAACAACACTCAATGGTTGTTGGACGATTTCAACCTTTTCACGACGGACATAAATGGTTGGTAAATCAATGTCTTGAAGACGGAAAGAATGTTCTCATCCTTATTAGAGACATTGTACCTGACGAGAAAAATCCATTCACCGCATTAGAAGTTTCAAAAAATATTAATATGGAACTTTGGGATTATATTAATCAAGGTAGAGTTGTGGTGATGATTATTCCTGATATTGAATCAGTAAACTTTGGAAGAGGAGTTGGTTATGATATTATAGAACACATACCACCACAAGAAGTTAGTGAAATATCTGCAACAAAAATTAGGGAACAATTAAAACAAGAAGGTAAATTATAATGTTAGAAACAAATAAAATAATTAATGGGGATTGTATCAAAGTGATGGCAAGTCTTCCTGAGTCTTGTGTTGATTTGATAGTAACATCACCTCCATACAACGTGGGGATTGATTACGATAGTTATAACGATAAACAATCTATGGAAGATTATTGGCAGTTTACTAAAGACTGGTTATCAGAGTCTTATAGGATTCTTAAAGACGACGGAAGAATTGCTGTAAACATTCCATACGAAGTTAACGTACAGGATAGGGGCGGGAGAATACTATTCATGTCTGAGTTTTATCAGATTATGAAGAATCTTGGATTTAAATTCTTTGGACTAGTAGACCTCAACGAACAGTCACCACACAGAAGTAAAACCACTGCTTGGGGTTCATGGATGTCTCCGTCAGCACCTTATATCTACAACCCTAAAGAGTGTGTTATTCTTGGATACAAAAAGAATCACATAAAGAAAGTTAAGGGTGAACCACAGTGGAAAGGGGAGTTGGTTGATTTAGAACAAGAAGATGGTACCATCAAACAGAAGATGATGTATCAAGAAGAAGATAAGAAAGAGTTTATGAGTTTGGTTTATGGTCAGTGGGAATACTTTGCAGATACTAAACAACAAACTAAAGCCACCTTTTCAATGGACATTCCAATGAAGGCAATTAAGATTCTTACATACAGGAATGATTTAGTTCTTGACCCATTCACGGGTAGTGGTACTAGTTTAGTTGCTGCTGAAGTTAGTGGAAGACGATGGTTAGGAATAGAATTAAGTGAAAGTTATAGTAAAGTGGCCAAAGATAGAGTCCAACATTTTATAAATAAAAATAGACAAATGGAATTAGGTATATAATTAAAGGGTCATACGACCCTTTTTTTATTTATATGGATATTTATTAAGAAAAATACAGATGGCTGAAATTATTATAAACGAAAGACAATTGGAGATACTCCAAAATTTAATCACAAAAGAAGAAAATCTAAAATTAGCCGAACAAAATTGGGCAAGATTCAACGATAAAGAAAAAGAAATGGTTGTTGAGATGATGAAAGTCTTGCACCCAAAAAAAGCCATGTTAATCAAAGAAGATAAATGGTATAATACTTTAGGTGATGTTGTGGGTATTTTTGACCCTACAGGTGTGGTAGATGCAATAAATGGTATTTCATATATAGGTCAAGGTGATTATTTATTTGGATTTTTATCATTTGTTTCAGCAATACCATATGCTGGTGATTTAATTGCAAAACCTGTGATGGGAGCATTAAAGATTGGTGCACCAAGTGCAAAGGCTTTAAATGGGGTTATGAAATTATCAAAGGCTGGTAAGTCAGCAGAAGCTGCGGCTGAACTAGCTAAAATTTCTAAATCAGGAGGTATCGTAGGAAGTTTTGTTAGTGGTGTTGGAAAATATGCGGGAAAACTTAAAGATTTAGTTTTAAGAATCCCAATGCCAGGTGGAATGAAAAGAACACTTACACAATGGATAGAGTTATTTGAAAAAGGTGCGGTTAAAGGAAAAACGGTTAGATACGGAGCAGGTGTTTTTGCAAAAAATATACCAAAGTTAAGTAAAGATGCCCAAATTGCAGGACTTCAAAAATTAATTAAGGCATCAAAAGAAAGTGGTTTATTTACATCTTATAGGACAACCAAAGGTTTATTGTCGTGGAAAAGTGTTTTCAGAGGAATGCCTCAATTAATAGGAAGAAATGCTTCAGTTAGGTCTTTAATGAGACAAACTAAACTTTGGGCAGGATTTTTAGATTTTGTTGGATTAGGTAATTTTGTTGGTCCTGATGAGGCGTTGAAAGAAATGGGTCAAGAGCAATTAGAATCAAAATTCGCGGAATATCAAAAAACACCCGAAGCTCAGCAATATGCACAAGAAACTTTTGGAGACGCGGAAGTTCCTGATACTCAAACACAACAATCAACAGCAAGTTCTTCTAAACCAACTAATTCAAAAAACCCTATTGGAGACTTTTTTAGTAGTATTTTTGGTGGAGCATCTAAAGGCGAATTTTTAGCCGCATTATAAAAAAAATTAAAAATGAAAGAAGAATTAACACTCAAATTATTACAAATTCAATTACAGTTCAAATTTTTGCATTGGCAAACATTTGGAGACGCTAAACATAAGGCTTATGGTGACATATATGATTTATTAGGTGACATCATAGATAAATTTGTAGAGGCTATGATGGGGAAATATGGTAGAGTTGAATTTGAACCTGAATTTTCAATCATGTTTCAAGATATTAAGTCATTAAGTGTACAAAACTTTATGGATGGAATTACTGAATTTTTAGTAGGTATGTCTGACCATTTAGATTCAAGATATGATAGTGATTTATTAAATCTAAGAGATGAAATGTTGGCCGATATCAATCAATTAAAGTACAGACTTACATTAAAATATTAATATGGTAAAAAAAGTAATAAGACTTACAGAGAATGATTTAACTAATCTTGTTAAGAGAGTTATTTCAGAACAAAATCTTGAAAGAGAATTTGTTAGAGCTATTCAACGATTTTTAATATCTAAAAAAATTACAGGTGATAATAGACAACCCTTAGTTGTTGATGGTAAAACAGATAATAATTTAACATCACAAACTGCACAGGCAATATCAAAATATCAAGCGGCTATCGGATGTCGTCGTACTGAGGGAGTGTGGGGTGAAGAAACTTGGAGCAAAATGCCTCCTAAAGACAAACAAGAATTAGAGGACTTTGTTGCGGAAGAAGGAGGGCTTATTGACCAATTTATAAATTGGATAGGTAAAAAATTCAGAGGGTAATTGAAAAAATTAATTAAAGAGAGTGGTATAAGAGACATTTCGGCTTTAAGGAAGAGATACCCTAAAGCCGAAATTTATTTTCACCAAGATTTAGATGGTGTTACCACTGCGATTGCGATGAAGAAATACCTTGAAAACAATGGTATTGATGTTGTGGGTGCTCATATTATACAATATGGTGATAAAGAGTTTTCAGTTAAAAAGAATGACGCTAGTGGTGATGTAATGCCAGTACTTGTTGATTTTGCACACGGAAAACCAATGTTCAAGATTCACACAGACCATCATGACAAACAAGTTGGTGCTGAAAAAGGAACTTCAAAATCTTTCAGACAAGCTCGTTCAAATGTTGAAACAATATCTCAAGTTGTTTCACCTAAAAAATTGTTCCCAAGTTCAGATGTTTTATTAATTAATACAGTTGATTCTGCAGACTTCGCAAGACAAAACATTACGCCAGACGAAGTGGTAAACTACATCTATAGAATAGATAAAGATAAATCACTTCAAAGAAATAAATTGTTATTAGGATTTGTTATTAACAAATTAATATTAGCATTTAAAAACAAACCAGGATTTTTAGAAAGACTTGTTATGGATTCAGAACCTTCGCTAATGAATATTTTGAACAACATTAAAGAATGGATGAAAGATACTAACGCACCTGAGCCAGAAGAATTACAAAGAAATGCAGAAGACTATAAAGAAAAAATGAAGGGATTTCCCGAAGTACAAGACAATATTATTTACCAATACGGTGGAGGTAGTATGTTCAAGCCTGGGTCATATGACAGGTATACCCCATTTAGAAATAATCCTGATGCAGACTTTCTCATTATGGTTTGGCCGATGGGGTTGGTACAGGCTTCATGTAATCCGTTTAAAAAGGATAGGGAACTTAAGGATGTTAACCTTGGCGAGATTGCCCAAGAGGTTATATCAAGGTGGGAAGGCCAACTTAAAGAAAAGAAAATACCGTTATCATCAATAAAGTGGATTAGTGAAACAAGTGTTAACCCTGAGAGTATTGGGTTTACGTTCCAAGATTTTGATGCGATTTATGGCGGAAAATTTATTGGTGTACCTAACGGAGAAGAGGCATTGATGAGAATTAAAGAAATGATGGAAAAACCATTTAAAGATTTAACGGATAGAGAAAAGAACATATTAGATAATGTATTGATAAATGCTTGGGATTTAATTCAGGCAAACTCAGGTGGACATAAGTGTATAACTAATATCAGCGGATTAAATTATTTGGGTAGAGGTACAAGACCTCCTCAAGGGACGTATCGTTATGACTCAGAGAAAGAAGACCATCCTTATGTTAAATTTACAAAAATGATTGCTCAGGAGTTCAGAAAAAAACTCCAAGAAAAGATTGAGGAATCCAAACAGTCTGTTGAATCTTAATTAATTATTTTTTATATTTTGTGTATGTCAAATAAAGTATACACAAAGAAAGGAGATGACGGAAGTACGAGTCTTTTGTCAGGAAGAAGAATCTCAAAAATGACTTCAGAAATTAAAGCTGTTGGGGTTTTAGATGAATTAAATTCATTCATAGGTTTATTAAGGAGTGAATTGGTATATTCTGAAGCTTCATTTGAAATGATTCAATGGAATCTATTCAATGCAGGGTCCACAATCATTAATGATAATAATGTTGAACTAACTGAGATAAATTCTGAGGATTCAAAAACTCTTGAAGATTGGATGGATAAGATGAATGAAGAACTTCCAGTATTAAAAAACTTTATATTACCCAAAGGAAATAGAGTTGTGAGTTTGGCTCACATTTGTAGAACGGTGTGTAGACGAGCTGAAATTACGGTTCTTGAATGTATTGTTCTTGACAACTTTGTCAAGTTAAATCCTATTACAATTTATTTAAACAGACTAAGTGATTTCTTTTTTGTTTTGGCAAGATACCTTTCACATAAAGATAATATTGAAGAAACTATTTGGAAAAACTAAAAGATATATTCTACAGAATCACCAGGTTGTATATTCAAGTCTTCACAAGTGCCACCTTCTAATTCTAAAACAATATTACCTCTTCCACAATATGACAGACAAGGGTCTTCATTACAAGGAGGACAATCAAAATGAATATTCACAATAACATTATTTTTTATTATGATGATATCAAGTGGTATGATACAATTCTTCATCCAAAAACATTGTTTCTTTCCACCCATTAAAAATAGCAGACCGTCAAACGTAGAGTCAAATCTCTTATACATCATACCGATGGCTTGAGATTTTTTATCTACTAAAGTTTTGACATTAAAAATATTATCATTAATTTTAACTTTCATATATAATAAATACCATGGATAAAAAAAGATACGTAGGAGTGGTGGTAAAACATCAAAACAAACTTCTTTTATGTAAAAGAAACAATTTGGGTTCATTCCCTGGAATGTGGTCAATACCTGGAGGTAAGTTAGAAGAGAATGAAACTACTCAAGAAGGAGCCAAAAGAGAATTCTTTGAAGAGACAGCATTAAACATTAATGACGTTGAATTAACATTTGTTGGTTTAATACCACGACATACCAGAGATGGTAAGAAGGTTAAAGGGTTCATGTATGTATATTTATTGAACGTAGAGTTTCCATTATATCCTGATTTATTAAATGCAATAGATGGGGAAGAACATACAGAGTGTGGGTACTTTACATTAGAAGAAATTAAACCTGAAACATCAGGTGAGTATTTTTATAAACTTGCTGAAATAATTCTATCATGAAAATATTATTCATTGTTTGGTTTGTAGTGTCAATTGTTGCCAATGTATGGGCATACATTCATATGACCAAAAAAGCGAAAGAAGAAATAAAAAAATTAAATAATTTAAAATGAATCTATTAATTGGTATAGGTATAGTAATGTTTATTTTTGCTGTGTACTGTTGTATTGACATGAACAGACAATTAAAAAAAATTGTTGAAAAACTTGATAATTAAAAAAAAAGTTATTACCTTTGTAAGACTTTGATGAAAATGGAGATATTTATATTTCCACACCTGAAAAGGTGAACATCCCCAAAAAAAAGTTTCATAAAAATTTGACGGTGTCAAAACTGTTGATTACCTTTGTGAGACAACCTTATCCCACAAGTGAAAAGATTGAGAGATTTCAGTAACTTGTGGGGTTTTTTATCGGATGTTGTTTAGCTCTTTAAAAATTTGATTACACCCGCTGGTACAACCAGCGCATGACGTGGATAGGTGACCGTGGGGAAGTGGGATTGTAATCATTAAGATATATCGTGAGGTAGAGCAGTGGTAGCTCGGAAGGCTCATAACCTTTAGGTCGCGAGTTCGAATCTCGCCCTCGCAACAAAAAAGATTTGACGAATTGAAAAGTTCTTCTTATCTTTGAAAAACAAACGACGAGAGTTGTTTGTTCTTTGAAATGATAACCGAATAAACCTGTCCTATTACGAGTAGGGGGTCTTAAGAATTATTCGTTGTATTATCGGCTCAAAAAAACTTACAAAAAGATTTGACAGTTTCAAAACTTTCATTTACCTTTGTAAGACAAGTGAAGAGAAGGGGTAGTAAAGGTTCCAAGTTTACTTGGTCGTAAAGTTTCCCCTTTTCTTCATTCTTTAAAAAGTTCTTTGAATAAAAATATTGTCTGTTCAGAATGTTTGATGATGAGACCTTCGGGTTGATTTTGAGTAACAAACTGATAAGATATATTGGGCGGTCTATAGTCCATAAAATAAACCATGAAAGTGGTATAAAGTGATTTGTTCTTGATTGGAACGGTTGCGGCTTCGGAAACGGAGCTCGAGTAGACAAACGAGATATCATCTGACCTTTAGTATTGAGGGTAACACTGTAGGGAAAGTGGTTAGATGACTAAGCGATGTGGGTCGTTTAGTTGAGGTGGGAACACCGATAAGAATAACTCGTAGGGCTGTTGTAAGAAGTATGGTCGTCCAACTATACAATTGCGGAGTTCAATATTAGAGTAGATTTAAAACCGAAAGGTAAGAGTTCGTACAGGTGGTGCTGTTGTTCTCCTTATCAGAGACCTACCAAGGTTTCAGTTATGAAATAGACTCAAAGTATGGAGGTCGGGAGACTTCAAGGTGTAGTTCAGCATTGTCTCGTTCAAAAGATGGGGCATCTGGTTTGACGAACCGCTACATCTATCATCCACAAATCAAACTTTTACTTTCAAATGGTGAAAACTAAAATAAATAAAAGGAAAAGTGTTCGTCAGTCGTGGTAGACAGGTCACTACTTAGTCATGAGTTGTTCATGGCCGTAAAGGGTCCCAAACCCGATACGATTGTTTTGAAAGTTCTCTAATCCCGCAAGGATGAGTTTGGGTGGCAACCTAGAAGAGTGATGAGTAAGAATAGAGTATATTACGACTTTAGGATTGGTTAATCTAATTGACCGTGACTGAGAGGTACTTCTCAAAAGGAAGTGGAAATCGGAGGAAACAATAATCTCCTGTAAAGTCTCTCACAAGATGGTGTATTCTCAACCTATTTTGCCTTAACCCTGTCCGTTTCTACGGATGGGGTTTTTTGTTTTTTGATATATTTATTATTATGAATTTAAATAACGATAAATTAGTAATAGAAGAGCTTTCAAGGATGAAATCTCTTTTTGGATATGAAAGAGGTAAAGTTATCTCTGAACAAGTTGTTTCTAATACACCTAACTATGGATTTAAAAATCCATATGGATTTACCACAACAACACCCTCTCCTTCAGCACCTGCAGAAAAAACTTTACCTGATGTAACCGTTAAGAGTACTTTAACTCCAAGACAAAAAAACATTAATAATGCTTTTTGTGCCGTTAAAAATGGTGCTATTGTAAATCCTTCATCGGCAAATAATGGAGTAAAATGGGTTGATTTTATTACGACTTATAAGGTTACAACGGCAGAAATTGCGACATCTCAAAAAAAATGTCCTAATAGTGAAGTCGCGGTCAAAACTAAAACACCAAGAAAACCAGACCCAAAGGTTATTGAATTACAAAAAACATTGGTTGGTACAATAGTTAAAGGAAGAAAATTTACTGATGATGATGTTGATGGGTTTATGGGACCAATAACAAGAGCCGCTCAACAACAAATGACACAACAAAAGAGTCAAGACCAATTAAAACAACCAGCAACTCAAGATGCAGTAGTTACACAACCTCAACAAAATGATGTAGTTACACAAGAACCACCACCAGAGCCAGGACAAACTGGAGATTATAAAAATGGTTGGTATTGGAATGAAAAAAGTCAAGAATGGTATCAACCTCAATAATATAAAACCCTCCACATCGGAGGGTTTTTTGTTTTGGTTAAATGAAAAAAAAGTCGTATCTTTGTCATATAACAAAACTTAAAATATATGTTTGACAAATTAATTGACCTCGTGGTAACCTTTATTCATGACATTCTTCCATTTAAAATCGTTGACCAATGGGAAGCTGGTGTTCATCTTAAAACAGGTAGATTCCATCGTGTAGTTTCTCCTGGATTAAATTGGAAAATACCTTTCTTTGATAAAATTTGGGTAACACCAATCATCACTCAAACCGTGAATTTAAGTCCTCAAACTTTAACCACATTGGATGAACGTTCTGTGGTTCTAACTTCAATAGTTAGGTACCATGTGGTTAACGTACAAAGTTTTTTATTGAATGTAATGCATGCCAATGACGTATTAATTGATATGACTCAGGGAATTATTCGTGATATCGTTGAGACTACTAACTGGGATGATTTAGTTGACTTAACAAACATAGTTACACCTGCGGTAAATGATGAAGTTGCTAAATGGGGTATTGTTGTTGAAGCGGTTAAATTTCCTGACTTAGGTGAAATTAAAACTTACCGTATAATTGGTGACGTAAATCAAAAAGGTACTGTACAAACCGTAACAGGTATTGAATAATTATTTTGTAAATTAAAATAAAATAACTATTTTTGTATTCTAAATCACTACAACATGAATATGGCATCCCACACTATCAAGATTCAACACGAGACCTTTGGAGTACTTTTGAACGAAACATTTGTAAATGGAACTCAATTCAAATTGTTTTTGAAGATGGTTCAAGGGTGTGTAGAACTTAAAAATGATTTGACATTCTTCAATGGTGTGGACTTCTTTGTTCACGTACCACACAAACACTTGGTTAATTCAATTATCACAACTAATGTTGATACTTACACTTTAGCTGAGCATCTTATTAATAAATCTAAAATGGAGGCGTTAGAAACAAAATGAGTACACTTAAAAATTTAATAAAAATTGCCGCGATGGGTGCTGTGGTATACGGTGCTTACAAGTATGGTAAAAGTGTTGGTGATAAATCAATACAACCTGAAAAAAAAGAAAACCCATTTCCTGAACTTACCAAATATCCATTTGTTGAAGTTGATGAAAGTGAAACTGAAATACAACAGGTTACTGAGTTAATTCAAGAACTTAGAACCAAACCAAACAAGACACAAAAAGATAGATACAATATTGAGCTACTTGAAGTTAAACTTAAACAATTAAAAAGTAAAAAATGATTACAATAGAAAATATTATTGAATGGTCACAACCACATCCTCTTGACGGAGGTAAAATGACTCGTATTCATAACGATGAAATTGAATTTTCAATCGTGGGAGGAAGAAGTGGATTATACGGCGACTTTAAAGATGATTTTGAGGTTGCGGTTATTGATAAAAAAAATGGTGAATTTGTCACAAAGTTTTTCAAACCCGAACTTAGCGATGATGTTATTGGTTATATGAAAAAAGAAGATTTGGAAGAATTTGTTAATCAAATATTCAAAAAAGGTTTCCAAGTTAATTAAAACTTGGTGGTGGAGGCTGTCTAAACCAGACGGCCCTAAAGGAGAGACTTTGGTCTCTCTTTTTTTATACGTTATTAACAATATCTCTTTGGTCATCCCACCAAACACCAAACCCACAATTCTTGTAAACTAATTTGTTACAATCTTCTCTGATATCATCAACCATTGTATCAAAGTCATCCCAATCTCCCATACCAACCCAATCAGCTATTTCTTGAATTGTTCTGTAACTTTCATTACCATCATCATCTCTGAAAAAAATATTAGTATCACCCCAAGTCCAATCACACAATACAGTTGTTTCATCGTTGTCTAAATCAAGACGTGGATTATGTAATTTGATGTAGGCGTATTGTTGAGGGTCATCTAAATCTTGGATTTTTATACCTTCAGGTGTTGAAATTTTATCAAGTGCTTTTTCTGTGAACTCATCGGCTTTCTCCTGTCCGATTTCTGCGACTAAATCAGGAAGAAATTCTTCTAAGTCGTAATCAACCATTTTGGCAATAGATTGTACGTCAGGATTTGGATACCCAACTTTATTTAATACTTTCAAAAATCTATTTAAGTCACTCATCTTTTTTGGTATGCTCTCATATTATCTTCTCTTGTGTCTAAGTACATTTCGTTATCTAAAAACATCTTAGGATTATCATTGTAGTAAGAACAATAAATTTCATTGGTATTAACCCAATCGGCAAAACGCATCCACTTCTCTTCAATCTTTAGTTTTATATAATCATCCCTTAGACTGTCAAAATCATATTCGCTCATTGTGATGTCGGTATCTCCTTCTGTGTATTCACATCTGTCTTTAATTTGTTTGTTCCAAGTTACGATAAAATATCTTTCATAATCGTAATCGTCAGTTTCAATTTGACCGTTTCCGTCGCATTCGTCACAAGTTTCTATGCCACCACGACAGTTATCGCAATTCATTGTTCCATCTCCACCACATTCATCACATGAAACAACTCCATCTCCATCACAGTCATCACATTTTACCATCTCACCACCATCACCATCTTCTACTTCTCCACTTCCACTACATTGAGGACATTCCATTTCACCTGAAGTATCACATACGTCACAATCAACTTTACCATCACCATCACATACGTCACAACTAAGTTCACCATTTCCACCACAGTTATCACAATCTTCTTTGTGGTTATCTCCTGAGTTATAAAAAAGAACTGCAAATCCAATTTGATTCAACATTTTATCTCCAAGGTTGAATGAATCTGTTTGTCCCAACGAATAACAGTAAAATGTTAATTTAAGTGCATTTTCAGGAGACATATGTTGGAAATAGTCCTTTTGTTTTCTCATCAAATGAACCAAACTGTAATAGGTGTCCTGTGGAGTTGAATTATTCATTAATAACTCCGTAATATTCTTGGCTAATCTTTTAAATTTGTCACTCATATTATTCTGTTGTGTAAGTAAACTTATAACCTAAATCAAAAATATGTTTTTCGTCAACTTTGTATTCTATTGAAAAAACCATAGGGTCTGTGGCGAAACAATTTGAGTTTTTTCCTTCAACTATTTTACCGTCTTCGGTTATAACATATTCACTTAAGATATCTCTTAGTTTTTCGGACATTCTTTGAATATCATGGGCGAAAGAATACATTTCAAATTCTAAGGAACCATTATAATCAAATTTGACATCAACATCGTAATTTGCTAATTTAGTATGATTTTGGTCAATATAATCAAATTCAACGTAAACGTTCATGACTTCAAACATTTTAGGTTTGGCATTCATGATAATCAAATATTTTAGTTTTTCCGATAAAACTTCTTCGTTAATCATGTTAATAAATACCTTTATTTTATATTAGTGACATCATATATTTTAAAAAACTAATTTTATGTCAATTAAAGTAACTTTAACTGAAAAAGAAATCCTTGATACACCAAACGATGCTATGTTGGGTGAGTTAACAAGAAACAAATACTGGCAAGCCAGAAGGGACCACGAAGGACCTCAATATGATGACGAACACTTCGCTATGGTTATCGGAGATGACGGTCTTGTTAAGTCTATAATTCGTCCTTATAGGTGTTCTATCTGTGGTGGGGACACTTCAGAAGTTGAATATGATTATTTGGTTGGTTATGACCATTTGGGTTGTGTTCTTAAAGAAGAATCAGAAAGACCTGATAATTTTGACAAATGTGTTATCTGTGGAAAAGAAACACCATACCTACGTTCTACTCACATTGACTTAAGAGAAGGTTATGTTGAGGGCGGAGGACAAGGATGTTATCAACCAAACATTTGTGGTAAGTAATGGGTTCGGGTATACCAGGGTATAACATATCTCAAAAATATAAATGTTTTTGGGTAGCTCCAAGTAGAACAGGAAGTAGAACCGTTGCGCAGATTTTAACTCATTATGGTTTTAAATTTAATGGTGAACCTGTTTTTTATTATGAATCTTACAATTACAGTCACATCACCACAGATGTAAATCAATATCCAGATTATGATTTCATCTGTAATGCGAGAAATCCTTATGGTAGAGTTTATTCTCATTTTCAAAATTACGGTGATAAGTTCAAACTTAAAACTAAAAGTAATTTTAGGGAGTACGTTGAGATGAAAATGTGGAAAGAAAATAGTCTACATTATCCAGTCTTAACAAAAAAACCTGACTATATTCTCAGACTTGAACACCTAAAGGAAGACTTAATGAAGATACCTTTTATTCTTGATAAGTTAACCGAAAGACAGTTAGATTTATATTTGGAACATGGGAAAACCCTTGAACCTTGGGAACCTCATTATGACGATGATATTAAAGAAATTGTATATGAGGACTTCAAAGACCATTTTTATTTTTTTAATTATGAAAAATAATTTTGGCTGGTAAATTTAGGTTCCTTATCTTTGTATTCACAAAACACAAGATATATGACAAACACACCAACAATCCCAGTAGTAAAGTTAACAACAGGTACATTAGCAGGAGACGTTTTCTACGGCTCTTTTGACACCACAGTAAAGAACAAAAGAATCTCTGTTATGGTTTCTAACCATATCAAAGATGTAAATCAAGAATATGAATTCCGTATTGCTAACAAATGTCAGGCGGGGTTTGTTAATATCCATGACAGTAAAGGTACTGCATCTGACATGATGAGAGGATGGTCTAAAAATTCTCTTGTTAACATCCAAGTAAAACATACATGGGAGAATGGAACTGTGGTTTGGCACAATGTATTCACAACTAAAGGAGGTAAATGGTATTCAATTGACCGTGGATTTCTTGAGGTAATGACGGTGGGAACTATGAGACAATCTTTTCCTGATATGTGTGATATGAAATTGTGGGAGTTGGTTAACACAAAAACTTGGGCGGACAGAGCCTTCGTTCAAAATTAATAAAAATAAAGTCCCCGAAAGGGGATTTTTTATTTTGCCATATTGTATGGATTCATTATCTTTGTATTCACAAAACGATAAAATTATGACTACTACCACTACCACATTAGACAGAGTTCGCAACTACCAAGGTGACAACTCATTTGTATTGAAAATGAAAACCGTTGTTTCAAAATACGGTGGATTAACCGAGAAACAAATGCAAGCGGTTGAGAAATGTCTCAACGCAACTGCCAAAGTTAATATGGAAGAACTTCCTGAAGACCTTAAACGCATCGTGGATTACACAGGAGAAAATTCCTTCGTTAAGGACATTGCGGTAAAATTAAAACAATACGGTTCTTTGACTGAAAATCAAAAGTCTTTCGCTGTTAAACAAATCCAAAAGGAAGAGGACAAAGAGAAAACCATCCGTATGAATTGGCCGACCATTGGTGAGACAATCAAGTTAGGTCGTAAGGTTGGAGTTCAATTGAAGGAGAAGTATAACTTACAGTTCAATCCAATTTTGATTGACATCACAGCATTAAAGGCGGTATCACCTAAAGCGGTTCTATTCACAGGGAAGATGACTGTTAAACGTGGTAAGGTTTGTACATGTTGTATGAAAACTTTAACCGATGAGTTTTCAATGTTAACAGGTTTAGGTAAGATTTGTGCTGGTCATATGAGAGTTGAATATATCACAGATGCGTCACAAGCAGACCGTTTTCGTGAAGATTATTTAAAAAGAGTTGAAGAAATCGGTGAAATGGAATTTTGGGTCCCAAGGTCCCAAATCAAGAAATGGGACGGTATGACCGAGGCAATTTTAAGAACGATGTAGTTCAAAAACCCCACTTAGGGGTTTTTTCATTTTTATAAAGATATTTATTAAGGAATATGAATCCCATCCGCCTTTCCAAAAGAATAGGTGAATGGGATTTTTATTTAATAAACATTAAACAAAACGAGAATGAAGAAAAAATTTTTGTTGTTTTTTGCTATCGTATGTTCGCTAGTATCGTTCGGACAAAACCACAAACAGGGATGGGATGTCTCAGTGGGACCGACATTATTTGCACCGATGGCAAAGAACGTTGATTGGAACTCCAAGGCTTGGGGTCAAACTGTGAAATTCAATAAGAATAACATGGTTGTAACTTTAGGTTTTATGCAGGACAAGAACAATTTTGTTGTTGCACCTGTGTTAGTTGGGGGTCGAAAGCACCTTAATCATAACCTATATTTAGGTCTTGATGCTGGTGTTACTTTTTTCCACGGTCAAAAGGGACAATTTACTTATGTTCCTTCCCTTGGTTACAAGATAAACAAAAAATGGTGCTTAGAACAATCACTTCTAAGGACTGTTAAGGATGGTAAGACTTCCAACCGTGTAGGATTTGGATTGCTTTACAATCTTTAAAGTCAAAAAAAAAACAAAAAATTCATATGGAGCAACTAGAATTTTTATGGCATTGGCATTTCCTATTAGGGGTGCTTGTCGGAATTGTGGTGGGACCACATGTTCACAAACTTGTTTCAAAATTTAAGAAATAAGTAAAAGACCCCCGATTTTCGGGGGTTTTTTATTGTCTTAAGTATTTATAGACATGAAGTATGTAATCTCAGAAAAACAACTTAAAACATTTTTAAATGAGGGTAAGGAACCATCCACTCCAATTATTTTAAAACTGTTCAAAGTATTAGACGAAGAGAAGAAGAAAAAGAAAAAAAGAGCTGAGATTCTTGAGGTGATTGAAAATTTATCACCATACATGAATATACCTGCTGATTATTCGTTGTATCTGTTAGAGTTATATCTTTTAAACTACAGAAAGGATGGGGACTATTCAGGATTAACAAAAGATAATTTTGTTGACCCAAGAAAACAACAAGGTAAAACTACCTCAAACACAAAAGCAAATTTATATACTGTTGCTCAAATGCCATTCAAAGGAAATAATCTTGTCGGACAGTGGAGAAAAGATTATAATGGTAATCCTTATTATGAAGTTGTTTCTTACAATTGGTACCCTGTTTACCTATTCAAAGACGATAAGTGGTATGAAGTTACTGGTAGATATTCATCTTCAACATCAAAACAAATGAATAATGCAAATCCTGTTGAATGGAGTGGTGAGTTACAAGAGGTGGTTTATTTATTATCACAAGAAGAGATGAAGATGTTAAAACAAGGGGCTACTCATGAGGAAGTAATGAAACATAAGTTAAAGAAACTTAAAGAGTTTGAGCCAGAATTAACCAAAAGAAAGAAAACTGCAAAAGTTTATAAATGGCACGGAGAAGCTGAAACAGCCAACGCAAATATTAAATTTAAAATTAAATCAGTTGAAGAAGAAGGTGATAAGGCGATTGTTACAGTTGATATTCTTGACGTAGTTCACAGGGGAGATGATGGAGAAGAACCTACCCCACAAAACTATTTGAAAGGGGAAATGAAGGGAATGAATAAAGAAATTGCTGAGGAGAAAGTTAAAGTTAAAATTATGGAGATTCTTAGAGATTACATGGCAACAAGATTTAGACAGAATGGTGAAGACCCACCAATACAAAACATATTTTTCAAATATAATCATTTAAAAAAATAATTAAAACCCTCAATTTGATTGGGGGTTTTTTATTTCTTATCATTGTAAAAAATAAAATTATGACACCACATTTACAAGAACTAATAGACAACAACGAAGTATCTGAAATAGAAATTGTTGAGTTTTTATCTACATTAAAAAAACTTTCCAAGAACAATGTTATGGATAGTAAAAATTTCCAATTGGTGTTAGACCATTTTGGTTTGAAAGAGAAAGAAGGATGGATTAAATTTGGTGATGATGTCAAATATAAATTAGACTAATGACACACCATAAAAGACATCAACAGATGATGTTTGATATTTTAAACAATTTTGACTTTCAAAAGGTTCACGACACCATGAAATGTCTTAACTGGACTTGGTACCCAAAAGGTATTCCAACAGCGGATTATATTGTATTTAGTGCTCGTGAAAAGATTGAGTCGGTAATCAAAAATTGTTTGTTAGATGCTAAACCAGACCAAGAATATTTTGTATCAAGTGGTGGATTAAAGGCAACTGCAATTAAAGATGACTATGGACAAATTACTTTTCTTGAATTAGAATTTATATTAACTAGTTGGGAATTGAATGACCCTTATGAAATATGAAAACAAAAAAACCAAGTGCAATAGTTTACGGATGGTATAAAGAAGGCGAAGAGATATTAATCTCTGACATTTATTTTGAAGAAGGTTTAGAGGATGAAGTTGTTGTTTACGCTCTCCCATATACTAACGATGTTGTTGGTGATTTTTCAAAATATCAACCCGACCTTATCATTTCGTTTTTTGATGAGATTAATGTTCCGCACTATTATTTAAAACAACTCCATATTCATTTTGATGAGATGCATGGGGATAATGTATTAGCAAATATAATTGTTTGCCAAACTGTTTTTAGACATACAAAAGTTATTAGACCAAGATTTTCAGTCTTTACTCCAACATATAAAACAGGAGAAAGAATCAAAAGAACTTATCAAAGTTTGGTTAATCAAACATTTTCTAATTGGGAATGGGTTGTTGTTGATGATTCTCCTGATGACGAAACTTGGAAAATTTTACAAGAGATTTCCAATTATGATTACCGTGTAAAGTTACACAAAATATATCCAGTATCAGGTGGTAATGTTGGACTTGCAAAACACAGGGCGGCAATGCTTGGTGACGGTGATTGGTTGGTTGAGTTAGACCACGACGATTATTTAATTAGCACTTGTTTAGAAACCTGTAATGACGCCATCTTGAAACATCCTGATGGGGGATTTTTATATACAGATGTATGTGAACTTTATGAGGATGGTGAGATGAAATCATATGACCATGATTGGTCAGGTAATTGGTATGGAAGACCTGACAACTTTTTTGATTTTGGATATGCGGGACATAGTTGGGTTAATGCGGATGGAAAAGATTACTTATCTCATTGGTACCCCGATATCAACCCACTAACGATTAGATTCAACATCTCAATGCCAGACCACGTAAGAATGTGGGAACGTAACCTTTATCATCAAATCGGTGGACATAATAAAAATACACCTGTTGCAGATGATTTGGAAATGATTATTAGAAGTTTCTTACACACACGATTTATTCACGTAAAACGTATGTTATATTTACAATACAACAATAGAAATAGTACCGTTGATAATAACGCACAAGATATAAACCGAAGAGCAAGATTAATAAGAGATTATTATGATATTGCAATTCACAATCGTATTACTGAATTAGGGTTTGAAGATTGGTGTTGGAATGAAGATAGGCAACATTCACATAAATTCCAAAACCACCAACCTGAAAAAAGATTTTACGATAAAGAAGAAGTAATGAATTACATTTATGAATAAGAAAACCAAAATATGTTTAAACGCAATGGTTGGCAATGAAGCCAAGACCATTCTAAGAATGCTAGAGTCAGTGGCTCTTCACATAGATTATTGGGTCATCCAATGCAATGGCAAAGAAGATAATACAAGTCAAATTATTAACGAATTTTTTGACGAACAAGGAATTCCTGGATTTACTTATGAAACTGATTGGAATTATCCAGGATTTAATAGAGACCACACTCTTCAAGAAGCACTTAAAGCTGACCACGGATGTGATTGGATTTTAAGAATGGATGCTGATGAGAGACTTCACGTTGATGAGGATTTTGATTGGTCATTACTTGATGATACATCAGTACAGAGTTATAATATGGGCGCTGAGGCTGGAGATACAAAATATTTCAGAACATGGTTTTGGAATAGTAAGTTACCATGGTTCTTTCAACATGACAAAAGACACGAAACAATTCATTTACCTGAAATTGGTGAAGGGTTCCAAAGAAATAATATGCCTTGGGGATTTAGACACAAGGTATCACAAGATGGTGAGACTTGGCACGTACCAAGAAAGTTTTTGAATGATGCTTTAGAATTAGAAAAAGATAAAGTTGTTGGGTATAAAGTTTTAGAAGATTATTATCATTTGTGGTATATTGCTAAAAGTTATGCCGATAGTTATGGAAATCCAGATGAATTACCTTTTGGTAAAATTCATTCTGATGAATATGCCAGACGTTCAATATGGTACTACGAAAGATTCTTAGAATTAACACATGATTGGAGTAATTCAAAAACTGCTAAAGGTAAAGACGAAATGTGTTATTATGCGTTGATTATGATGGCACATGCACATAGTTTTATTGGAAATATAAAAGAAGCTGAAGAACATTTTTTATTGGCTGAACAATTTCAACCTGAAAGAAATGAACACTTGGTTTACTTGTGTATCTTTTTAGAAAATGAGGGAAGACAAAATGATATGATGCAATATATTGACAAAATGTTACAATCCGAAAGAGTAAATCCGTTTCCAAATCTAAGTTTTTTAATTGAAAACAGGGCTTATTATAATACAGGAGATTATCTAATTAAACTTAAAGAAAAAATTCAAAAAAAATCCGAAGAGTTTTCAATTAATTTAGATTCCATTACTTTTGATTTCAAATGATTTTAATGAAAAAACCATATGATTACTTAATAGTTGGAGCGGGACCTTATGGTTCCGTTTCTGCGTATGAATTAACCAAGAGAGGTAAGAAATGTTTGGTCATAGATAAACGTGATGTTATTGGTGGTAATTGTTATACTGAAAACGTAAACAATATTCATGTTCACAAATACGGAGCACACATATTTCATACCAACGACAAATATATTTGGGATTACGTAAATCAGTTTGCCGAATTTAAACAATATACACATAATGTTATTGCGAATTACAAAGGAGAAATGTACACACTCCCATTTAATATGTGGACATTCAATCAATTGTGGGGTGTTAAAACTCAAGAAGAAGCCGAAGCAATCATTGAAAAACAAAAATACAAAGGTAAAATTCAAAACCTTGAAGACCAAGCAAGGTCAATGGTTGGCGATGATGTATACGAAAAACTTATCAAAGGGTATACAGTCAAACAATGGGATAAGCCATGTTCAGAGTTACCACCATCAATCATCAAAAGACTCCCAGTAAGATTTACTTGGGATAGTAACTACTTCAACGACAAGTATACTGGGATGCCTGTTGGGGGTTATACTCAAATATTTGAAAAGATGTTAAATTGTTGTGAGGTTAAGTTGGGTGTAGATTATTTTGAAAATAGGGATTATTATGATAGTCTTGCCGACAAAGTTATCTACACAGGACCAATTGATAGATATTTTGATTACCAGTTTGGTAAGTTAGAATATAGGAGCCTAAAATGGGAAACAGAAATACTTGAGAAAGATAATTTCCAAGGAGTTCCCGTGGTAAACTATACTGACTTAAAGATTTCATATACAAGAATATTAGAACATAAGTGGTTTGACCATCAGAACCAAAAGGGTACAATTATTAGTTATGAATATCCTGCCGCTTACGATGGTAAGAATGAACCATATTACCCTATTAGAGACGATAAAAACACTCAGGTCTATACCAAGTATCAAGAACTAACTAAACCTCTTAAAAACGTTTATTTTGGGGGTAGATTGGCGACGTATGTTTATTATGATATGCATCAAATAATTGCTCAGGCATTAAAGATGATAGGGCACCTTGACGAATCTGAAAAATAGACTATATTTTAAAAAAAAAATAACATGACAATCAAACAAGCCTTAAAGTACAAGAATAAACTTGTATCTAAAATGAATATTGAATTTAACAGAGCTCACCAATACAATTCAGTTGAGGATGGAGAAAAAAGACCATACTCTGCCAGTGATTCACTTTCAAAATATTTTGAATTGAGTAATGAATTGGTTGAATTAAAAACCAAATTACATAAAGCAAACGCTGAGGTTTATGATAAGATATTTCTTTTATCTGAACTTAAATCAAGAATTAGTAAGTTACAAATTTTAGATTGTAATGAAGGTAAAGTTTCTGATAGATTCAGTCGTATACATGGAGACGCTCCTGTAGTTAAAACTGCTCAAATTACAATCTTAGAAAGAGATATGTTGGTTCAAGAAATTGAGTCAAAAATTGAAGAAGTTCAAGAAGAATTGGACTTACATAATGCAACTACTGAGATTTAATATATTGGGGTTAGGTTTAAAGGAAAATTGTTTATTGATTGTTCGCTTCATGTGAACTTTACAACATATAATCTGAAAAATGTGATGCAAGACATTGATTCGTATTCAAACTTCAACAGTCAACATTTCAAGTTTCATCATTCTATTCTTTTAAAACTCATTCAAACTTAAACTTTTGAACTTTTTACTTAACCCTTTTTTTCCTTTCTTTATTCATGATATTTATAATCATGAAACTCGTTCTAAAAAATTCAAACAAATTATTTGACACAACTCAAAATGAGACTGTTAAAGAGTTTGTTAAATTTATCAGAAAACAATTACCCCTTCAAAAAGACACCACTGTTACTTTTTTAGAAAAACGTGACCAATCAATGACTACAGGCGTTAGGAGACCTAATAGTGAAATTTTTGTGTTGACCTCCAAAAGATTATTAATTGATGTGTTAAGAACTTTAGCCCACGAATGGGTACATGAATACCAACATCAAAAAATGGGACTTGAGGACGACAAACCTGTGCAGGATATTGGTGGTAAAGTAGAAAACATGGCAAATGCTTTGGGTGGTATTATGGTAAAAAAGTTTGAAAAAGAGTTCCCTAAATATGAAAACGCATTATACGGAGAACATGAATCTTAACGAACAAATCTCAAGAATCAGAGGATTAATTTATGAGTTGGCACCACATTCAAGTGGGGTTCAAGAATTTATTGCTAAAGTCCAAGAGAAACCAGAACTTTTGAAACATATGAATTTCAGAAACATAGAAGATTTATTAGATTATATTGACAACGCTAATTACGAAGAGTTTTCTCAATTAAGAGATGAAGTTAATCATTTTATTAGTAGAAGAAAAAAATACTTCCAAAGTGAAATGGATGAGTTTGAAAGGGCTGCACAAGATTTAAGTAGAGATGAAGGAATTGAAATATCTGTTAATCAATTATTAGATGCGTTTGAAAAATCCAAAGAAGTTAAAATATCTAATGATGTTTGGAGTAGACTAGAGAATACTGAATCTAATCAAATCAAGAAAGGTGAAATAAATAAAGTTATTGCTTTAGCCAAACAATATAACAAACAACATCCAAAAGAACTTAAGAAGGCATTATTAAGTGGAGATTACAGAAGACCACTTATCTTAAAGTTTGGTGATAGATATCATTTAGTTGCTGGTAACACAAGATTATGTACTGCAGCAGCTCTTGGAATACAACCACAAGTTTTAATAGGTGAAATTTAATTATAAGGTTCAAAAATAAGAGAACATTCCTCATCTTCAAGAATAATTCTTTCGGCTTCTTCTTCTCTTAAAGCAATTGTTGATTCAACTTGACCTGAATTACTTAATAGATTTACAATCCAAAGACCTGCTTGGTGTTTAGTTAACTCAATAAGACTTCCTGGCATAAGTCCCATCTCCATAAGCCTTAATCTCATACACACCTTACAATTTTCACATTCAATTTTTTCAGGAACATTTTTAATAAGAAATATTTGTCCTGCGTTTTGGTTTTTTAAAATCATCCTTAATAAATATAATTCATTTGAAATATAGGAAAAGTTTTCTTATTATTGTAGTATGAAGTACAGAACAAGAAAACTTATTAAACCAGAAGACTTAAACCCAAGAAGAACATTGTTTGGCGGAAAGGTTCTTCAATGGATTGATGAAGAAGCGTCCATCTTTGCAATATGTCAATTGAATAGTCCAAATATAGTGACAAAAGCAATGTCGGCAATAAATTTTGTTTCCACGGCAGTTGTTGGTGATATAATTGAATTTGGGATGGAACTTGTTAAAGTTGGAAATACATCAATAACTATGGCTTGTGATGTTAGAAACAAAATAACAAAACAATCTATTGTAAAAATAGATGAAATTGTTTTTGTACTTTTAGATGAAAACGGAAAACCTACACCTCACGGAAAAAATAAAGAAATATGAAAGAATTAGACTTACACGGATTATCACATGAAGAAGTTTGGGATGTTGTTGAAAACTTCGTACTAATGAACTCAGAAGAATTACCTTTAAAAATTATTACAGGTAATTCAGACAGAATGAAAGAGATTGTTACAGGAGTGTTGGACTCTTATGACTACGTGTATGAAACACCTGCACATAACGGAGGAGAAATAATTGTTTTAGAAGATAGAGATACAATATTTGATTAACTTTTCCAAGAGTCTTTATCATATCCAAACAGTTCAAATGAATCTGGATGATTATAATATACTAAATCGGCTAAAGATTGGTCATAGTATTTTTTCCAATAATCTCCTCCCTCATTAATTGAATTGTTCAATCTTATTTTGGTTAAAGTTTCCAATTCGCCTGACAAATTAAATCCATGGTTGGGAACAAATGGTAATTTTAACCAATCTTCGTATAAATGTTCTAATCTTATAATATAATCAGGTTTTCTTTGATGAAAACATTGACAACAACCGTCAACATCAAATGGATTTTGCATCATATTTTCAACCCTAGATTTCAAAAATTGATAAATGAATGAAAAATCATTATGTTTACTAAATTCACCATCATTTATACCTGACCTTGAAATAATCATTGAATAAGGATTTCTTACTGATATAACAAATTTATAATCCCAATGATTCTCAAAAAAATTACAAGTGTGATTATGTCTAACTCCTGTTTTAAAATTAGATAATTTTTTTGTTTCCAAATTTAAATCTGCAGATTGAAAACCCAACATATCCAAAATAGTGGTGAAATGAGTGGACCCAGTTCTTTCAGGAGTCCAACAAAAAAATTTGTATTTTTCAGAAATATTTATCGGTTTAATATGATTCATACAATCAAAAATATGACAACAAATAATAAAGAAAACAGAATAGATGGAATTTATATTCCATTAAAAGTTGGAGATATAATTTACACAGGTAGATTTAGAAATAAGAAAACAACTGTAAAAACAATTGGTAAAGATGAATACGGAATGCCAACTGTTAACGGAAAGAGAGTTATGAACTTTAGGATATTGTCTGAAGATAAAAATTAGTTACCACTCAAAAAATGTGTTTGTATTTGTTGATTCGTAGTTTAAGATAAACGGCATTCCCGTTGATTTACGTATCATTCGTTCCAAATCATAAGTTAAGTCATCCGCATCAAAATCTCCTCGTCTTATTGAAGAATAGTATACCATGAGTTTTACACTCATGTATTTCTCTTCCTGTTCTCTATTACTGTGTTTTATTGTAACCCACTCCGCTTCAGTAACTTTAACTTTTTCAAGCTGTTCAATTTGTTTACAAGATTCGTCTCCAACATCTCCTTGATAATCATCGGCACCATTATCACAAACTCTACGAATATAATCCATTCTATTATCAATAAGGTCTTGAAAAAATTGGATATGTTTTTGTGATTCCAAAATTACATTGTATTGAGATTCGTTTATTACGTACTTCATTAGTTGCTGGAAATTATAAATCTTACTTTATCCAAAGGATATCCTTCTTGTGAGATAGGGCTTGTTGATGTTAATCCCATCATATTTGCAATTGATGCAAACTCTTTTTTAAAGTTTTCTAATTGTGTTCTATAATCAATATCATCAGGATTAAACCATTTAGGCAATTTAGGATTTAATAGAACAATCCATTCAGTGTGACTACCTTTAGAGTCATCCTTCATATCACTACCCCAACCTTGAGGAGTTACCTTAGTAACTTCAACACCTTTGAGGTTATCAACAGGTGAATGTTTCATTGTATATTTAAAAATGACATCAACCACTTTTTGGAATGCTGCGTCATATTTTAAACTATTTGGGTCTCTGATGTATTTTGGTGCATCACTCATTATCTTTTTGAGATAATGGATGGGGTCAAAATATTCTTTAAGTCTTTCTAATTGTGATTCGGTTACAATGTATTTCTTTTTGGACTCATTAACTTCATCAATTAGCATTGATTCATAAGGGATACCAAGTTCATCTAAACTCCACAATATTTGATTATACTTTCCATCATATAAATTCTTTGCGAAATCCTTACCTTCCCAATGTTTGGGGGATGCAAAACGAGTTATTGCAGTATGAATCCAACTATCTTCGGGTGAATGTTTAATGTTGTATAAGGTAATAAGGTGAGTATAAGGTCTTTTTAGGAATTTCTTATAGTTTTTAGAACTTGAATCACCTTCAATTGCTGGTGTAATGAATACAGCGCCAGCGTTAATTAATTTATTAACATCAAATGGTAATCTTTCAGGGGCTTCGTTTCTACCCTCTATATAATCATAAACAACTGATTCAGATATAGATTCAGATTCATCACACTTTTTTGCTGTGGAACCAACATAAACATCCAAACCAATCCACTTTTTAATTTCTTGTTTTACGCCTTCTCTAATCATTCTTGCAACAAACCCTGGCTTAGTGTTAGCTTCTTTTATGTAATCAATATCTAAAACTACAATAACTTGAATGGAATCTTCACCATCGTCGGGAACAACCGTATAACCGCAAACACCATCTACCTCTTTATCAGATAAAAATGCTTCAAGTAATTTAATTGTTTTCTCACGACTGTCCATGATAATAAATACTCAATGAATTAGTAATGCAAGGTATGATATTTATTAATGTGAGACAACTAATTAAGAATATATTAAAGGAGGAAACACAACAAGATTTATCACCTGCAATCAAGGAATTATTAAAGGCAAGTATTGGTCCCAAATACAAAAAAATTATTTGCACCTTTGATGCTATTCCACCATGGAAGGCGCTAACAAACTCTGAAGATTATCAAATTATGGTTAGTGTTGTTGGTGGACCTGGTTCAAAACGTTGGCCAAACACACAAGACAAAGTTAGAGAAAGAGATGATATTGTGAATGATGTATGGCATACCGTTTATAATTTCATGGGTCTTAGTACGGATGTATTTTTAAGAAATGTTATGTCATGTGATGAAGTAATAACTGAGTCATCCAACGAAAGATTAGAGAAATTGGTAGGTGATTACATAACAATGAGTTACCCAACAGCCAAAAAGTTTAGACTTGCACCTCATGGTGTAAATGGGTCAATTACAACATTTACTTTACCTGACCCTCAAGATGAGAAAGACAATTTAATTTTTAAATTTGATGTTTTTGGAAAGCCTGAATATAATATAAATCCTGAGTTTTTTAATTCAATTAAGTCTTTGTTCGGTGAAAAAAAGAATATGAAGAAATTAATCTTAAAGTGGTTCGAGGAAAAGGAGGTTGATGAGGATTTAATAGAAAATTCTGACACACACAAACAAGAACAGAACGAATCGGAATTAACTGAGAGATGTTGGAAAGGGTATACTCAAAAAGGAATGAAGACAATGTTCGGTAAGAGATATCCCAACTGTGTTAAAGCAAAGAAATAATGAAAAAACTATTACTAATTTTATTACTATCACCAATGATGGTATTCTCTCAGGATTCAAAGAACAGAGAGATGCAGATGCAAGTAAACAATTTACAACCACCTCCACCACCGCCACCTCCAGGACAGAAAGGTTCCTTGGTTAAAACAAATGCGTTCTTAACGTCATCTGATTTTGTATTCTTACAAAAACCAACATATGTTGGTGGATGGCTACAGGCAGTATCATTAGGTGCTGGAAGACAATCAATGAATGGAGTCTATTCATATGGGGGAAACGGTTTTGTTACAACAGATGGTTCTCAGGTGGGGTTATCAGGATTTGTATCCAAAGGTGATAACAATTTATTTGTCTCTTATGTTAAATTGGCTAAGAGCAAAACAACAACATTAACTTATGTAAGACTATACAAAGGAAAATGGAATAAAGGATTTGGTATTAATTTATCATCATCGTTTAGTCAAGTTGTTGATTCCGATTCAATACCACCAATGCACATTGTGGCACCTTCAGTAATGTTCTTTATCAATAGAACATACAACGTCGGCAAATTCACAATAACACCAGACTTATTACTTAGTTATTCAAATCCATATTTTGATGCGGGAAAAAACTCAGTTACATTCTTAGGTGCGGAAAGATGGGTGGGTTTTGAGTATGACCCAACGTTCAATGCATTAGTTGGAACATCAGTGGGGTACAAACTATCAAAGAGATTTACATTACTATTGGCGTACAGAGGAAACATTAATACAAATCCAAAGTTCGGGTTAATGAATAACATATCCATAGGAAACAAATTTAACCTATAATCTATTTATAACAAAACAAAACTATGAAAAAACTATTATTAGTGTTGGCGGTGTTGGGTTTAACAACAACAGCGTTCACTCAAAAAATCTACAAAGAAAGAGCATTAACAATCGTTGTAGGAAAGTTTGCATTCTGTGGTGCATCAGCAGCAAAACCAACAGGAAAAATAATTACCGTAGAAGGTAGAAAGTTTTTAGAAGGAGTTGCAGCTTGTCCTGTAATGGATGGTCCTTCAGTTGCAAATACAATTTTGGTTCCTACACCTTCAATTACACCTGATGGTACAGATAGGACTGTATGGTCTTATTTTTGGTATTATGATAGTGTTCCTCAAGCACCAACATGGGATAAGTTACCAACGGTAAATAGAACATTTGTTATCTCAAGAGGACCTGAAGGTGGAATGAGTAATATGTGGTGTATGCCTTGTAAGGTATTACCAAATAAAGTTAACGGTGTAACAATTGCAGAATGTTACGGTCCACTTAATGAATTGGCATTCCCAATGAGAAAAGCATTAAGAGCTCATCCAGGTCAAACATCAGTAACACAAGCACCAATAGGAGCAACATATCCTGTGGGAACAATTATACCTGTGAATACGATTAAGGATATAAAGAGTAAGAAATAATATGAAAGCGATAGAAATTGTAGTAATCGGATTATACTATGTATTAGTATTCGGATTACTTAGAACACTTTTGAAATTAATATCAAAATAATTTGAACCCTCACCTAACGGTGGGGGTTTTTATTTCATAATTGTTTCTTATTATTACCAATATGTCAAAGAACGTCATGGAGCATCAGAGCTCAAACAAAAGCAAATCAATTAACGGGAATGATTTTGAGAGAACATTCACCGAAAGAACGGGGTTAGTAATTGTCCCTGATTCAGATAAACCCAAATTTACAAATTGTCACGGAGAAGAACAAATCGTGGACTATGACTTCTCCACAATCATAAGTGGGGTAACATATTACATAGATGTTACAACAACCTTCAGGAGTGATAGACTAAAACAGAAATCATATAATGCCTTGGTAATGAAAATAATCCTCAAGAAAGAATGTAAGTTCTATACAGTAGTTAAATCATTTACAGAGAACGGAAAGACCAAGAACCCAAAGTTAATAGAAGGAATAGATGGGGTAATGGAATTAGATGAATTTATTAAATTAATACAATAATGAAACCAATATACAGAATAGTTAAACACACATATTACAAAGAGTGTAATGTTAAAGGAGAACACTATACCGTCCAACGTTATAAAAAATTCTTATGGTGGAAATATTGGTCCACATTAACTCAAACAGATTGTTCGTGGGGAGATTGTTATAAAGCGGATATAAAGTTTGATACAGAATCAGAAGCAATATATGCAATCAAGAAGTTAGAGAATGGAAACCTTGCACAAGGATGGACAGAAGAAATATCATCTGTATTAGACTTTAACAAGTAGTTCCCACTTATAATCTGAGGTAAGAACAATCGCTGTAAAGTTTTCAACCCAATCACCTGAATTATAATATTGGATTCCATTAATCTCTTTCATTACTGGAATATGGATATGGCCACAGATAACGCCATTACATGATTTTCTTTTGCCGTACTGAACAGCATTCTCTTCAAAGTCATTGATAAAACTCAATGCTTTTTTAAAGTTTTCTTTAATTCTTTTGGAGATACTATAATAAGGAAGTTTTCTCCACTCTCTATATTTGTTATAGATTGTATTCAACCTTAGAGCCAGGTCATAACCCATTGAGCCAATCTGAGTAAGTAATTTAAACTTGGATGTAAAGATATCAATTTGGTCACCATGAAATACAAGATATCTTCTATTGTTGAACACATCATCTCCCATCCATTCTTTAACATCAATAATATATTCATCTGCGAATTGTATATTGCCTATTTCCATACCAAAGAATTCACGGATATCATCGTCATGATTCCCACGAAGATAAATCACGGGAACATGACGAGATATATCTAATATCTTGGTAATGACTTTTGTATGTTTATTTTTCCATTTGCTACCACGTCTAAGTGCATCAAAGTCAATAATGTCACCATTTAATATTAGAAGGTCGGTCCTCATGGAATCAAGGAAGTCCAATATCTTTTGTGGTTTGCAATCTTTCATGCCCAAATGAAGGTCGGACATAATAACGGTTTTATATCCAGTAGTTGTGGTCATTCTTAAAAAATTCAGGATTGTTTTTATTGATATAAGATAAAAAGGACATCTTCATCATATACAATAGACCTTTCTTTTTAAAGCGTCTATCTGTTGTATATATCTTATGTTTTGACACATGAAACTTATCAGGAGATATCTTCATGCTCAAATGAAAGTCTTCGGCAAATTTATCATCATTAACAAATCCACCGACCTTATTGAATTCCGATATGTCAAAGAGCATAAAACCACCAATGGCACATGGAGCACTCCAAATGGTAATGTTTCTAAAGAATTCAAAGATGGGGAAGATAAAAGAATACTTACCTCTACATCTGAACCTACAAGTTAACAAATGTTTCTTACTGTCGTTCATATAGTTAATCACCTCATCAATAGTGTTAACGTCAACAAGAAACATATCAGCATCCAAGAATAAAACATAAGGGGTGGTACATAACGAAGCACCGTTATTTCTGGCAATGCTCGGAAGACCACCATCAGCAATGACGATATCTAAGTTCTTGTATTTCCCCGAATTAACAATCTCAATAGTATTATCGTCAGAAGAATCACAGATTATAACTTTAGTTCCGTTTATATAATGTTGTTTGTTTAAATGACCGAGAGTAACATCAATTAAGTCACTCTCATTTTTGGTGGGGATAACCACAGTAAGAAAATTTTTAATCATACAGATAAATAGGAAATCACTATATCATCTGATGTTAACTTATTATTAAATGGCGGTGGAATTACATTCAGTTTCCAATGGTACAAGAACATCTTCATAAGTGGAATTCTTACCCATAACATACACGGGGAGACTGTCAAACCAATTATCATAAACCATCCCAGCAATATTTTTATCACAACTGAACAGGTCCATCAATTTATCTATATTTGGTAATCTATTAATATGAGACTTACTATTATCTTTCAAACGATAGCACTTGGTTTCATCCATAATATATACAAGGCTACCAAACTTACACTTATATACATAAGCTTTAGGATAGGTTGTATTCAGATATAAAAGCATAAGTTTTCTCATACCATACAAAGATATGAAAAAAAGGGTGATATTAGAAATATAAAAAATTCAGTATAAATACTGATGTTTTATTGGAAAAAGTTGTATATTTTTGTGATATAAAAACAAATAACTTATGAATGAAGAATTAATACTTAAATGTTATGTAGTAGTATCTTGTAGTATGAATGAAGGATATTATTTTGATAATTCTTATGTCTTTAAAAACAAAATGGATGCTGAAAAGTATATTGAACAATTAGACAGTGAAGATACTTTTGATATAGTAGAATTAAACTTTATTGATTAAAAATAAATAATATGAAACAAGTTATATTTTTAATACTTGCATACACAGGTGGTATGTTAGTTGAGAAATTAAGAAATCATTATAAAAACAAATAATATGAAATTAAGTTTAGAATTATTTGACATATACATAGAAAAAAAAGGTAGATGTTGGTTTTCATTATTGGAAATCAATAATGACGAATGCCTACTTTATATTGAATGGGGACAAAGAGGATTTATCCAAATCAGTTTCTTATTTGGACTAATTAAAAATTATTAATATAAAAAAAGCGTGGGGTTAAACGTCAGCCGAACAACGACAGATTAAATATAGATGATATTTATTTATATGGTATATAATGATGTATTAAGATTAGGTGAAGGGATTGTAATCCCATCTTCACATGATGCACCATATATTTTCCCACCATCAAATCCTAAACTTATTGAATTAATCCAAAAAGAAGCTAAGAATGGATATTATTATGAAGGTTGTGGTGAAGATAATTGTGGTGCTGGAGAAGGAAGAGAAAAGTCATTTCTTCAATCCATAAATGCACCAATAAAAAATAATGGCTCGTTTGATGATTTAAATCTCGGATACTATAATGGATATGTTTTGTTTTCCAATATAGAGGCAAACAAAGAAACCTTAAATAAGTTATTGTCTATTTCTGGTGATACCGTTAAAGACGTTATTATAAACGCAGCAAAACAAGGTATCGCAACACAAAATAGTAAGCCTGTATCACATATAGATTATTTTATAAGATTATTAGAAAATAACTTTACTGAAGAACAATTAAATCAAGAATCCACAGAGGAAAACATTATACAATTCCTTAAAGATGGGGAAAATATAATGTGGGGAAGTTATGATATTAATACAGGAGGTCCCAAAGGGTCATTATCCGAATATGCTAAGAAAGCCACACATCTTAGAAGAAAGAATTTAAAGAATAAAATATCAAAAGGAGGAATTGCTTTTATAGGTGATGGACACATTCCTGAAATAAAAATAGATTTTCCCGAATCTGAAGTTATAGGAACACTTGTAGATAATACAAAAATTCAAGAACAAGTTTATAGGATAAAACAAATGATGAGTATTATATAGATTATAGTATATGTCCATAATATCATACAATTCATACAAAGATATGAAATTAATTTGAATAAAATAAGATTTGATTGTATCAGGTGGGGGAATCAAAAAAATTAGCAGCGTTCTCTACCATCAAAATAAAACTCGGTGCACTCAACATAAAAATAATCCTTTAATAAGTCATGCATTTCATCGTACTCAATACTACCAATACTCTCATCATCATAAAAATAAGGATGAAGACCGTCCATTAACACAGTAAAGAATTTCTTTTCAAACTTTTCGTAATCATCAATTCTACAAATATCAGACTCCATAAGCTCAAAGGCCTCTTTCAATTCCTCTTTAACCAAATTAAATCTTCTCTTAATCCAAAAGAGAGACTTCTGATTAATGACTCTATCATATTGTTCTTCTGTTATTATTATTTTCATAAGATTAAACGGTGAATATATCAACATAGTCACGACCATTCGTAACTTTATTATCCAAAGAGGACATTTTAAAAAGAGTTCTTATATCATTCTGTATTTCTCTCTCGTCATTAACGGTATTAGTTCTTAAAAAGACTCTATACCTTCTAACGCCTCTAAAAAAATCCGACGTAATATCAATATCTTCTATCTCAGGATACTTTGGCATAACGATGGTCTCAATTATTCTCCTAAGAACATCTTCTTTTTCTTTCCAATTAATCATGATAATAAATACTTTATGATTATACAATTAATTCACTCAGTTCGGGACAAAAACAATCCACTACACTACGTTCCGTGGATGTCCCTCACTTCCTTCATTAATAGTATAATCCTGTACCAAAATTATAATAACCTGTTGTGGATAAATTATAATAACGTGTCATATAAGGGATAACCGCATCGGTAACATGTGTCGTATAAGACGCATTAACTCGTGATGTATGCTCATTCACCATGTCTCCGACATTCATGTCGGGAACATCCTTTAAATTCATCATTACCAATGTTCGGGGTTAAAGAAAACAACCCGTAAAGTTTCATCACCTTTTAAAACATAACGTGACACCTCTTCTATATAATCGCGAACGTCTGAACTTCTTAATCTTTCTAACTCTTCAGGACCAACTCCCAAATATATGAGATAATTAATACCATTACTATATTCGGATGAATCATCAATTACCTGAATACGTGAAACCATAGGATACTTCTCAGGTACCATTATATTAAGAATCTTTTTAAGTGCAATATATGTGTTGTCCATAATAGTAAATATATATCCCCCACCAAACATATTGTCCCCACTCCTTATCAGTCGGGGGTGATAAACACCCCACTATATGAGTGAACATATGAGATGGTGATGTAATGTGTCAGCCCCTAACTTTACCAAACCACCCTACGGGTCAAGCTATAAGTTGACTTTTGACAATAAATAAGTTGTAGACATGACTACAAAAATTAGGACTTCGTCTTAAAACTATAGTCATAACTATAACCACATTTTCCCACTCTCACTTCGTTCGGTGGGGTTCCACCACCATACATGAGATGTTCGCCCTTGGGGACTCCCTTAGGGTCGGTCTACGACACTGTAATCACCCATACGAGGAGACATCTTAGACAAGATTTCGTTGAAGAAATACTCTCTAAGGTTCCCTAAAGGGAACTCCACGGCTCTCACACTTACTATTCCTTTTTTAGCCAAGTTTCTTATATACTAAAAAACTGGTCGTGGCGGGGTCACTACAGGGGAAAAAGTGGTCTTTTAACATACGTGGGGACTATTTCGGTGGTAAAAAGTGGGATTATATGTTAGTGAGTGTAGGTCCAAAAGTGGGGTGAGGGATTATCCCCATCGTAACGAGTCCCCTGACATTATGACAAAACCAAATATTTCCCTATAAAGTTATCCACATCCCCACCTTTTTTTCCACCCTGTCATAGCGTCATGTGGAAAACTTAATTGTGGATAAGTTTATTTTTATATGTTCCTAACTTATACTTTATGGTACATGGACAAACTGACATATGAATTAACTCACTTAGAGCAAGACCGTATAAGGATTATTGTTACTATGATGGGTGGGGAAGTGGAACTCGGTACACTATATTTTGAGAAAGCCAAGAGGTCCTTCTCAAGGAAACCTGTGGGGATGGACCAATGGGCGTGTGTGGATGCGAAGGTGGAAGGGTTGTATATTCATGGTGGGGATAACATTACTCCCAAGGATATTGTGGCACATTGCCAAGCATTGATTAAAGCTTCTGTTTAATATCATTCCAACAAACACTATAGAGATTCTCCATACCACGTGCTTCCAACTCCTGAGGATGTTTATCATACCCCACCTTTGACAAGACATTATTATACCAACGAAGGTTCTGTAGGTAGTGAGCATATTCATGAAGGACAGCACGGACCACACACTTAACGGTGGGGGAATAATTCCTGAACACCATAATGGTCCGAGTATTATAATCATATACACCACAGGCGGGGATGGACTTAACCCCACGAGTACGAACACTATAGTTAACAGGTCGAGACTTGGTCCCCACATTTGTTTCGCACCATCTAATTGTCTCGCACACGATGGACCTAATCTGACGAACGGTTAGTTCAGAGGTTGGGGTCTTTAAGTATGTCTTCATGTCACGAAGATACGAAATATCCCCCACAAAAATAAATTTGTTTATATGGAGAAAAGGGCGTACCTTTGTATTACGCCCTGACCATTAATTGGTGGGGTGACAACAGCCTACCTCTGATTTCTTCAGCTGACAACTTGCCCCCGCCCGTTCTACACTCCCGCTTCGAACAATACAAAGGAACGACTATTTATTGATATAACCAAATAAAGTTATCCACATGGCAGTAGACTATCCAATGACATACGAACAACTCATAGACAACTATGAGTTTAAGATTGCAAAGAAAATGCTCCTAAGAGAATACCCATGGATTAAAGACGTGGTTATAAGAGAAGATGAGATAAACAAATGGAACCTTATCTTCTTGGACGTTACCATTGACCCATATGAGTTGGGGAGACAAGAGGATTGGACCGTTGCAAGATACTTGGATAGAAGCATTAGAGAGGTCGGTGAGTATTGGTCCCCATACTTATCCACGTTCTATAAAGATGTTATGTGGGAAGACGCAAGACCACTACAAGATAGTATTAACAAGTCACTTGAATCAATCCATACTTCCCCCGCCCTTCCCGAAGAACTACGTCTACCTGGCACAAGAAAGTTTCAGGTGGGTTCATGGTATACTTACCCCACCAGCATCACCCCCGAAGATACAACCAATAGTTCAGACTAACAAACTTATTTATCCACATTAGTGGTTGACAACATGACAGGAGGGGAGGGTCAATAAAGTTATCCACACACTGCCCCCTATACCCCCCTCTTGGGTGGGGATAACCCCCCCTCCCCCCGTATCCCCCCTTACTATACTGTCAGAATGTCATTTGGGGGGTATAATACCTTGAGTTACGCAAATAAATTTTTGGGAAAAAAAATGACCTTTCTTGGGTATTTATTTGAATATGAAATACATTATATCTGAATCAAGATTTGAAAGTTTGATATTGAATTATCTTAATGATTCATTGAAAAATATTAAATCACATTCCGAAGAGATTGATGGTGAAGAATATAATTGGTGGGGTACTGAAGGCACTCCTGTATTTGTTCTTAAACATGTTAAAGATAAACTTGGAATTGCATTTGATGAACAATATGTTTCTTCAATGTGTGATTTATTTGGGATATCCGATTACGAGGTTAAAACTTATATTTTAAGATGGATTAACTCAGAGTTGGATATTCACCCTGAATTCACAATTAAACAAGAAATGTTTTAAGATTTATAAAACAAGACCCTCTTCAATTACGAAGGGGGTTTTTTCATTTAAAAATTTTTTTGGAAAAAAATGACCTTTTGAATATATTTATAATAAAATAATTTAGCATGGGAAAAATAGTAAGATTAACAGAACAAGATTTAGTTCGTTTGGTAAATAGAGTAATTAAAGAACAATCATTATCCGATTATGCTTCTGAATTAGGTAAGAAAGTAAAATCGTATGGTCAAAACTTAGCAGGAAAACTTCCTCCGTATTGGGGAAAATTAAAAAACATGAACCCTAAACCAACAGTGGAGAAATCAAATCTTTTACAAAAAACTTTGGGAGGTGCTGCAGAAATGTTACAGTGGGAGAATGGAGATAATGTCTTGGGTGTACATTCGGACGGAACGGTTGAAATCCTTATTGGAGCTGGTGTAGCAGGTCCTAATGGTTTATCAGCTAAACAACAAAAACAAATGGATTCTGTTGGAAGTATTTTGAGAACTTTTGGTATGACTCCTAAATGGGAACAATTACATGAAGGACAAATGTATGTTGAGATTAAAGGTTTGAACCCAAATCAAATATTCACCTTGGTGAATACCTCCTCAAAGTTCCTTAAATAATAAAAATATTAAGACCCTCTTCCGAAACGAAGGGGGTTTTTTAATTTAAAATTTTTGGGAAATTTTTATATTTATTAGAAACTAAAAATATGAATACAAGTTATAGTAAGATTAGACACATACAAGAAGCTAATCAAAGATTGGAAAGAAGAATACTATCAGAACAAGTTGATGGGATGGAAGAATTTAAACAAGAACTACAAAACGTTGGTGAACCAATGAGTGATGAAGAAATACAAGAACTTCAACCTGACTGTCCAATATCTTCTGAAGTACCTGAACATGAAGATGTTGTAAGAAAATTTCAAGAGGAACTTAAAACTATGAGTATCCCTGAAATCAAAAACAAGATTAAAGAATTAAAAGCACAACAGAAAAATAATTCAGTACAAGAACAGCCTTCTGCTATTGGAATTGATAGTGGTACACTTAATAGGGCGGGTATTGGATTTGCAAAAGGTGTTGTTGGATTATTGATTCTATTATGTATTATTGAATTATTCAAAAAAATATTTGGTGGTAGAGAAAGAGTAAGAACAAGTAAAGAATGTAGACAAAGAAACAGATTGGTTAGACGATACGGACTCCGTGGAGCAACAATGTAATTTTGAAACCTCTTCAGAAATGAAGGGGTTTTTTATTTTCAAAACTATTTATATTATATGAAAAAGATTATAAGACTTACAGAATCTGATTTGACTAGAATAGTTGAAAAAGTTATTAACGAATCAAGATATGATGATAACATAATTTCCGAACAAGCAACTAGTTTTGGTGCTGTGTTTCCAAGTGTTTATATGTTAACATCAAAGGATGTAAAAACACAACCATTGATGGGGGGAACTAATAATACAAATATTATTTATCTTGAAAAGAAAGATGCAAATGGAAAACCTGTTCCTAATACAAAATTTTCATACAAACTTACAGGCAAATATAAGTTCATACCATTTAACATTATTCTTAGAAATGTTTTTAGAGATTCTGCAGGAGTATTGAGAGCAGAGGCGTTACCGAGTAATGGAATAGTAAAGGCGGCAATGCAAGCATTGATAGGAAAGAAATACTTATCTCCCGATGGCTGGTTAAAAATTGCGGCACCTGCAGATAAACTTAATGATGCATTGGTTCAACTACATCAGAACAAGGGTTCAAGCGCCGAGTTGGAGTTGAATGGTGGTGTGGACATAACATTAAAACAAGTTCAATAAAATTTAAACCCTTCTTAACTGAGGGGTTTTTTATTTTCAAGACTATTTATTATAAATTAAAATTATGAAACATATATTGAATGATTTAACGGAACAAGAAAAAAATGCAATCCGTGAACAACATACAGGTGGTATGAAAGTAATCACTGAGAATTTCTCTAAATTGACTAACTCAAAACTTGGGGATTCTAAACCGTTTGTTAATGAACAACCGATGCCTTACAAACCAAGTGCTGCGGCAGTAAGTATGAGTAAACCAATTATAGGTATGTTACCTCAGATAAAAGCATGTGTTGCTCAAGGAGGATATCCTAAACTTGCTGAGTTCTTAAAGAAACAAGAAAATAAGCAATTGGATAATATTGTTATAGATATGCTTATGACTTTTTCGGTTAAAAAAGACCCTCAAGCTTCTAGTGAAATAGGTAAATTAATTGAGTGTTTGAAAAAAACAACAGGTACAAGTACAGTTCAAAACAAAGGTGTTAACGAACAAGTTAAACCTGTCGCACAAACAGGGTATGTTAGAAATCCCCGAGGATATACAAAACCGACTCAATTTGTTCCATGTGCAAGTCTTGGAATTAAAAGTTTAGGAAGTTGTGATTCAAAAACAAAGAGACCTGTAGATTACTGTTCAGCGTTAGGAGTTAAGACACCAGGTTATTGTTTTACGGATAATAAACAACCTGTACCGAATTCGTGAGTTGTTAAAGAAAAACTTATACAAACCCCACCTCGTAAGTGGGGTTTTTTTATGTGGGTATATTAGAAATATATTTCCAATTGTTTAACAATGTGTAAAGTAGAACCTTACTATTATGTAAAGTTAGAAATATATTTCCAAAACATGACCCCATCTTTCAAATGGACCCCAATTGTGGAAAAAAAATTTTTTGGATATTTTAATAAAAATGTCTTATGTTTGCTTCAAAGTGAACATATGAGTAAATTAGAATTAGCACTGTCAAAGTATTACAAGAGAAAGGAAACGAATCCTCCATATCATTTAACTCTTCAAGAATTTGTAATTGATTGTTTTTTGGATTATTCTCCATCAAGTTATGGTAAGTATATTCAAGAAAAGATTATAAACTCTTGTATTGTTGAGGATGTGAATATTAAAAGAATATCTGATAAAGATAATAAGGGGGATTGTGAATTGGTATATCCTCTTAGCTCATTAAATACTTTTTACATAAAGGACAGCAAAAAAATACCATTCACATGGACTCCATCTCAAAAGTTTGTTATTAGAAAGAATTATGAAATCAAGGTTTCATATTTGGGGAAGAATAATTGTTATACACTTAGGAACATAAGACCATATCAAACTGTGAGTGGGGGATATATCATTTGTTTGATAGATTGTGTTTCAGATTTCCAACCAAATTTTTATCTTGTGGATGAGAATGTAATTTTTAAAAATCTTACTCTTAGTCATATGAATGGGGTTAGTTCGGAACACACAAATAATTCTTTTGAAAACTATGGTGCATCTATTGGTGATGGGAATCATAGTCATTCTATTTTGAAAAATCATAATCAACTGAAAGGTACAACATTGGAAGATTTGATTTCCTATCTCAAAGAAAACCAAGAGGGAATGAAAACTGAATTCTTAAAAAGGAAAGATGAGTTGTTAGTTGAATTCAATGAAGGATGTGAAAGGTATTTGGCAAGATAATATTTAAACAAATAATATGGATTATTCTATGATTATATTTTTTGGAATGACCATCATTATTTTTGGTGGGACAATAATACATGAATTTCTTTCTGAGAGAAAAAAGAAATAATATATGAATAAACAGATATTCAAGAGATGTCCCACCCTTGGGGAGTATCATGGTATGGCTCTTCCGTATGTTAAATCTCAAGAAGAGTATAGGGAGTTTTATAACCAACATAAAGAAATAATTGATATGGAAGCTCAGGTATATAGTGAGATATTCAACGATAGGAAGACAATGGGTGGTAATGACGAAATACATAAAATGAATTACGATGAGAGAAACAATTGATGTTATAAAACAACAATATACATTTTTACACCCCGACGGTAGTGTGTGGTTTGATTTATCGGAGGATGTAAAGAGATTTGAAACTTTTCGTATTAGACACAATTTGGGTGGGAATAAAGGAATACATAAAATAAATTATAGTGAATCCAAGAGAACAGAAAATAATTAATAAGAGAAGGGAAGAATTGATTCTTTATACTAGGTATTTGATTAGGATAAGTTTGGGCGGCAATGATGGAATACACAAGTGTGGGGCAGAATAAATTCATCTTTTGACCAGATATTCGCCGACGGAACCGACTCCGTCGGTATTTTCCCCCGTTTTTTTGACCGACCGTCCCCGACCGACTTCGTCGGTTCGGTCCTTGTCCCTTCTTAATGACCACCTCATTATGACCATCTAAAAAAATTGTCCGTCTCGTTTTAATTTTATATCTTTATTATAATGAAAAAAATAATTGATGAACTTATAAATTGTTCCATTAAGGGTGTGGATGTTTATCGGTGGAAGAATGCCACATGGTTAATCTTTACTGATGAAACGAGATGGGTTGTTGAGTTGACCGATGAGGGAACCTTATGGTATAACTATAAATTCTTTAAGGATATATTCAAATATGTTTCAATAACCGTTGGAACCGAAATGGATGGGTATATTATTCAGTGGGCTAATGATTATTTCTATAAGGACTGTGCTCATCGTTCGGCAGCCTTTCCTCGGGATGTAGGTAGATACGAAACCTTCAAGGTTGTTGAAAATGGAATTAAGGAGACTAAAGAACGTGGTAAGAATCATGGTGATGAATTTGAATGGCATACTCGTGCTGTGATTGGTAAAGGTATTAAAGAAGTATATGATTCAAGTTCAACTCATAGACAGATGAGAGCTGAGAATTTAATTCCTAAAATTGTTAAGGGTGTTAAACCAAATATTATATATTCAGAACAAACAGGAGTGTATGACCCCGACTGTAACGGAAATAAAACTGAGATATGGAGGATTGTTGAAGAAGTCAAACCTAATGTTGTATTCCACGGAATTGATGAAAAGTATATGTCATTTGTGCCATCATGCAATGCAAACAATACGGATATTTCTTTAATTGTTAAAGGTGGAATAAAAAATATCTATCCCGACCAAAATTCGGGAGAGTATGATTGGTCTGATGAGTTTGAAGCTGGCAAGGTTATTGAAGGTGGACTAAAATTATAATGCATGAAAGATTTAATATTTGAGGTTGATGATTATTTTGGTGAATCCTACATGAAAAAATATCAAGTTGATATGGGTAACCTTAAGGACCGAATTATGGGAGTACGTAATAAAGCGTGGAGTCCATGGAAAGATTTGACAATGGAAGCGTTGGATTATTATCTAATGTTCATACCTGATTTAATGAGTAAAAGAAATAAAATAATACATGTCCAAACTGTTCCATAGTTTTTTTGATTCATTTCGGGTTAAAAACGAATCACCAACTATTGTTCATATTGGTAGAAATAGTATTGGCTCCATTGAATTTTTTCCGTCTGATAAAAATCCATTCATGGAAGATTATGGCTATGTTCGTGTTTATGATAACGGTGAACTATTTGTTGATGAACATTTGGCTAAATTGATTACCTATACCGATTCACATAGTGAGTTCATGGAATTCTGTTTTGATTTATGGAAGAAAAAAACAAATCAAAAAATTTACCCCAATTGTGTTATTATGGATAGTGGAATTAAAGGAATGATGGACGAAAGAATAAGTTATAGAGATTTTTTACCAACAAATTACATAGTAGAATAATGGACGCAACACAAATATTAACGGATAGGATTCAGCATGAAATAGACATGGATATTCTCAGACAGATTGGTGAGAAAGTTGGTGCTGATTTGACTAAAGAAATAGAACTCGCAGAAAAAAAATTTAATAATAAGTTGGACCGTGCAGTAAACGGTATGACAAATAAATCAGTACATGGAACAAAAAGAATTAAAAGAATGGAAGGAACATCTTGACTACAAAAAACGTAGGGGAAAACGTAGGTTTGTTCTATCGCCAGGAAATTATGGTTGCTCATTTATGAGTAAACATGGTTTCTATTTGGATTTATATGATGTTCAGGAAAGATATAAACTTGGTGGTAATGACGCCATACATAAATTAAAAGATTATGGATATAGCAAACAAAGATAGATTCCCCCACATATACGCCTTGGATTTTTTGGGTGGAGATAAATCTGCTTTGGGTGAGGCCTATTATGAGGACCATGAAAAGGAATTGGAGAAAGAGTTTACTGAGATTATGAAAAATGTTATTGTCAGAGATAATTTTGGTGGTAATAAAAAAATACATGGAACAACTAATATTGAAATTCATAACAGATAGGTTTGGAAAATATAAAACTATGGTGCAGAATAATCACCTTATTTTGTATTGTGATGATTACTATGTTCTCGGTGCATTAATTTATGCCCGCAAACAATTTAATTATATGCAACATATTCAGGTTGCGATTATGGATATGTTTTGTCTTAGTGTGGAAGAAGTTGATTGGTATATGAAAAGATGGATTCTAAACAATTTTAATGAGGAAGTTCTTGATACTGATGGTGTATATGGACATCAGTAATATTTATTCATATGAATAATATTGAACAGGACGTTAAGGTATTGAAGAAGTTATTGAATAGTCCTTTATTTTTGGGTAAGTATTCCATTATTAAAAGAGTATGGGTTGAGGAGTATGGTACTAATGTTATTGATATTGTTATGAGTGTTGAAGAACCTGCCAACGAATATTGGCCTATTAGAGAAGAGATTAGGTCTTTTATTTGGAATATTGCAAAGATGTCAGGTGTTACATCCAGATTCAATATATACCCTTAATATCTAAACAATGGTGTCGGTATATTTATAATAAACGAATTTATATGGGTAAAATAATAAGACTGACTGAATCTGAGTTAATTAGGTTGGTTAATCGTGTTCTTTTGGAAGAAGAAATGGAGGAAGGACTTCATGACACATCATGGGAAAATGATGAGGGTGACAAAATAACCCTTATGGATTTATTAAATGCCACAGAAGATATACCTGTAGAAAAAATATCTGTAGAAGAATTAAAACCACACCTATTAACTTGGGATGGTGATGAAAAAGAAGCCACCAAAATAGATAAGGCAGATTTACAATATCCAATCTTAATATTTGTTGAAGATGATGGTTCTTTTATTTCAATAATTGACGGACATCACAGAGCACAAAAAGCAGTTAAAAATAAATTAAAAACTATTAAAGCTAAAGTAATACCAATTAATTCTCTACCCAAGAGTTTTAAAAAAGTTTTCGGTCACATGGGAAAACAAGAACAAAATGAAGGTGAAATGACCGAAGCCTGTTGGAAAGGTTATATTCAAAAAGGAATGAAGACAATGTTTGGAAAAAGATATCCAAACTGTGTGAAAAAAGAATCTGCAGGAGAAACTGATGAAGCTTCAAGTCCCGCGCAACAAGCGGCAATTGCAATCAATATGAAGAAGAAGGGTAAAAAACCAAAGGTTATTGCCGTTACTGAAGAACAATTTGAAAGACTATTTGAATACAATGAAGAGATTCCCTCTTTAATGTATGAAGATGAGTTTGGTTCGGTTCAATCCATTGATTATAACAAAGAATTTATTAATGAAGCCGAATACCAAGGACGTAAGGTTCAACTGGGAAAGATTATGCAAGGTGATGTGAAGAAGTCCAAGGTATATGTTAAAAACGATAAGGGTAAGGTTGTTAAGGTTAATTTTGGGTTTGGTGGAAAATCTGCTCATGGTAAAAGAATGACAATTAAGAAAAATAATCCTGCAAGAAGAAAATCTTTTAGAGCTAGAATGAATTGTGATAATCCTGGACCAAGATGGAAGCCACGTTATTGGGCATGTCGTACTTGGTAAATAATATTTGAACCCCTCCCTTTAAGGTGGGGTTTTTTATTTTTATTTGTATTTATTATTATGCCAAATGTAATTGCATCCGCAACAACCGTATCTAATGGAACACTAAAAAGAAATAACTTTTTAATTGGTGTTGATACATCAGTACAATATGGACCAACTTCCGCAACCACTTTTTGGAATGGGATAGTACCTCCAACTAGTGGATATACAGTATATGCTCAAAAAGTATTACAAGGACCAAGTATTAGGACTGCAGCTAACGATTCTGAACTAATAATAATTGCAAAACAATACGGTGGAACAAACATTACGACAGTTTATGATGCGTTGAGTTACTTAAATAGTCAAACAAATTTTATGGTAACTAACATTGATTACCCAAGTATTGTAACGAGTGGGTTAACTTATTTATTGGATGGTGGATTTATTCCATCATATCCAAGAACTGGTACAACATGGAGTGATTTAAGCGGTAATGGAAATTCCACAAGTCTTGTTAACGGACCTACATTTAATTCCTCCAACGATGGTAGTATTGTGTTTGATGGGGTAAATGAATATGGATTAACCCCAAATTTATTAAATCCAACAACATTTCCAAATGAATCTGTATTTGTTTGGTTTTATCCTACCTCAGCAGGACAAATTGTGTCTGAATTGGGTCAGGCGGCAATAAACACATTATGGCATGATTCCAATATTGAAATTAGTTCAGGTGGGTTGATTAGTTTTGCAACTTGGGGTGGTAATCTTACCAATAAAGTTGTTTCCACTGCTAAGAGTTTTAATACTTGGTATAATTTAGGATTTACATATTCAGGAACAACTCTCACCGCGTATATTAATGGTTCAAGTATTGGAACTGCAACACTTACAAGACAAACAACAACAGCTCTATACTTTGGACTTTGTGCTATAAGTATTACAAATATGGGTACCGAAGGATATGCAGGAGGAAGAATGGGAAATTTTATGTTTTATAACAGGGGATTATCTTCAACAGAAGTTTTACAAAACTATAATGCTCAAAAAACCAGATTTGGATTATAACAATTATGAAAATTATTATAACTGAACAACAAAAAAGAACAATTATGAATAAAAGTGATTGGAAAGAAGGTAACAATAAGCTTACCAAAACATATTATTTTAAAGATTACAAAGAAGTTATGCCATTTGTTAATTCGGTAATGAAAATTGCCGATAAACAAAATCATCATCCTGATATGACCGTTCACTATGATAATGTGAAATTATCTATTACTGACCACGATAAAGGTGGTGTTTCTGAGAAATGTCATAAATTTGTGAATGCTGTAGATAAATTATAAAAAATAGTATTTATTTCTATGCCAACATTAATTATTAAATCAGGAACAACCGCAATTGCGGGAGCAACCGTTAAAGGTAGTTTTAGTTATTTCTCAGCGAATACTACAACAGATTTGGGACCAACAAGTTCAACAGGATTTTATTCGGGTGTTGATGCACCGTCAGGAGGATATACAGTTTATCAAATTGGTGGTTTAAATGGATGGACTGCGAGAGTTGCAACCGATGACGCAAGTTTAAACTCAATTTTAATTTCTGCTGGTGCAACTGGTTCTACGGTAGACCAAAGAATTACTTGGGCAACAAATACAAATTCAATTTTTATTAATAGCGGTACAACATTACCAATAACACCAACTCCAACAGGAACGATAGCGGTAACTCCAACGCCTACTCCAACTCCGACACCAGGTGGAGGTTGGTTCTTCTTTTTCGCTAATGGTGCAACTGTAACAAGAGCACCAAATAACAGTGGTGAAACAGCGTTTTATGATGGTTTAGGTAAAACAGTGTACAATCCAAACTATACTGGTGGAACATTAAACTTAAGCTTTAATAATATTAATACAGCTGGAACAAGTTACGCGTCACAATTCACAACATTAGATAATTCGGGCGGAACAATAACAATAAGTCAAGGAAGCAGTACAGCGATTTACTCAGGAACTTCCGCAGATTATGTTGGAACTGCTAGTTTAATTCGTCTTGTGGTGACTAGGTCGGCACAAATGATTCAATCAGCATCAACACAATTTGTTTCAGGAACATCAATCAATGTTGTAGTATCTTAGTGATGTTTTAGATGTTTTACTATTTATAATAAAAAAGAAAAATGCCATAAATTCGTGAATGCTGTAGATAAATTATGAGTTGGAGCGAAGAATATAAGGAATCAGAAATAGTTGAGGACTATACTAGAGTATTATCCAAAATTTGGGATAACCTTATGCCAACAACATATCCACATGTTTTGGAATTCAAAACCAATAAAGCTGTTGAGGTTTATAAAATTAAAAAGATGGGTCCCTATCATATGAATGAAAGATTTATTGATTATGATTGTTATGTTTTGATTGATAACGAGCCTTTGGTTAAAATTGGTTGGAATGGTAATGGTGACATATCAGAAAAAATGTCCGATAAAGCATATGGTGAGTTATACTTCCATGATATGAGAAGTAAAATGGTTGAGTTGTCAAAATATGCTGGACTCAAAATAAATTCATCATTTGATTTCGGTGGTAACTTGGATGCAAACGTTAAAGATTAATGATGAAATATCTTATTACAGAAAATAGATTGGAGAGTTTTATAACTTCCGTATTTGATAAGGACCTTACTCCTGTAGGTGGATGGTGGTCTCATTCAAAAATCAAAAGAGAATTGAGAGGGTTTGAGGATGCTTTCCCCATTTATTATGATAAAGATTTTTATACTGACTTGGCAGATAATGATTCCACCAAGTTTATGAATTATTTAAAGAAAGATGAAATTGTTGAACTTGAAGACCAATTGTATTACAAGTATGAAAGTATGTTTGAGGACTTATGGAAACCAGTATTTCTTAAATGGTTCAATCAACATTCGGGTCTTCCCATAGACCGTGTTCAATACGGATATTATTAATGAGACACTCACCCCCACAAAGGTGGGTTTTTTATTTTAAAATTGTTAGTATTTATTAAAAAAATACAAATTTTTAATGGAAAAATTCACTCCATACCACCAACATCTGCTAGTTAAGTGTTGGGTTACAAATCCTCCTAAGAAAGAAGGGTTATTGAATGATTGGTTTACAAATTTAGTTGAGACTGTTGGGATGAAAGTCGTTGCAGGACCAACAAGTGTTTATATCTCAGATTTAGGAAATGAGGGTCTTACAGGCACGGTTACTTTGGCTACGTCTCACGCGTCAGTTCACATATGGGATACTTTGGAATTACCTATGGTTCAGTTTGACATTTATAGTTGTAAAGAGTTTGCTCTTGAACAAGTGATGGGTTGTTTCAGTGAGTGGGGTCTTGTGAAAGCAGAATGGGTTATGATTGATAGAAATGACCGACCATCCATAGTATCTGAAGGAATTTGGGAGTAATCCACTTATATTTATAGTTAATGAAATACATTATTACAGAATCACAAATTAATAAATTGGTGTTCCTTTATTTGGATTCACAAGATTGGCATACGTGGGATATTGGTGACGGTGAGTTTAATGTTGCCGATGGACAATACGGTAAAGATGTAATGAAATTTAGAATTCAACAGTCAAGTAGAGTTTCTGACCATGAATTTAATGTGATATATATTAGTGATGATTTGGTTACAAAAATTAGCGAATTATTTTCAATATCCTCAAAAAAATCCATCGGAGCAATAATTGATTGGTTTAACCAAAAGTATGATAAAAATTTAACCATGGATGATTTTGAATGGATGCCAAGTAGTGATACCTATTACGATGATGAAGAAGAAAATAATTAATTAATGAAATACATTATAACAGAAAATAGAATGTTAGGGTTGGTTGACAAAATGGTTAAACAAGTTTGTCCTAAGTTTAATTATCGTGATACTAGTATTGCAACTTACAGCGGAGGAGACGATACGTTTTTAGAATATTATTCCGCAGATAATCCAGGAAAAACTTTTGCCAAGTATTATGTTTGGACAAATGAGTTACGACTTAATCGTGAATTATTTCATAAATTGGAGGATTATTTTGGAGAAGAAAAGATGTCATTTATTCTTGATTGGTTTAATAAAGAATTTAGCCAAGATGCTGACCATATAACACTTTAACTATGAAATACATAATAACGGAAAGTAAATTAGATATGTTAATGACCGATTATTTGAATACTTGGGTAGGCTCAAGAAAATTAATTGAATTTGACAGGTTTATTGTGCTTGAAGACCCTTACGGAGAAGAAGAAAATGATGTTGATATGGAATATGACGGTGAAGATGGTAGATTATGGGTTAGACAAGAACTTTTTGATACATTAGTAGATTTATTTGGTAAAGGTGAAAATGAAACATTAGACTTTATCGGAAAGTATTTTGAATATAAATTTGGAGTTCAAGTTGTTAAAGTAGAGTAAATGAAATATATTATAACAGAAAATAGATTGGTTGATATAGTTGACAAGTATCTTGAAGATAGTATTGGAAGACTTAGAAAATTTCCTCTTGACCATATAAATGCCAGAGAAGATGACTTTGAACTTGCCGATGATAGTGGAGAAACAATTTTTACTTATTTTGATTATGGGTTAGGCGTTGAAGAAAATCTATACACTAAAATGATGTCGTTATTCAATTTGAATCATAAGGAATTAGAAAAACTTTTGGAAAAATGGTTCACTAAACATTATGATGGTATGGTACTTAACATATATCCAATTATAGAATAAACCTGAAATTATCAGATAATAATGATATTTATATAAAAAACAAAAAATATGGCAACATTAAATTTTACAGTAGCATATTCAAGTACATTATTAGGTCTTGAAGGTCAAGTACCATCAATTACAGTTTATGCTGAAGATTTAGGAAATTGTGCACCTTGTGTTGAGGTAACAAATAGTTGTTGGGCATGTTTAACTACATCTCAACAAGTATTTAACGACGAGGCATTAGATTCTCCTGTTGCTGACGGATATTATCTTGTAAAGTATACAAGTGAATCAGACCCAGCAATATGGCACATTCAAGGTGGATTCCCTCAAACAGAAGGATTTTTTAATTAAAATATTCCCCCTTAAAATTATTAACCCCATCTCACAAGGTGGGGTTTTTTTGTGTGTGATTTATTTTGATTATTAAATTTAATTTGTTATGTTTGTTATATGGAAAAAAATATCACAATCAATGAGATTGACTATATGGTTACGGATGAAGAAAGGATTGACCAGTCTGATGAACTTATATTTGAAATAAGAGAAAGAAGAGATTCTGAGCACACTTATGTAATAGGAATGTGGGACGATTTGTTAGGTTCACCAATCCAAAAAGTTTGGAAGATATTAGGAAAGAAATTACAACATGATGAATATTATGATATTGGTGGTAGTGAATAATACTTAACCCCTCCTTTGTGAGGGGTTTTTTATTTTCATTGGTATTTATATTAGATGAAAAAAACGTTAACACTTACTGAAGAAAGAATCCAAAAAATTGTTTCTATTGTTAAAGAAGCAATCAATGATTATGCTGATGAAGATTATCTTGAAGCATTTCTCATTACTTTCAGACAATGGATAACAGAAAAATTGGGTGACGAATCCAAAAAATATCCTCTATCTCTTCTTTTGAACAAATACGGAAACGAATTTGAAGACTCTATTGGTGTTAAGGATTCGTATTATGGTTACGATGATGATGCAACATATAGTCCTTATAGATTAAAAAGAGTTGCAAGAGATTTAGTAAAAAAAGGAAAATATGTTTTACCAAATCTAAGAGCGGAAGAAAAGTTCACAGAAAAGTATCAAAAAGTTATATCACACTTTTTAAAACAAATAGAAATTCCTGATTATGTTACAGTAAAATTAAAAGAGGATAAACCTAATGAGATTACAATAGGAGCTGACGTTGATTTTCCAACGATGATTAAGCAACCAAAATATAAAAATATTAATATTAGTAATATACAACGTAAGTTGACAGAATATTTGGAAAGTTATTGTGGTGTTGAGTTTGGTAATCCAACATATGGAAAGGTATACATGACTAACGATAAATTAAATTTTGTTGGGCTTGACGAGTGGGTTAAAAATGTTTTAAATAAAAAAATTAAGAAGGATATAAAAGCAATTGCGCCAAACCTTATACATGCAATTAGATTTGAGGCGTATGGTGGAAAGGCAACCTTGAAGATTATTTTTAAAGATTCAGGATGGGGACGTAGAAATGATGCAATGAAAAAAATTAGAGAATACACTCAAAGCGAGGGATATAGTCCTGATGTTTTAGTGGTAGAATATTAATATGGATAAAGAACAAGTAGAAATAACTCTTAATAAAATATTTCCTCACATAAAACCTGAGGAGGTATCCGATATTAATTTTGATGTTCGTCACACAGCACCTGATGAGTTTACATTACATACTTCATTTATTGTTGACGGTGATTGGTGGGATAGTTTGGATACGATTAACAAAGCGGCCTTTATTCACAAAACTAAAATGAAATTAAGAAGAGATATTAAAAATTTTGCTGGTATAAATGTTGTGTTTGACCAACTTAACACAAACGTAAATGGAAGATATAGATAGTATGAAATACATTATAACAGAAGACCAACATAATAAATTATTGGATATAATCCTAAGGTATCTTGATAGTAATCTTGTACCACAAGGTGGGTGGAAAAATAAAAAATATTATGAGAAGGAAATAGAAAGTGGTTATGAATTGTTTTTTATGTTTAATACAGAAGAAGAAGATTTTGGTTGGGGAGAGAGTGCGCATATGTGGTATTCATTGTGTGACAATCCAAATTTGGACCCACCACTACCTGAACATAAATGTCCTTTGATTACTGTTGATAGTACAAAGTATGATTCACTTGATGGATATTTTGGCCCAAGATGGCAAGAAACATTTAAAAGATGGTTTACAAAACATACAGGATTACCTGTGGTTCACGTAGAACGTCAAAATTGGTAATGTTTATTAAGGTTAGTAATATTTATTAATTATGAAAAGAAAACTTAGATTAACAGAATCCGACTTAGTGAATTTAGTCGGAAAAATTATACAAGAACAGTCATATGAAGAAAGTGCATTTGAGGAACATATGGGAACAATAGACCATATCGCAAATCACTTTAACAATGAAACAACTGAAGATGAATTAGATTTTATGTTAACTCAAATTGAATATGAATTAGATTCCGCAGTAAGAGGTGGTGAATTAACTGATGATGAACTTGAAGAACTTCACGATTATGCAAATGATATTGCAAGAGAGTTGGAAATGGAATTTAATTCTTTTGATAATTTAAATGAAGGTACTAAGGCTAAAAAGCCAAAAGCCGTGAGAAGTAAGAAGTCAGGAGTTAAAACTCAAAAGACAATTAACCAAAATCATGATGTATTGAAAAAATTGGTTAAAGAAGAATTGGAGAATGATGACGAAGAAGAAGAGGAGGAAGAAATGCATCCATCACTTCAGAGACAACTTAGACATTTTGACCCAGATGAATTTACCCTCTTAGGTAGAATTAAAGTAGTCCCAAATCCACCATCAAAAACCCCTAGTTTTATTTTAAGAAATAAAAATAAAACAGAGGACGGAACAAAAATAATTGGTTTAGGTTTTGGATATGAAGATAAAGTTGTAAAATTAACAGGAGTAACGAAAAACGGAAAACCACCAAGTTTTCAAAATCCACTGAAACTAACAAAAAGACCACAAGTATTATCAAGATAGTATTAATCCCCACCCATAAAGTGGGGTTTTTTGTTTAAGTGGTTGAATCGGATATATGGTCTAATTCCTTTTGATTATGTTATAAAATGATTAAAATAAGATATGATTTATCCTATCGCATAGATTAATTACCGCCTGTATACTATGGTTATTTTTTCGTTTTAATCAACTATAATTATTATAAACAAATTATTATGAAAAAAACATTATTTGCCGCTTTACTGATGATTACATCTATCGCAGCGTTCTCACAAGAAAAACCAGTATTACATAATCAGTTTTCTGATTATGTTCAATTTAGAAAAGACCACCAAAGACCTGAATTCAATCGTCATCACAGACCTGAGTTTGAACCCCAACATTTTCCAATGCAACCAAAACCTTTGAGCGTAACGGTTAAAGGTGATAAAGTTATTGTTGTCTTCAAGAAAGAAGATTTCCAAAGGTTAAGACCAATGGTTAGAGACAGAGTTATGTGGAGAGAAATACCACGTGGTAGAGCACATCAAATGTTTATTGAAAAAATGGAACATTAAAATATTAACCCCACTCACAAGGTGGGGTTTTTCATTATATTTATTAATATGAAATATGAAATAAGCCAAGACAAGTTGAATAAATTGGGAGCAAATGTTTTGGATGACATTTATGGACCATTACACACCGAAAAAGACGGTAATCGTTATTTTGATGATAATGGTAAGGGAAGAATTCATGTAAGAAAAAACATACCTTATATTCTCTTTAAAGACTATCAGAAAATGTCATCGGCAATTGAGGTGAACACTGGTGTTTGGGCACAAATTATTCAGTATTGGTTAAAGGATAGATACGGTAGAAATTTATTTGATGAATTTGCTTGGTTAAGTTATGATATCTAAAAAATAAACTATTTATAATAAACTTTACAATTATGACAGACGAAGAATTATTGGTGATACAAGATGCACAAGTCGCAGCTAACTTAGAGTTACTTGCAATTCAAGACGCACAAGTTGCGGCTAACTTAGAGTTACTAGCAATTCAAGATGCAAATGTTGCCGCGGACGCTTTACTTGCGGCACAACAAGCAGGATTGTAGTATACCAATCAAAAAAAATTGAACCCTCCCATCGTGGAGGGTTTTTTTATTTCCAAAACTTTTTTTATATTTGCGTAGTATGAATATATTGAATTTTTTAAGTAGGCTCACTGGAAGACCACCGTTATTACCTAACGGGTATCCTGATATGGCGGCCGAACACAGAGATATTGACTACGAACAGATTGCAAGACGTTGGAATCAAGGTCAACAATTTTTACCTCCTCCACCACCAATACCTCAAACACCTACTGAGGAACCAGCGCCACCGATGGTTGCTGATATAGTTAATAAAATTAAAAAGAAACAACCGAGGGATTTTCCTACAACAACATCATCATTAATTCAGGAAAGGGTGTTTGTTACATGTATAACTGATATTACATCAACCCTCACTGCACCGAAAGACCCATTGGTTTTGGACCACCTTCCACTCAAACATTTTTTAGTGAAAAAGTATCCTTGGATATTGGATGTAACTGAAGTTAGAATAAAACCATTAGGTGGGGCAATTAATGGCGGTGTGACTGATTACAAGGTTTCAGGTACAATATACTATGGTCCATTAGAAATTCACATTACGGTTTCACCAACACATCACAGTGAATTAATGAATCCTAAAATTGAGAAAAAGGTTAGGGAAAAACTATATGTTGACCTAATATCTTTAATAACCTGTATGTATGAGAACAACAATAAAGATAAACCTATTATTATATTTTCACCATCACATTCTGAAACAATATTAGAATATGTCAAGTAGTAGAAATTGGTCTCATAATTCATTTGAAGATACTATGGAAAAGTTTGTCCCTCTTATCAAATTTTGGTGGATGGAGTATATGAAAGTTATTCCTGTAAATTACAGCGAATGGTCTGATACGCTTTATGTGATTGTTGAGTTTGAATTAAATCAAGAAGGTTTGGAAATGGCTCGTGGTTGGAATTATACAGAACAGGTAGAAATAACATCGTTAATGAGTAATCATTTAAGAAGATATTTTAACGGATTTTTGAATACAAATATTGGAATTAAAGAATTTAGACGACCAGCTAATTATAGTATGAGTTAGTATTTATTTGTAATGACTATTTTAATCTCAGAAGACCAATACGAAAAATTAATTAAGGCGTCTCTCAAACGCCATGCTAAAGATACAGAAACTAATGTTAAAGGAGGGATGTTCAACGTTAATGGACACCTTGTAAAATATAGTGTTGTAAATCGTAAGGGGGAATCAATTTACGTTAATTATAATTACGATGAACAAAAACGTATGGTCTATATTATGACCGACGAAAACTTCATCAAACTTAGTAAGAAAGAACAGGAAGATGCTATTGAATTCAGAATCAAGAAAGACATACAAAAAAAATCAAAATTAGACTTTATAACCGAATCAGACTCCATGAATTGGTTGAAGAGAAGAGCTAACAAAGAGTCTATGAAAAAATATATCACGAATGCAGAAATAAATTTTCCAACATTATGTGATGATTTTAATGATGAGTTTGAATTTGCCGATAATATCATAAATTACGCGGTGGATGAATTTATGACAATTGATGAAGATATTTTTTTAGATGATAAATTTGACGAGGTAAATGAAATAATTACTGGTATGTGTGAAGAATGGTTTAGTGAATATCTTTTTGATATTTATAGAACAACTTGTTCGGAGGAAAATGGATATTAAATGAAAGACTTAATTAAAAAAATATTGAGGGAGGGAATGCAGATTGGTGATGATGCCCCTGATTGGGTTAAAGAATTTCACACGCTACCGAGAGAAGGAAGAATTGCTTTAATTAAAAAAAATAAAAAACAAATTGAAAAACTATTACCAAGAATTGTTGAATTTTTTGAGAAAAAACTTGGAGACAACCTTGTACAACTCAAAGTAACTAATGAAGAAGGAACTAGAGGAAGATACTACGGAAATGAAAGTTACTCAACGAATGCAATTCTTTTACAGTTTTTTTTCCATAACCGCACTCCAAATGTAACAACACTAAAAAAAGAAATAATTAATGACCTTAAATCATTTTTTAATATACACTGGGACTATTATGGTATGCCATTAGATTTGGATTTCTATAAAGCGGTTTATGAAAAATTTTAATATGAAATACGTTATAACAGAAAGACAACATAGAATTTTAGAAAAAACTATAAATGAACAATTTGATAGTGAAAGACTATATTCAAAAAAAGAAATCTTAAGATTACTTAAAGGTGCCCCAAGAGAGTTAAAACAAATTGCAAAAAACCTTCCAAACATACCTTGTGAAAATGACAATGGTGAAAGAACGATTTGCACAAAAATACCAGAAACTATTCACGTTTATTTGACAGGTAGATATTAATTTATTATCATTTTAAAAAACTATAAAATGAGTAAAGTTAAAATTTCTACACAAAAAGGTGATATGATTATTGAGACATATGATAATCAAACACCAAAGACGGTTGCAAATTTCCTTAAATTAATTAATGACAAATTCTACGATGGTTTAAGTTTTCATAGAGTTATTCCAGGTTTCGTAGTTCAAGGAGGTTGTCCAAATGGTCTTGGTAACGGTGGACCAGGTTATACAATTGAATGTGAAACATCTGCACCAAACCAATTCCACGATAAAGGAGTATTGTCAATGGCACACGCAGGACCAAATACAGGAGGTTCTCAATTCTTTATCTGTCATGGTAGACAAAACACACAACACTTAGACGGTAAACACACATGTTTTGGTAGAGTTGTTGAAGGTCTTGATGTAATTGATAAAATTATACAAGGAGATAGAATGACTTCTGTTGAAGTTTTGCCTGATTAAAATTAAGACCCCTCACTAAATGAGGGGTTTTGTATATTTATTATTATGGGTAAAAAATTTAAAGTTAGACTTACTGAGCAAGAATTTGGTGAATTATTAGCCAAATCTTTAATAGATAAAATTTTAGGCGGAGGACTTAATAAAGATGAGATAAAGAAAATGCTTTCAAGTGAAGTACCAAGCAAAAGTAATACAACTGGAGGCACAGGTGCTGGCGAATTCAAAGAAGTAGATTTAAATAGTTCTGAAGGATACAACGCATATAAACAAATTGCTGATAAATTTATTCAAAATAGGTCATCTAATCTTTTAGGTATTACTGGTGATATGTTAGCAACTGCCGCCAAAAATACTTTTAATAAGTATAAAAAATATGTTCCCGTTGAATTATCTCTTGCCCAATTAGCAGCTGAAGGAGGATTTTCAAGTAATCCAAATGCAAGACCAATCAAAACAAAGAATCCATATAATGTTGGAAACACAGATAATGGAAAAAACATAACCCACCCATCAGTTCAAGACGGTATTCAAACGTATTATGATTTAATTGCAAGAAGATATCTTGCGGGCAACAAAACAGCATCAGATTTAGTTAAAAATTTCGTAAATGCTGATAATCAAAGATATGCGGGAAGTGGTTACGAAGATTTAGTTAGAAAAATTGTTGGTCAAGCTAAAAATATGTCAGAACCGATATTTGCTTCACTAACTAAAAAAGGTTCCGATATTGCATAATTATGGATATTTCGTTTACTGAAAGAATTATCTTAGAGTATCTCAGTCATAGTCATGTACATACAGATTTCAAAGTAAAAGAAATCAAAAATGAAACCGTTTCTACTTACGATGGTCAATACCCTTCATTTGAAGTTATCTACGAAGGAAAACAACCTAAATACGCTATGTCAAGGTTGGAGCTTACAAAACAAATAGAAAAATATACAACCCTAAAATACAACAAAGATTATTGGATTGGTATAAGTTGGGAAGAATAGGTATTTATTATTAATGAAAATCATAATAACAGAAGGTCAGTACAATAGACTTAATAAAAGTAGTCAAAGTATTACAAATGCTATTATCAAATATATGAACGAATATATTGGTAAGGGCGAAAGAAAGATTACTAAGCAATCTCGTAATTATGGAAATTTTCGTGAGGATTGGTGTATTAATGGAAAAGAAACTATTTCAGCCTTTTATTATTTTGAAAAAGGTGAATTCCAAAAAGGGAGTTTGTTAATCTCAAAAAAAATAATAGAAAGCCTTTCTAATTTATTGAGTATAAGACGTTCCTATGTTATTCATGTAATTGAAGAATGGTATGATAATACTGTGGTTCCAAAATTTGAAGAAATTGTTGGTGAGTCAGGATTATCAATTAATGATGTAGATGTATTGGATAAAGAACATCCTTGTAGACAAGAACCTGTCAAGCCAAAGGGAATTACAGACGAAGAGATGATAGACTACATAGTCAATAATACTCTATATTATAAAGATGATGTTATCGGTAAAATAGAATCAGGAGAAAGAGACCTTGATGACTTTTACTTGGACATTGTTGATACAGTTAAACGTAAAGAACAATTAGGATTTTAATATGAAAATTATAATAACAGAACAACAGGCCAACGAATTATTAACGTCAAGGCTTGAAGACATGTTTAATGGTTATGAAACTAAATTTGAAGGAGACTTAAGAAACATTTATGTTAATGGTAAACTTATGGCTCAATTGGGTCCATCAAGTGGTATTGTTTCTTTAGATGCGTTTAATGAATTAAAAGACAATTTATTTTTTAACTCTGATAAAGATTTAAGAGATGATGTTGCTGATTGGGTCAGGAATAAATTTAAGTCCAAAAATAATATTGGAAAATATGGAATTTCATTTAAAAAATTACATGGGCAAGAAAGAGATTTACCAAAAAAACCAAAAAAACCTCATCACGCCACACGTCAAGATAAATTAGAACCAGGATTTAATCTTAATGCGTTTAAAGAAAGAACAGGTAACATTGAAACAAAACTTAAAAATAAAGAAGATTTAATTCGTGCAGCAAAAGCAAAAATGAATCCTGATAGTTTTCAGAATTGGTGGAAAAGAGATACGGACAAACATAATGAAAGAGAGAAAAAAGAAAAAGAAAAACAATTATCGGATATATCTAAAGCGGTTGCCAAATTAAAAACCGACAATAAGTAATGAAATATATAATCACAGAGTCAAAATTTGAGAATTTAGTTATTGAGTATCTTGATAAAATGTTTGACGTTACTGATATAAATTGGACAAATCCTTACGACATAATAGATGATGAAACAGGTGAAGAAGGCGATGATGAAAGTAGAATTTTATTTTATATTGGTGACTACAACGGAGGTGATGATAGATGTTTTATGTGGTATGGTTGCGAATATTTTGATAAAGGAAGTAAAGCAAGAGAACTTTGTCCAATAGTACAACTTGAGCATCCATATGATATTCAACTTAATGGATATTTTGACGATAAGTGGCACGAACCATTCAAAAAGTGGTTCACTAAAAACTTTAATTTACCTGTCAAAACTATAGAGTAATGGTTAAAGAATTTCAAGTAAAAGGATTGGAAAAGTTAATTAACTCAAGTGCAATCAAGGAAATTTATCCTATGGTTGACCATATTGATGTTCGTTATAATGGAGATTTATATGCACCGAGAGGGTGGGGAGGGATGGAGTTTGACATATTTTTGAATGACCCAACTATCACAAAAGAAAACATGTATGACAAAGAATTGGACCCTCATTATTTAGTGGACTATCATATAAAACAATATCTACCGTATTTCAACATTGATAAATCAATTTCAAGTTTTATTGTTTGGGATTTGGATGGTAATATTATCTATAGCTTTAAAAATTATTGAAAAAACATTCTAAGATACGTGGTTACATAATCTTCGGGACTATGTTAGGGTTTACAGTGTTCCTACTCTATGTTATTTATAGGATATACGTGGTTTTTTTTTCTTGGTGGATTTAAGTTATTTTAAAAAGTAACGTTTTGTTTTTTTATCGTACCCAACGGTTCCATTTTTATAAAGTTCAAATACAATTTGCTCGGCCTTTGCATGACAATTGTTGTGTTCCAAAATTGTACATATATCTAAATTATTAATATTATTATTTAGTTTATCTCCGTCAATATGATGAACAACCTCATTTTCCAATAATTTTCTGCCTATATTATTTTCAATAACGATAATGTGTTGTCTAACCCAATCTTGTTCAGGCCTGTATGGATGAGTTTTTCTAACATAAACTTCATAATATCCACCTTTTGGTTTTATTATTTTTCCAATCTCACCTTCATACTTTTTATTCCTTATTTTTCCTGCTATTTTACCACCTAAACTTTTTGAATCACATTCGTTACAAAAATGTTTAAAATTATTATTTCTTCTATTTGTTGCAATTTCGTGTATATTTCTGTTAAAGATATTATTACAATTATCGCATTTTAATTCAGCTACCTGCCTTTTTCTTTTATACTCAAATGACTTACCGATTGAACTTTTTTTTAAAAAAGTACCCTCAATTAATTTAATTTTATTTAACCACATATAAGATGTTTATTATAAATATCTTACAAAATAGTAAAACCCTAATGTAAAAAAAATAAAACCATAATGTTAAACTGCAAAGGAAGAACCGCAGCCACATTCGCGACTCGCATTAGGATTTCCCCACTGAAATCCTTTTCCATTTAATCCATCTGAGTAATCTAACTCAGTACCGTAAAGATATAATACAGATTTTCTATCAATGACAACTTTAAGTCCGCCATCAATTTCAACGGTTTCATCTGTAGATTCAATTGTATTGTCAAAGTCCATAACATAGGATAATCCACTACATCCTCCTCCTTTTACGCCAACGCGTAAGTGGTGAGAGTCTGGTGTTATGTTAGACTCCATCATTAAACTTATAACGTGTTGTAATGCCTTTTCTGAAACCGTAATCATTAGTTATATGTTAAACCAAAAAATTTATAATTTTTATGAACTGAGATTTCATCACCTGCTTTTATTGCTAAATCCTCATCTTCGTAAATTGCGTTAACGGGACATTCAGGTTCACACGCACCACAATTGATACAAACATCAGGATTGATATACATTTGACCACCTGGGAACGATGCTCTACCATCTCTTTCAATTTCGCCACCAGAACCTTCAATATCAATAGGTCCGTGAATACAATCTACAGGACATACACTTGCACAAGCGGTGTCCATACAATCAACACAACTCTTTCCAATAATATAACTCATACTTTATTTTTTTGTTTTTATACGTGTGAAGCATCAAAGATTAATTCTTCTAATCCTTGTTTCTTTCTATAATCATTTATTGCGGATTTAATGGCATCCTCCGCTAAAACACTACAATGGATTTTAACGGGTGGTAGGTTTAATTCTTCTACCAATTCCATATTGTCCATTTTAATTGCTTCGTCTAACGTCATACCTTTCAACCACTCCGTTGCTAACGAAGATGCGGCAATCGCGCTTCCACAACCAAATGTTTTGAATTTTGCGTCGGTTATAATATTGTCGTTTACTTCAATTTGAAGTCTCATCACATCGCCACATTCTGGTGCTCCAACTAATCCTGTGCCAACGTTTGATTTTGATTTATCTAATGTCCCAACATTTTTTGGGTTTGAGTAATGGTCAATGACCTTATCTGAATATGCCATATTTTAAAAATTAAATCCTAATCCTAAATATAAATCCTTTCTAAAGGGGTCATAATCTGCGGATAATGACCATGATTTATAATCATGAGTTAAACCAACACTCATTGTAGCAAAATCATCAGCAAAGTTCTTGAAAGAATATCTTCCATTGTTTGATAAAATGTAGGTACCATCAAAATATTGGTATTTTTCGTTTTCGTATCCAAAACCAAATGAAATGTTAGCTCCAAAGTTTTTAAATTCTTTACCAAGACCTAAATACATAGACCACTCGTCTCTGATGTCATTTAATTTGTAATTTTGAGAAGGGTTATTTAATAACCAAGGTCTAACAACATCCATGGTTATGTTTGTATAGAAAGTTGATTGGTCGGCATATACTGTTTTGTTGAAAGATGCTTTAAAATAAACATCTCGACCCACGGTAAACCATCCACCAATTTTATTTTTGTTTGAAAGGTTTAAACCAACTCTAATTTTATTTTGTTTACTGTATATAGTGTCTTGAGTGTTGTCAAGTTTATAATAAACTCTTGCAGGTGCTCTATAACCAAATCTGTCAAAATAATAGAAGTCATAATAACTTCTGTATTGAAAAGGCGCTCCCCATCTATTCCATCTATTATAATAAGGTGTGTTATAATTATAAGGATTTCTTGGACCAATATTATAATTTGGTGTTGTACCTAAATTATAATTTCGTGTATTATTTTCAGTTCTAATTTGAGTTTTTTGTTGATACTCATTTGGACGAGAAATTGGTGATGAAGTTTGAGGCTGGGATTGTGGTTGGGATTGTGGTTGAGTACCCCCACTTCTGATGACTTCTTTTTGTTGTCTTTCAGTTTGTCCTAATATTACCATTGGTAATAAAAGAAGAATTAATATTATTTTTTTCATAAGTGTTTATTTAACTATTTATAAATATAGTAAAAATAATGCGTAAGATAATATTAACAGAATCTCAGATTAAAAAATTAACAGAACAAGGCTTAAATTCTGTTGCAATGGACTTAGATATCTACACACAACCAACTCAAATAGATACAAATAATGGAAATTTGGATGTGGAAGAGACAATTGAAAATATAATTACAAAATTAGAAGAAGTTTTATCTATGTTTAAAACAGGGAAAAAAGTACACCCTGAATTAAAAAATAGATTTTTTGGTATTTTAGATAGTATTAATTCAAATTTTGAAAATATTAAATACGAAGACTAATTTACAATTAAAAATTATTACCTAAATTAAAAGAAAAAATCATGCAAAGATTAACAACAGAACAAAAAGCACAAGCCTATAATAGACTATTAAGTCAATTTCAAAGACTTCAAGAACAAGTCAGATTGATTCAGGCAGAAAATATTGAGGTTTCAGCTCAAGACCAAAAAAAGATTGACCAACTAAGAATGGAAATGAAAAGATTGGAAATGGAAACCAAAAAATTATATCTCTAAATTATTTAACCCCTTCTAATAGGGGTTTTTTTTGATATGAATGTGAAGAAAATTATAGAAAAGTTTCTAACAAAACATAAAATCAGTAAGCTTGATATAGTCTTATTGATAAGTACAATTACATTAATATGTCTACTATTTGGTGTAAAATTCTAATGAAAGTAAGAGGTTTATTTGTTAAAAGACCCTCAAGAAAATTAACTTGGACTCGTGAGGACTACGTCTTAGGAAAAAATTGGGCGAAGAGTCAACCTCATCCATTTATAAAAAACAAAACTCTTTGGGATTTATGTTATGACAAACAGGAGTCCACTTACACGATTGATAATTTAAATAAGTTTTTATTTAACGAAATTTAAATCCTGTAAGTTTTTCAATATCTTTTTTATCAACTAGATTGTTATGAATACCATCTGGTTTGGAGGTGTCGTTGTTAAACAAAAATGACATCCATTCTTTTGTTTTTACAAAATATATTACCTTCCAACATTGTGTCGGAACGGATACTTTTCCAATTTTTTTTGTAACTCCTATATTTCCACACCATACGTGAACTGAATCATCTTTCTTAGCCCACTCCCTTTCCATCGTCTCAACAGATTTCCAATCACCAGCATTTAAACTATGATATTGTGGTGACATGTTAGAAAAATAAAAACATTCATCTTGGATTGCAGAAGTTTGACATAAATTTTGAGCTGCTGGCATCATATGACCCCTATCGGTACCACTACCAACGTAATCTTTTGCTAAATCAGTTTCTAATGGTAATAATGGGTCTGGTTTGAAATTATCTTTTCTGGGCAATGGTTTTTCGCAATTTACCTTTGCTTTTGTAATCCACCACTCAACCATAACAGGGTAATATTTGGATTTTGAAAAGTGTGATGTATAATTTGTGTGTTTTAATACGACAACGTCTTGTGCTTGAGAGCTTATGCCTATTAGTATAATACTAAAAAGTATAAAAAGGTTCTTGGTAATTTTTTTCATATATTTTTTTAAATAAATAGATTATACTTGTAAAGTATGAACATATCTCATAAGCATAAAACTATTTGGTGGGCACCCGAAAGGGCTGGAACAAAAATTACACGTAAAATCTTCTCAAATTATGATTTTTTGGTGTTTGACCCAAAAATCGGAGATGAGGTTTCAATAGAAACAAGATATACTAGTCATTTGAATGAGATACCTGAAAAATATACTGATTATAAATTGATTGGTAGTGTAAGAAACCCATATGACCGAGTGTTTTCAATTTTTCTATTAACAAGGTATTCAGAAATTGTGGTTGAAAAAAATTCTCACAATGAAATTAGAAATAGTTTTAATAATTGGTTGTTGCATGCATTTAAAGGTGAAAAAACAATTGTTACTCTTGATGATAACTACTCTGCTAAGGACATAAACTACAATTTTTTCTCAAAATGGACTTTTAATGGAAAAAAACCCGATTTTTTAATAAAAATGGAGACTTTGTTGGAAGATTTAGAAAAATTGGACTTTATTCAGTCAGACCCAAATTGGGATTCCTCCAAAATAAGTGAAATTCTTGAAAATAATGTATATAGAACAAATAAACCCATAAGGTTTGATAATATGTATAACTTTCAAGGTGCTAAATTGATTTATTTCTATTTTAAATCTGTTTTTAACTTGGTACCTTATAATCCATTTTCATTTACAACTGAAAATTTATCAGAATCAGAAAAAATATCGTTTTTACATGATATTTTATAATAAAGACAAATTAAAACTTCACTATATTTATTAACATGGGAAAAAGATTTGAAATAACAGAATCAGATAAGCAACAAATACAAAAAATGTATTTAATTGAGCAATCTGAACAAAAAGATGACAAAAAGTTTTGTCATGGTGGAAATGTTAGGTCTTTAGAAGAAATCATGGGAGATGATGAAACTGAAGATTACATTGATGGAGTTCAATTGAGAAAAAATGGTGTTAACGGGTTAGTTGACAGACTTGAACTTTTAAAAACATCAAGACTACATCCAAAAATTTCTGATGGTGGTGAACATTTGGCTTATGGTCTTATGAACATGTTGAAAAATCACAAACCATATCATTATTTTGATGAAACTAAAAAAGAATGTGGAACTGCAATGGATAAAATCATTGAGTTGTATAAAGAAAACGAACACGGAGAAGAATTGGTTAAAGATATAGAAAAAGTTTATGGTATGCAACATGTTGCTCCAAGAGCAAAAGAATTTTTAAAACATTCTCTCGGAATGATTAAAGGTCAATAATTTGAATTTTTAAAATTGATTCACTATACTTAAAGTCCCACATTGGGACTTTTTTATTTATGTCAACTCAATCACATATAGACAAGGTTAATCTTCAACCAATGAAGATGGAATATCCTGCACATGTTGGCGCCCCAAAGATTGAACCACAAGATTTAACGGCCTTTAAAAATCACGGTCTAAACAAAGTGGACCGAGTAATGAAGAAAAGATACGATGAGCTCGTTAAAGAGGTAGAAACCCTTCAAAATTCCATGATGATAAATCAACAGGTCTACGAGTCAAACTACAAATTTGAACCAAAAATTGGGGAAGTATATCACTTATACGAGGATTTTAATGGTGGTAAGACATTGTCTATCATTGGACCCACGGAATGGAATAAAAAACACTTATACTCGGTAGTCTTTAATTCAGATATGACATGGACAAAATTGCCAGAATAAAACGACTTGTTGAGTCTTCGTTGGACACCTCCTTCGGAGGGGAAATATCTATTGTGAGTATTCAGATACTTCCTACGCAAAAATATGACGAAGGGACAAAAGAATGGGTTCCTGATTCTCACTCCATTTTTTTAAACCTCAAAGACAAACGGAATTCAGAAAATAACCCTAATTATTATCACTTCGTTTCAGACCATCCATCGTACAAAGTTTCTAATCTATTGGAAAGCTTATTGGGTTTTGAGTGTTGTGTGGATTTTGTGTAAATTCCTAGAACTAGTATTACTAGTTTTTTTACTTTTACTCTTTTTTTAATATTATATTATTATTCTATAAGAATAATAATTATTGCCCTTCCGACCAAACGACAAATTTTTATAAATAAAGTTATATTTATCACTTAAAGATTATTATGCAACAAGAATCAATTTGGACAGTCTTAATAACAGTGGTTGGTGTTTTAGGTTCGGCAAGTGCGTGGAGATTTTACGAAAAAAGGTCCATGAGAAAAGAAAGAGATGAAGAATTTATTCGTCACGATTGTAAAGATAGAATTTCTAAATTAGAAATTTTATTGGAAAATTCATCTAAAGAAAAAGATGAAATGAGGTCAACAATATTAAAATTAACAGAACAAGTTGCGGCACTTGCGGTCAAAGTTGAATATCTACAAAAGGAAAATGCTGAATTATACAAAACTATGAATAAGGGGTAATATGAAAAAAATAATTAAATTAACGGAGTCCGATTTAGAAAAAATTGTTAATAAAATAATAATTGAGCAAGGAAATATGTATGGAACTGCTGGAGTTGGGATGACAAGTCCATTTATGGATTGGAAAAGTTATAGTGATAGTCGTAAACAACCAGTAAACAAAAACATAAATCCTAAAGGGTTAAAATTAGGTGATGGGGGTAATAAAAACCCTCAAAAAATTGAAGATGTAAAAAAACTACAACAAAAATTGATGGACCTTGGATATTTGGTGACAAATACAATGATTCCTTCAGGATATTTCGGAAGTTTGACTAATAATGCATTGAAAGCGTTTTATTCGGGGGCAGAGCCCACAAACAAGAAAAAACAAACATCAGGTAAAGAAGTTGTTGGAACACAATCTAAAAAAACAACAGGTAAAGTTGATACGAATAAAAAAATAACGGATTTCAAAGACTTAAAAGTTTCAAATCAAGTCAAAGCTCAGTTAAATTATATGAAATCCAATAATCTTCTAAATGCAGAGAAATTCACAATTTTGGATGATAAAAATTCACAAGTACACGCATTCTTACCAGGGTACAAACTATCCCGTACTTATTATGTTATTACTGGTAAAAATAAAGGGGACCAATTAAAAACTCAAACAATGACTGATTGGGCGATGAAAAATTGGACTGACGTAGGGGCAAAGTTTTTTAGTTCAATTTTTAATCAAACTAAGAACTTAGCTACAACAGGTAACGCTAAAAATCCTTTAAATGATGTTGCTAATTATATTGACGGTTGTTATTTTAATCAAAAAGAATGGAATTTAAAAAATACCCCATCTGGCGTGTTTAAAAGGGCTGGTAATATTAAAAACTTTATGAACGATTTATTAGCCACTACATTTGTTGAGGAAGATTACGGTGCTAGATTTGTTACGTGGGAAACATGTGATGGTACTACAATACCTTTTGGATTTCATGGTACCAAATCAGAGGGAAGAATAAAAAATCTTCCTGGAGGAGAAAATTTCTCAAAAAAACAATGTACTAAAAGAAAAATGAGTTTTGGGTGTATAAACTTTGGTGATGCCGATGTTAAAGAAATAAGTTCATTTATTACAGAAGGACAATTGAGTATTTGGTTACCTGATGCATCAGATAACATTGTTGAAATTCCGAGTACTTGTGTGTCAGGGTCAGGTCCACAAAAATCTATTATGTCTTATGACTATATGACACAAAAGTATGGGAAAGGATTTAAGTAAAAAAATTATTTATTATATCTTTTCTTATATCCTCTTGTGTCAATGTGTATCATGTGCCTTGTAAAATATCCTTTGGTTGTATAAGTACCTAAAGCACCAACCAAATCAGGGTCAGTTGATTCAACATATTTATTTGCCGACTCAAAAATTTTAATATCTTTTGAATTAAAAATTCCATCACCGTTTAAGTCAATAACATAAATGTCAATTGCTTCTCCTATAATATGATAAGAATCTTTGGCAGAATTAGATAATAAACTATTATACCATGAATGTCTTTTACCACTAATTATGAACCAATTGTTATTATAACCCCTTTTAGAAATTTCATTTTCAATCAATTTTAATTTATAATTTACTTGAGAATTCCCTGGTAAAAAGAATAAAATCTTAATTAAAATAAAAATAACAACGGTAATTAATACTTTTGTAATGGTTTTCATATCTGTAATTTTTACAAAGATAGGGAAATATTTTGATTAAACATCAAACCTTACATAAGTTTTTACTGAACATTCAGGAAAAAAATAGACCATAGCATCTTGAATCAATACATCGGCAAGAGCCCTATCCATATGTTCTTCAGTAATTAAGTCACCAAGAACAATGACGGCTTCCATGAAAATACTTTGTTGTGTTACTGAGAAATTCAGATTGTGGATTTTGATACGAGAACCTTTACCATACATTTCTTGTACTGATTTACCTTGATAATCATTAATGTACAATTCAATTAGGCGATAGAGTCTTCGTTTCTTATCTGACATGATAAAAATATAGCAAATTAGTTTAGATATTGAAGGTTATCGTCCTTGTCCTCTATATGCTTTTAATTTTGGAGAATGTTTGTTGTGAGATTTTTTAGCCGAGCCTGTTTTTCTTTTACCGAAACTTAATTTTGTTGATTCCCCTGACGATTTTCCTTTTGCCATAAATTAGATTTTGTTGATAAATACACTTATATTTATGAATATGATGATTACTGAAGAAGAAAAAAAAGAATTATTATCTAAATATTCTGGTGACACTTCAGATGAGCTATTAACTCATCTGAAAAGACATTTTCCTGTTACAGAAATTAAGTATGATTGGATGACCGAACCTGTACAATTTATTCAAGTTGATGACAAATCAAGATTGATAAAAAACAATAAAAAATACTTGGTTGGTTTTATCTATAATCTTCTTGAAAATAGTTGGATTTCACTTGGTGAAAAAAAAATTCGTAGAACAATTAAAAAATATTTGGACGGAATAAAATAGTTTCTTATCTTTGAATTCTGATTCTAAAATACTCAAAAGCCAAGGGTGGAAATGTGAAATAAAATTTTCACCCTTACTTAAAAAAAGTTTGACGGAATCAAAAAAAGTTCTTAACTTTGTATAGAAATCGGGAGGACAGTAAAAATGTACCTGAAGTGATGAACCAAATGGTTTGAAATCCCGATGATAGTTCTTTAAATATGGTTGTGGTAGCTCAGTTGTTAGGGTGACTTAACATAGGTAGAGCATCTGTGTGAAAGCAGTGTGCCAGTGGTTCGACTCCACTCCCAACCACGAAAGTCCTCCGATATAAAGACGTTTTATTTTCGGAATTTTCATTAATAAAATTTGATAAGTTGTAAAATTTATCTTATCTTTATAAAAAAATGGACAGCGGAATGTTTTTCAGTGGTGGTTCCCCATACTCACCTAGAACAATTTTCTTCTCCGCGTTACAAATTAGAAAAATGTTAAATAAAACACGGGAGGTTGAACGGACTGTTCTCCTTGTCTGACCTTAACCAGACTAAAACAACAGGTCTTTTTGGTTGTTTTGGATTAGAACTAAAACAGAAGTTGTCCGACTTCACGGGTGTTGATGATTTACCCTTCCAAAAACAATAATCATACATTTTTGTCCTGACGGGGACATTCGGGGGAGACGCGACGGTGTCTCCCTTTTTTTTGTGCCATTTAACTATTTATAAGAAAAAAGAAAATGGCAACAACACCTTTAGCATATAACCCAAGTGCGTCACCAATTGCGGGAACAACACAAGTAGGAAGTTTAGCGGTCGGAACAACTGACCAAGATTATAGTATAGAGCCAGGGGGAGTTACTTGGTGGATGGGACCCGAAGAATCAGATGGGTATGTTATTGCCGTTCCTGTTTCAGGAAATAC